CTCCTATGCCCGCCCCACCAATGGATCCCGCTATGGCTGGGGGTATGCCTCCACCAATGGATCCCGCTATGGCTGGGGGTATGCCTCCACCAATGGATCCCGCTATGGCTGGGGGTATGCCTCCACCAATGGATCCCGCTATGGCTGGGGGTATGCCTCCACCAATGGATATCGTTGGAGAAATCTCCAATATCAAAGCAATGCTGCAACAAGTCATGGACGCTCAGGTAGCCATGATGCAGGCAATGGCTCCTGCTGGAATGCCTGCTCCTGCGCCTATGCCTCCAATGGATCCTGCCATGATGGATCCCGCCGCAATGGGTTTGCCTGCAGCTCCTCCGCCAGGTATGGTTGCTCAGGCATCTGATGAGTCGGAAGACTTTACTGTTTTGATGCGATCAATAACGGATCTACTGCGCTGATGAGAGCACGTACTCAAAAACGAAACGTTCTGATTCCGGCCAAGTATGAAAAAGAACTGGCTTCGATTTTGATTTACGACGACCAAGACAGAGTAGTGTTTGCTGTTACCGAGACTGCAGCCGGCACCTATAAATTTACGCATTTAGGTTTGCCGGATTTTGCCAAGGAAGTACAGCAGATTACAGGAATGACTCCGGAGCAGGTAGCTCTGCACAAAATGGACTTACGTGATGGATCCCCTGCTTAAACAATTTCTAATAAAGCAAGCCTACACTCCGCCTGCCTTTCAAGGCAGTCTTATGCCTCCTAATGTATCTCCTACTGATACTCAGGCTTGGGGCTCTGCTCTATCCAAGGATCTGCAGGCCTATGGCCATTTAAGACCAGGATCTGCGGAATACAATCAAGCAATTAAAACCCGGGGATTCAGTCCTGAGTACATGCAAGGACTTAGCTCCTTGGGGCAAAGAGCACTGCAGATGTCTCAGGATCCTGCAGCAGTTAGAGGATTTGCTTCTGGTAACTTCAGCCCATACGCAGGTCAATTGCTGCAAGGTATAGATCCAGTCCAAGCAGTAGGCGGATACACCAATGCTGCAAGACTTGGAGCGGGACCAACTCTCCAGGGAGTAGCGGCAGGTGCAACTAGACTAAATGCCAATCCTTTTGCCACTACGGCTAGCGGGCAATGGGATCCATTTGGATTGCGATCTGGAGCACAGCTAGGAACAGTAGTAGGGCAAAGCGCTGCAAATCAGCAGTTTAGCCAGATGCCACAAGCTATCATGGGTAGCTTGGATAGAAACTCTCCGTTGGTTAGATCTTTAATGGCAAATGCTGCCACTACGCATATGTCCAATAAGATCGATGACTGGACTTCCGGCATGGGTAGCTTCGGTAGACAGTTGCGAGGACTTGGACAATTCTTATTAGGTATGGGCTCCAGAATGCCTGGCTACGAGTTTATTGCCAATAAAGCCATAGACTGGTTTGGCCCTGATATGTCCGGAGTGTTTGGCAAGCAGAGTTCTTTGGCTCTTGCTGCGCCATACTCTCATTACAAGGTAATCAAGACTCAGTGTGGCAGCGAGGTACTCACGCCATGGAACCATCGATAACCACAGTAGGTCAACTGCTCATCAATTCATCGCTTCCCGAGGAACACCGAGACCACGCTCGAGTCTGGGACAAGTCCTCTATGCGCAAGTTCCTTACTCAGATGGCTACTTCAATGAAGCCAGATGACTACAAGGACATGGTGCAGAAGCTGACTCTAATTGGTCTAAAGAGCGCAAGACAGTCGCCTCTATCCAGCTTTACCTTGGAAAGCCTCAAGCCTACCAAGGCCAAGAGCAAGATCACCGACGCTCTTAAAAAGGACGTTCGAACCATATTACGCACCGTAAAGGATCCCGAGCAGAGAGACGCCGCGATTGTAGATGCGACCTTGAAGTACCAGGACAACCTGGTTGACTCGGTGTACGACGAGGCCTTGAAGTCCGAGAATCCCTTTGCCATGCAGGTTTACGCAGGCGCCCGTGGAAACAAGAATCAGTTGTCTTCCATGATTGGCACCGACTTGATGTATAGCGACAACAAGGGTCGCCCGGTTCCAATCCCAGTCGTCAATTCTTACTCCGAGGGCGTAGATCCGGTCGAGTACTGGGCTGGCTCCTACGGTGCTCGCTCAGGCGCCATCGATGTAAAACTGGCAGTAGGTGACGCAGGCTACTTTGCCAAGCGTCTTACAGGCGCAGCTCACCGCTTGGTAGTCACAGACGAGGATATCGAGGATGGCCAGGGTCTGATGGTTGATACGGATGACCCAGACAACATGGGCTCCATATTGGCTAGAGACGAAGGAGAGTTCAAGAAGGGTACATACTTGGACTCCAGCATTCTTAAGTCTTTGTCCCAAGCAGGTAAAAAGAGACTTATGATCTATTCTCCCATTGCCGCTGTCAGCGCAATGAACGGATTGCCTCGCTGGGCGGCAGGCGTCAGAGAGCACGGTAAGTTGGCCGAGACCGGCATGAATGTCGGCATCACTGCCGCTCAGGCAATTGCTGAACCTGTAAGCCAAGGCATGCTTAACTCAAAGCACGGTGGCGGTGTTGCAAAGGGCAAAGCTAAGCGCAGTGTTACCGGATTTAACTATTTAAACCAATTAGTAGAAGTTCCAAAAACCTTTACTGACGGCGCTCCTGTCACGACTGCAGATGGCATTGTAGGTAAGATCGAACCTGCTCCACAGGGCGGTAATTACGTTCACGTAAATAATGAAAAATACTATGTGCCTACAGATCAAGCCGTAACCGTCAAGCCAGGCCAGTCCATTGAAGCCGGAGATGCACTCTCAGACGGCATAGTCAATCCTAAAGATTTGGCAGAATTAAAAGGCATTGGCGAGGCTAGACGCCGTTTTGTCCAGCAGTTCAAGTCTGCCCTACAAGAGAACGGCCTGCCAGCACATCGTAGAAACGTAGAAGTCGTGGCTCGTGGGCTTATCAATCAGGTGGAAATTACAGAGCCGGACGTAGTTCCTGGCACGTATCCTGAAGATTTGGTCAGCTACGACTATCTTGCATCTCGCTACGAACCCAGACAGGGATTCGTATCTGGGGAGCCAGGCAAGTATCTAAATCACTTTTTAGAGAAGCCAATTTTGCACTATTCGATTGGAACCCGTATAACTCCAAGTGTTGCTAAGGAGCTAAAAGAAAACGGATTCAATGAAGTGGTTGCGCATAAAAATCCTCCTCCATTTAAGCCAACCATGACGAGAGCCATGATGTCACTTATTGGAGATCGAGACTGGATGGTCCAGCTCGGAGGATTTAACCTTAAAAAGACATTCTTGGATAACGTGCAACGTGGATCCACATCTCAAATCCACGGCACATCTTGGATTCCCGCCTTGGCTACTGGAGAAATCTCAAAGGGCCCTAAAGGCACTTACTAGTTTTTTGTGCTATAATCTTTCTACCTAAAAGGAGCATTTATGATCAAACAAGCTTACGAACTCGCACAGGTTAAGAAGCCTCTTATTGCGGCGACTTTAATTCACTACAAGCAGGCAAACAAGGGAACCATGGATATGGAACCCATGATTGGTGGCGCTGAGCCCGGCATGATGGACAAGGCTATGGCTATGGGCAGCGATGCTCTTGAAGCTGGAAAGCGCTATGGTCCCGGTGTAGGTATCGGCGCAGGCGCAGGCGCTCTTGCCGGCCTTCCCGTTTCTTTGTTGGCCAATGCTGTTTTCGGTAAGGACAAGAGTCTTCGCGGCTATCTCCGCTCTGCTCTCATGGGTAGCCTCATCGGTGGTGGTCTTGGTGGCCTTGGCGCAGGTGGTCTACAGTACTACGGCGAATCTAGCCCAGAACGTGGCGCTAAGGTAGATGCCGGAATAGATTATCTTGGTGGCCTTTTCAATAAGGGTATTGGAGCCCTTGGCCTCGGCCAGGGCGTGCAGAACCTCCCGGGGTTTAATAGACCTGCTCCTGCTGGAGGTGAAGGGGCAATTTAAACTGCCCCTACTGTCGACAGTTTTAATAAAAACTAGTAGTAGATTGGGACTAGTCTAAATAAGGCCCTTTCAATTTACCAAAGGAAAATAATATGGCAGATAACAATCTTTTTTCAGATCTAGAAAACTATCGTAAACTCTCCGTTGCTACGCACATCTTCAAGAACACCTCTGGAGGCTCAAGATTCTTTGCATACGTTGGCCCCAACGGCAAGGAACTTGCGAACAACGCTGTAGAGTGCATCTCTGAGCGTGCTGCAGACTTTACCGGAGTTTTGGCTAAGCAGGCAATCCTGAGAGATATGGCAGATGCTAAGATCAAGTTTGGCACCAACCTTGATTTCTATCATCTCAGCCTGTCTTCAAATACCGCCAATACGTCTTTGACCATTCACAAGCCAGGCACTGTAGTGGCAGTATTTATGCGCACTACTGCTGGTCTTGGAGGAGACGAGACCTTGGTTCTCACTGCCGGTGGCACTAGCGTTGTTAATGCGACTGCTCCTATCTTTACTGCAGCCTCAGCCACTTCAGGAAAGGCTAAAGAGGCAGCACTACACGCTACTGCAGCTAACCTAGTTATTGCAGGCCAGACTGCAATCAGTGCTAACATCGGTAGCGGTGCCGCAGGAGACACTGCTGAGATTGTAATCGTTGTTGCCGAGCACAACGTTTAATAGCTAACTACTCTTACCTGGCGGGGGAAACCCCGTCAGGTAAATTCCTATTCGAGATAAACATGCCTAGAAAGAATCTCATTAAACTTGCGGACGACGCATCATTCGAGCAGAATTTCTTTCAGCTGGCTTTTGCCTACATTCGGGACAAGATTCCCAATTTGCTCGACTACATGCTTGGCTTCGAGGTCGTAAACAAGAACGACGAAGGCACTCAGGCCATCGGCTTGTTCAAGTTTGACGTAGCTGGTCGTCAGTTGTTCGTTCCTGTCTTCTACAAGAACGGAGAGCTAAAGGGCGCTGAGCTGCTTTACAATCAGAATCAGGACAAGTTCGTACCCAACAAGGAAAACTGGGTTGACACTCTGCTCAACTCTCGTCCAGAGGAACTGGGAGAGCCTTCAGGCATGTCCCGTGGCGATGTCATGGTCGGCATGCAGTCAGGTTTGGATCTAAGCAAAATCTACAATCCAACCATTAACACCAAGCTCAGCATGGATAAGATGCAGAGCTTGGCCGTCAACTTTGACTGGACGTTTCCGTCGTTTTTAAAGCAGGCTGACTGCCGTCTGGCGGATATCTACACTCGTACGCTAATGCAGAATCCAAGACTGCACAAGCTTGCTTCTGAAGCCTATGGCGAGGAGTTGTATGAGGCTCTTAGCTCATGCAAGCAGGCTAAAGTCGAGCAGCTCGACAACGAGAAGGTGCCAGAGGTAGAGGTCATCGACGCCAATAGCCCTCAACCTGTATTTGAATCAATGACTGATTCGGAGAAGCAGGAGCTACTGGAGGAGGGCATCGTCCTTCGAGACAATAGAGGCGAAGGAAAGATTCCCTACAAGATTCAGCGCCCAATGAAGCTTAACGCTGTGGACGGCGCCTGCGTGTACGACCTGCTCATGAAGGGCGGAGCGTTTGCACGTGGCGTAATGATGCCGGAGCTTGGAGTAGACAACTTCAACAAGCACGTCTTCATTCCTACCGACAACGACAAAGTCACACCTTGCTGCGTAGAGTCTGTAAAGACCTTTGTTTCTTCTTTTGATGGCGGAACTGAAGCCTTCAAGAAGTTCTTGGACGGGCTGTCTTCGGCTGAGTCCGCCAAGACTACTGCTGATACTGTCGGAGTTTCCGATAAGCAAGTCTCCTACAATATCTTCGTAGAGGCAGATGGATCTCAAGCGTCTGCACCTTTCTGTCTAACGGATAAGGTTGAGTTCGACGGCGCCACCACTTACAAGATTCACTATGGCGGCTACCCCATGGAGAAGGTCGTCGTGTCTCCAGCGTATCGCCGTATGCGACTTATCGACAATACGCTGTATGTACCAAAGGCAGCGAAGGTACACTCGTTCAAGGCGAAGATGTACTCCTGCCCAAAGATCGATCTTGGAGACGCTCGAGATATCGACGCAAAGATCAAAGGTCTCTTTGATGAAATTAAGGTTGCCAAGGACAGAAGCGGATTTACCGCCACTTGCAATGGCAAGCTGCTGTTCAAGCAGGCCACTCGCCGGGACGCATATGTAACTTTGGTTGCCGGCGTAGGATTTGGCATTGATACGGCCAAGGACGCCTTGAAGAAGGCGGCTGCTCTAGAGGAGGCCAGCTATACCTTCCAGAAAAAGGCTCAAGGCCCGTTCTTTGATCCTGGCATGGTCTTCAATCCGAACACTCCCCCAGTCCCAATGGGCATGAATCCAACTTTGGGTGTGCCGGAACAGTATCCGCAAGCCGACACTATGAGTGCTATGAGTGGCGCCCCTGGAAACGTGCTCAATCAGAGAGTCCTAGACGGTATTAGCGGCATGAACCAGACTCAGCCGGCCTTGAATCAGCAGGCCGTCGACAACATCATGCAGGCTGCTCAGTCAGGCGAGCGCAATGTCTTTGACGTAGCCAATATCTCTGAGCTGATCAATAGAGCCGACATCGATACGCCATTGGATCAGTACATGGTCGATCTCAATCAGGCCTTGGACAGACTCGGTCGTATCTACTTCCTGATGCTTTTCCATGGCGATAAGTTCTCTGAGCGCTTTAGCCAGGAAGATATTCCCAGCATGGAAGAGTCGGTTCGTAATACCTTTAATCACTTAGGCGAGCTGATTCTTAAGCTCAAGGAACGTAAGATTCAGTCTGACTCTGGATCTGCAGTTGAAACAGACCTTAACCAATTGGTGTAATACTATGATCAAAATTGCAAACAATGTTCACACTATGCTGTTAAAGCAGGCCGCAAGACTAAAAGCAGAAGATGTTCCTTTCGGAGATCCTAACCACCCGGGGCACGTAGTAGCAGATTATCTTTATGGAGTTCCAGGCTTAATGCCTCTATACGGACACGCTCATGTTAGAAATAACATATCGCAAGTTCTAGCTGAGGCTGCAGGCATTCCGTCAGAGGACGTTAGTTGGACTGTAAAGTATCCAATGCTGAGCATGCTTGCTGGTACGTTAGGAGGAGCTTCAATCGGAGGTCCAGCCGGGTACGGCATTGGAGCAGGACTTGGCGATAAACACCTTGGCGCCATCATCGGCGCTGCAGGCGGAGCATTAGGAGGGGGATTATTAACTACCTTAGCTAGAAGAAAAGCCATTAAGGCAATTGCTGAGGAGTTTAATACGGCTAAGAAGCTAAAAAAGCTAGAGCCAGAAAATCTAGGCTATTTTGGTAGTGTAGCAAAAGCTCTCCACAGCCCTGTCCATCCAGCTCTCCGAGATGGCATAATTGAGCAGACTGCTGGATTTACTAAAAAGCCTGACTAAATAAGACGTAATGCGTAGAGCAAACGTATCTTTATCGAATCGCCAGCCGGCACCACGTAGACTTAAAAGTCCAGACTGGCGCTATAACTATGTAGTCAAACTACTAGACGAATGGCGTGAACCCCGCAAGGACGACGATAAGTACGTAAGAGAACTCTACGCACTGCTCAAGGTAATTCGCCAAGAGCCGGTCGACGTTGTCGAGGCGTACAAAGACGCTCATCCAGACATTGCTGACGCTCTCATGCTCTACGAGAATGGGCCTTCGTATCGCCTGGACGTCGACACCCGTGTACTAGCCAGCTACTCCTTTGAGGAAGTCGCAAAGGTAGTTGGGCACGAAGCACCTGTCGTCGAATACTACGTCAAATGCTTCTTTGACGTTTTGGACAACCTGACTAATTACGGTTACTTAAACCGTTGGGTCATAGAGCCAATCATGCGCTCTGCTCCGTTCAGCACAGAGGCTTTCTGGAAACGAGTAGCTATCTTTGGTGGTCGAGAGATGATCGAAGCCATTGAGAAGTGCTCTCAGCATCAGATGCAAAAGCTTTTTGAGACATTATTTGACAACTTGGTATTGTCCAAGGGTATCCAGGCTGCCAACGGCATTATGCCTAATGCTAGAAATGCCACCGAGCTTATTGGACTAGCCAAGGACAATATTAATGAGCGCAAGAAGATTGAGGCTATCTTCGGTGGAGTAAAGGAAGACGATACCTTTACATCTCAGATCGTCAGCGTAATGCTGAAATCTTTCACCTTTGGTCTTATGAATCACAATGCCTTGCCAGCAGATCCTATTAGATCGGGGCAGTATTCTGATCAGGACCTGGCAGCCCTACATCCCAATAATCCTCCTCGTTTTGTTGAAAATCAAAATCAGGGTAAAATAGAGCAACAATGAACGACTTAAAGCATATATCTTCGGATAACAGAGAGCGCCTGGTACAGCTGGTAAATAAGACTGCCGGCTATGTCAATGATGGCCTGGATCCGACTGACGCTCTTGTAAAAGCTGCATCGCAGGGAGACTACCCTAATGATTATATTCTGCGAGCAGCAGAAGCCTACAATGGTGCAGCGCACTTGGCTTACTTTAAGTCCGCCGGATTGGAGGAAAGAGGAAACTCTTTTCCACTAGCAGATGGCGAGGCAGCAGTTGCTAGAATTTTAAATTCTGCTTCAGTAGATAATAAGAAGGCAGCACAGGCTTCTTTTTCTTATCTATCAGAGTCTGCAAACTATTTTGAGCCTGCCCAGGACGATAGCTTTTTATTCGTTGAAAAGCAGGCTACAGCTCCGTCGTTTGATGTTTTGAGCAAGAGTGCTGCCTCTTTGGACAAGCAGGAAAAGCTTGCCATTGAAACTAATAGAAACAGATACAACCAGGCTTGTGAAAGCCTTGCCAAGAGCATCAGCCACTTCAAGGAAAAGACTGCTTCCGTAACTGCCTATCGCCGTACGCATTGGGCAAGAGAAATGCTTGAGCGTCATGGCAAGGAAGCAATGGATGTCATTAGCTTGGCTACTGGCATTACCGGAGCAGAATGCATTAAGCTTGCTGCCGATAAGATTGGTTATTTCTCTTTAGGTAATGAGGAACTGGATTCGCTGGACTCCATTGTCAAAGGCTTCAACCAGGTTCGGTTGCTCAATACCAAGCTTGCTGAGGCGGAACACGATGCTTACGTAAATCATTTAGAGCGCACTCAGCTTCTCAATGATATGTGTGGGATTAAGCGTCCCGTTAGAAAAGAAGCATCGCTGATTGATCTGACTGGGCACTTAGGAACAATCGCCGGGCAGTTAAATCCTGGCATCGACACTCCGAGCGAGTCTATTCAAAGAGGAATCCTGGATACGCTAGCCGATCCTGACTTCGTGGATCAGTCTTCTCGAATCGATAAAGCTCTAACTCTGCACAAACTCATGAAGACTGATCCCATCATTGGATCTCGTCGCCCAGAGGAAATCGAACAGGCTTTGTCTGAAATTAATTCTATTGCTCCTACCGCAACTCGTAGCGAGCCATTGCTTCGTTCCATGTTGCGCCGTAGACTAGAGGCTGGCGAGCAGATTGACGACTTCTCGTTGAATCAGATGCTGGCCATGGAAGACAAGATGCGTGAGCAGCACAAGGAATACTCCGTGGTTCCCAAGCTAACTGGACTTACCGATAGCGGAAAGGGCAAATAATGAACGTAGATCAGCTTACAGCTAAGTTTGCCCAGGCCTATACCAAGCGAGCAGAAGATCCTACTTTTACGAGTCAACAGCTCGCTCCTCTTGGCTCAGAAGATATTACCTCCGCTGTAAGAGGCGCTCAGAATGCTCCGGCATATTTGGGTAGAGCAACTCCTTCTGGCGGAGGACTACTCTCAGATGCTGGAACTCCATTTCAGGTGCAGAGTGGACCCACTGGAACCATGAGCGGAGCTCCTGAGCTTCTAGCTCGGCCAATTGAGACTCAGCAAAGCTATGGTGCGGGGGCCTTTTTAGATCCTACGAGCGCAGGATTCTATTCTCCGTTTTTAGACGTTCCTTTTGTAGGAGCCGATCAAAGCGGCTTTGGTACTGGGGCTACTTTACTTTCTGGTGCTGGAGCTTATGGGGCAACTAAGGGCTTTTTAAATAGAGCTTTACTTGATCCAAGAAGCTACTTTCCAAATGCCCCTAGAGCTCCAATGTACATGACTCCAGCGGCAGCAGATTTACAACTTAGTAGATCTTTAGGAGTCCGTACTGGAGCTGTTAATAAATTAGAGGGCGTTGAGGCTCCTCTTAGCGCAGTTGCAATGCGTCCAGTTTCAGGTGCAGGTCAACCAGTTTCAGTAGATACTCCAAATCCTACGGCATTACGTGCTGCTATGGCGTCTCAAGGTATGGTTGGTCCCGGTGTAAGTCCAAGTGCTGCAAACCTCTTAATAAGAGGTAGCAGCACACCTCCTGTTGATATAACCGCCACCCGGCCAGGATCAGGATCAGGAAAAGGAAAAGGTGCGCCTGTAACTACTACTGCTAGATTTAACCCGCAAACTCCTTTGCTTCGACCTGGATCTAGAATCCCTACTGCTGCAGGCGTAAGAGCCGCAGTAGCCCCAACCCTTTTTGGAGGAATGCCTACAGGGCCTAAAGGTTCAGGCTTCGGTAGAGCTCCAATGTATGCAGCTCTTGCAGGTATGACTATTCCGCAGCTGTTCAACTTATATAATTACGGATTTAACGCTCCAGAAGATCCTACCGGCGGTCCACTCTCTGGATTAGTACCTAGAGTTGGCTACAATCCGGCTGTATTAGGAGCTGAGCCAGGATTCTTCTCCGATACGCCAACGATATATGAAAATGTTGTTGGCCGAGACGTACCCGTTCAATAAGTAACTCCAATGTTTATCAAAGCTTTCAGCCCAGATCACTTTAACCTCGGTAGCGACGCTCCGTTCGAGATCCTTAGATTCTCATCTAAGGGTCTGGACTCTGGTCAGGAGAAGAGAGCAAATATGTTCTCTCGCCTGATCGAGGGCTATACTCCAGGGAGAGACAAGACGGCTGTTCACACTATTGCCATGACTGCTTCCGAGAAGTTCGGATTTAACAGAAACGGCGATGGCTGGAAACGAGCCAATCTTCAACGAGATCACCCCACTTTTATCAGCCATGCCAAGGTATTCCGGCACCATAAGAATACGCCTATGGATCCTAGCTACGGCGTTGTAAAGGCTGCCGTATACAACGAGGACATGGACAGAGTCGAGCTTCTTATGGAACTCGACAACTCCAAGTGTGCCGAAGAGCTATCTTTGTTAGAGCGCAACGGCAGCTATCCGGTCTCCATGGCTTGCAAAATCGCTCACGACGTATGCTCAATTTGCTCTAATAAGGCAAAGACTCCCCGAGAGTACTGCTGGCACGTCAAAGAAGCTTTGGGCAAGATTCTCGATGACGGCAAGGTAGTAGGAGTGGATAATCCCAGCTCTACCTTCTTCGATATCTCTAGAGTTATTCGTCCTGCCGATAGAGTTGCTTATACTTTAAAGAAAGCATCTACTGGAGTTGCAGGCGGTGCTGCTTTAGCTGAAGAGCTAGGCTATACTTTAAATGATATTCAAGGTATAGAGGCTACGCTTAATTGCAGCTTTAAGTCAGCAGAAGACAAGCGTAAAATTCTTGAAAAAATCTCCAAGATGGAGAAGCGCATCGACGGCGTTATGCGCCCAGTCGTACTAGATAATCAGGAAGACGTCGATACCGTTGTCAAGAAACTATCTAGCTATATCCCAACCCACCTAGACTCTGTAATGCGTGGATTGTCTGATAATGGGGTAATGCTGCGTCCAGCAGAATTTTACACATTAATGACGGGATCTAAGTTGAGTTCTAGTCAGGCTGCTAATTTTAATAAATCTGCTGTTGCAGACGCCTTACGAGAATTTAATGCGGACGACCTAGTTTCAAGCTCGCTGTATGAGCCTGCAACTATGAAGATTTCCGGCAAGATTGCAGAGCTGTGCTCCAGCATTAGCCCGTACAGATCCGTCACTACTCCGTTGATGGGTCGTATTGCCGGAACTCAAATTGGAAAGTCCAACCCAATTAAGCTATCCTCCGACATTGACACAAGTTGGGCAAAAGAGTATATTCGTTACCAGCTTGAGACCCTTAACTCCATCAAGTCCGCTGCCTCCGCTAGCGACCTAGATGATTTGATTTTTTGCGGATTTTGTCAGAACACTGTAGAATAAATACAAACGTAAAGGAACTACACCATTATGGCCACTAGCTTTGAACACCGCGCTTTAGTCGAACAGCTTCGCGCCCTTACTCAGAAGCGCGCTGAGAATCCAGGCGAGAGCATTCTAAACACGTCACACCCCAGCGGCAGCAACTCTGCAGCTGACGACCACACCTCTCCTGCAGTTGTTGGTCATCGCTACGCAGAAAACACCGCTGACAACAAGGCAATGTATCCTCTCGGAACCGACAGCGACACCAAGCTTGAAGCTGGTAGTCAGCAGAAGGATCCTGGACACAACAAGGGTGTAAAGGTTCGCCCATCTGGTGAAGCACCAGAGGTCGAGCGTAAGTACAACCTTAATGACAACAACGATCCCGGTTCTTCTCACCCCTCGGGTAAGAACGCCGCTGATGCATTTATTGCAGAGGCTCGCAGCCTTGCTGCAGAACTTCGCAATATCGTTAAGGCTTCTCAGAAGGCGGACTCTTACGTCACCGGTAACGTAGACCAAGAAGCAACAGATAACAGCAAGAAGGATGCTAAGGGCACCGCTGCTTATCCAGTAAACGCTGATAACGATGGCAACATCCCTCTCACCAAGGAGCAGGGCAAGGACGCTGCAGCTAAGTTGGCTGCAATTCGCGAGATGGCCATCCGTGACATGTTGTCCATGCGCGAGGACATGAAGACTGCAGCCGCTCGTGATGCTGAGTCTTTTGTTCAGTCTGTTACCGCTGTCATGGACAAGTTTGCAGCTCCTCACGTTCTTCCAGTAATTCAGGCCGAGAAGCAAGCCGCAGCCGCAGCTCAGATTCACGGCATGGCTGAGAAGATCGCAGCTTACGACATTCTTGCTGAGATCGACGGCACTCCTAAGTTTGCAGAAGTTATGGCCGGCGCTCAGGCTGATGCCAAGCCTGCCGAAAAGTCTGAGAAGAAGAAGCCAGATGCCGACGGCGATGGCGTTCCAGACTGGGCAGACAAGAAGCCAGGCGATGACGCTGAGGAGAAGATGTCTCAGCTCAAGAAGCTAAAGAAGGCTGCTGCTGCACTCGAAGCCGAGATTAAAGCAGAGAAGGAGGGCTCTTCCCGCAAGGGCCGCACCTTTCGTAAGCTCGCAGAAGACGAAATGATGGAAGAGGAAGAGGAAGGCGAGGAGGAGTCTCCCGAATCAGAAGAGGAAATTTCTTCTGACGAAGAGGCTGCTGCCGAGCAAGCACTTATGGACATGGCTGCAATGCCAGCAGGCGGTGGCGCTCCAGACGAGATGGCCGCCATGATGGATCCTGCCATGATGGGTGCTGAGGGCCAAGAGCCTCCAATGACTCCTGAGGATGAAGCTGCTCTTATGGCACTCATGCAACAGGAAGGCATGAAGGAGTCCGATGTTCGCTCCTACGCCAAGGCTTCTGCTCTGATTGCTGCAGGTAAGGTAGATCCTACCAAGCTCTCCGCAGCTCAGGTTTCTTTCCTTCAGACTTGTGACGGTGCTGTAAAGCGCGCAGGCGCAAAGTTCCAGACTCTGCGTTCCGCCAGCCGTCTTCGCAATGAACTTAACTCAATCTATAAAGGGATTCAGTCGTGAGTAATATTAAAATTCCAGTTAAAGCGCTAGAAAAGATCGCATCTTTCATGGAGCGTGTGCCTGAGATGGTTTCGACTATCTCCGCACCCCAGCCAACTGCAACTCCAAGCCCGGTTTCTCGTAAGGAAGCCGAAGCTCGGGTTGCAGACCTTGTCAAACACGCTGGACTTGATCCAGCTCGTCAGTCTGAGTTCGCAAACTACATCATGACAAATGATGGCGCTCTCAAGACTATCGCGTCTCTTACCAACAAGATTGCTGCCCTTCAGGCCGAAGTGGGCCAGGCTCGTAATCTTGCGGTAGGTGTTCCTTCCTCTGTTTCCGCAAAATCCGCTGCGGTTCCTGGCAACCAGTCCTCGTCGGCCTGGTGCGAGGCTCTCCTCAGCTAAATTGAAAAGAAAGAACTTCTGTTCTACACTATACGAATCCAAGATTCGGAGAATAAACAATGCCTTACAAGAACTTAACTCAGATGACCACAAACATGCTCGATCCCGTCCGTGGATGGTGGGATGAGCGTCAACTTTCTCGCGTTTGCCCCGTTGCTGGCTATAACGGCACCACCGCTACTGGTGTTGTTGCTGGCGCTATCGGCTACCTTAACACCAGCGGCCAGTTTGCAAAGGGTGCAGCTACCGGTAATGCAATGCCACTCTTTGCACGTGGCGGTATCGAAGATAACGATGCAGTTCGTTATCAGGGCAACATGGCTGCTCAGAAGTCTACTCAAGTCGCTCAGGGCGAAGTCGGCGTTAGCTGCCTCGTTGGTACCGGCGCATACGAGCTCGGTACCACTGAGTACGACGGTGCTCCCACCGCAGGTCAACTACTTATGGCTAGCACTTCCGCAGCAGGCAAGATTGCTACTTTTGCTAGCACCGGTACTCCAAGTGCATACGGCTACGCCATAAATGCCACTCAAAACACCAACCAGGTCATTGGTATTGCTACTTCAGGCGTAGCCAAGAACCAGTACGGCGTAAATATGGTTTATTTCTACGTCAACTGGTGGCCAGCAATCTAATTCAAATTAAACCTAAACCTAAACCTACCCAGGAGTAAATACAGATGGCACTAGAACATCTTTCAGATATGGAAAAGCGGGCGAACCAAGTAGTTCGTCAGCACATCGACCAGATGGAGTTTAACCCAGAGTCAACTATCAAAGTTGCACGCGCTACGTCGGATTACATCCGCATGAAGCTTCGTGAAGAGGGTTTCCTCCGCAAGATTCTCCCCGCTCAGACCATTACCGGCGACGACCTCACCAAGCAGGTCTCCACCGATAAGCCGTCCAAGGTCGTCGAACTCGAGCCAGATTCACCTGGAGCGATGTCGATTCCCTTCGGTGAGTTCCCCAGCGGAACCTACATCTACGGTAAGCGTTGGCTCGTTACCTTCAGCCGCATTGCAACTCCAATGTTCAACAAGGACGTTGCGGAGCTTCACGACTATGATCTCGACATCCGTCAGGTCATTAGCGACAATGCGCTCAAGGATCTCCAGGCAGAGGAAGACGGCAAGTTCATCCAGACGATCAATTCGCTGCTCTCCAACGACCTCATGACCGCAAACGAGCTAGTTCCCTACGGTCCAAACGGCACCAACATCACGCTATGGAAGACTCTCTCCGGCGGTCTCACTCGTGAGAACGTCGTTGAGGCCAAGAAGCTCATGATGACCGCAGGCGCTCGCCTCCGTCCTCAGACCGCTCTTGTCAACCAGAAGACTGCTCTCGAGTTCGAGAAGTGGACTCGTGAAGAAGTCGGTGGCGACATGGCTCAGAACATTCTGGTCAATGGCTGGGCAGGCGAGGCAACCAAGTGGTGCAGCCTCAACTGGATCACCACCATTAAGGACGACCTCGTCCCCAACAACAGCATGTTCCTCTTTGCTGCACCTGAGTTCCTTGGTCGCCTTTACTTCCTTGAGGACACCACCATGTTCGTCAAGCGTGAAGGTCCAATGCTCTCCTGGTACGCCTACGAGATGCTTGGTGGCGGTATTGCAAATGCTGCAGCCGTCTCCCGAGTTGACTTCGCATAATTCAAAGATATGATGCAACACCTACGGGGGGAGAAATCCCCCCGTAGGAATTACCAAGGATACGAAAATGTTTTCAGACGGCCCTACAGATCCAAATTCCCCAGAATTCATCGAGGCTATGTACAAGCACCTGGTTTCCATCGGTGCAGACAAGCCCGATCCGGCAGGCTTCAAGAAAAACTACCAGAAGCAATTAGCTGAGGCTAAGGCAAAATACTCCAAAAAGGAATCTCAAATGTCAGATACTCAAAACAACGAGTCCCGTAAGATCGCTGCCCTCCAGAGCTTTGTTGGCACTTACTACATTCCTGAGTTCGTAAAGGCTTGCGCCGAACACGGTCTTCAGTTTGAGTCCGAGTCAGACCTTGCCCATGCTCTGCAGCTCAATGGCAAGTTTGCAGCAATGGTCTCCAGCGGCGTTTCAGTCGATGCCCTCATCGACACCATCGTCGGCAACCTCAACGTCAAGCACGCTAGCGAAGGTCAGATCAAGCTCTCCCTCGCTGCCATGAACCACGCTCTTGATTCTGGTCTTGAGGCCGCTGGCGTTCCAGTAGCTCCAATGAACAAGGCTGCAGCTGCAGACGTCCCCGGTGGTGTTTCTGACGAGGAGCTCCTTACGTTCCTTGATGTAGTTAGCTAATAACTACTCGAAAGGAGCGTTCAAGTGAACTTCCATCAGGCTCCTGTAACTCGATATCTGAAACTTCAGGATCGAGGCACTCCTGCCAGCCCTACTGCCAACGAGCTTACAGTTGCTCCGCAGGCATTTAGTACTAGCGCTCCAGTTATTAACAGCTCTTTATGGGTTTCAGGTAGGGCTGTTAATATTTTCTTTGAGACTCCGGCCTGGCCCTCAAGCACCTTTAGCATCAATCTAGAGTACGCTCATACCGCTGCTGGAACTCCGCTTCTAGCTGCCCCTAACGTTATGATCGTAGACACGGTGGCAAATGTAACTAACCACTTCATACGTGGAAATGTTGCCTTTGCGAACACTCTAAATACCGCTATAAACGTAACTTACTGCGGTATTTTAACAAACGTAGTTCCTGTTGGAGCCCGAGCCTCGGCGGCAAATTCTGCCTGGGTTCAGCCCTCAGATATTCTAGATGTTGCCACTAATGGGCACATTGCAGATAACCTTACTACAGGTTCAAATTTAACCGTACTGGCAACAAGAGTTAAAAACAATTCTGACAGCTACTACGTCGAATTTAACGCTTCGTTGGATCTAGACGGTACTGGTAGAGTAGTAATTGTCGGATCTGATGCAACGGGATTCCCTACCTCTACGGCAACCGGCGCCCTTACTGCTACAGAGACCTCTTACGAGTACGTCCTAAAGTACGGCGCCTCAGACTTCAGAAAACTGGCGGTTGACGGATTGGCAGTTACAGTTGTAGGTAAGGATAGCGGCGGCACTCCAGTATTTACCGGCAACCTAGTAAGCTGCGTCAATCTAACCTACTCCAGTAACAATAAGTCAGGAGTAGTAGCTAAGCTATTTGACCCCACTAGATTCCTACAAGTATCAAGAGCCTGGGCTAATGCCAATTTCCGTCCTCTGCCTACAGTAACTACTACTGCTTTTAACTCGCAGCGAATCACAATCGACAGAGATTACGTAGCTGGATCCGAGCCTTATAGATGCTTAGCCCTTATAAACTCCGGCACTGCTACCTCCTATCCGCAGATTGCGATCACGATAAATCCAATTAGCTAGTCTTGGAGGCACAATGAGCTTCCAGCGAAGCACGTATACCCGATACCTTATCCTAGGAAACGCGGCTGATCATAGATTTCAGCCTTTTCCATTAAGCTTTCCTAGCACAATGGATGGTACCAACGCTCCTTGGCCTGCACCTGGATTTAATACAAATACAGATTTGCCAACCTACGATACAGGTTGGACCATGGGTAGGCGTGTAAATCTGTTCTTTGATACTCCCAACTGGGAGGTGTCTTCTTACAAGGTTTCAGTACAGGCTTTCAACGTATCCAGCAATCCTACATCTGCTACTAGACCTGTACTCATAGCCCCAAACGCCATACTTAATGATCCAGAGCAGGAAGCACTCTCTGGAGCTATTCCGTATTACACTTTTTTAATGGGTAACCCGGTATATCCAAATGGCTGGCTATGGAACTCTAATTTAGAGCAAAAGATTGGATCTTTTCTTGATCCGTCCTCTAGTACAGTATTCCCTACTTGGATTCAGGGACCGGGCAGTACCTATATCTACGAGACTTCCGGATTACTTACCGCTAGAGTGGGCTGTACTGCGGCTGGAGAAGTCAGACTTAACTATTCGGCAGCCCTTAGGGAAGTTGTCGGCGTTGGCAGTAGAGCATCAACAGCCGCAGAGTATGTAGTAAAGCCTACAGATACCATTGAGCTGATCGCATCAGGTTCCAGTTACTCCAACCTTGCCAGTAATAATAGAATCATTACCTACGACACTAACAGTAATCCGCATCCAATAATTGTAGCTTGTCGTTTAAGTAATCAAAACACTTGGCGTCTTGAGTTCTGCGCACTGATCGACAACTATGGTCCAGACGCATACGGCGGCAAGCCAACGCCTTATCTTCCTGCTTATACTGGGCTTGGAACCTACGATAATCCTGTGAGTAATGGAGTCTCCGTACCACTAGCCTATGTTGCCAACGAAATATACTTTGTATATTCTGAAACAGACGTAAGAGGATTGGCAAAAAACAATATGGTCGTAGACGTGAGAGGCCGAGACGTTGCCGGAAATATAGTCTTTACTGGCAAGCTGTATAACGCCTGCAACCTTACCTATTGTCGAAATAACAGAGCGGAGATTTTAAACAGATTTAAAGATCCGGCAAAGTATCTAAACTTTACTGTGAACGATTTCTCAAAATCTGCCAGACCGTTGCCTGTTGCAAACTCGATCACCACAAACTTAACCAACTCATATACGTTTACCTATGGAAGTTCTGCCAACGGCACTCAGCCAATAAAGACTCTGGCTATTCAGGACTCTAACGTTGGCGGCAACTTTGCAACACTAGTGGTAGTAACTGCAGAACCTGCCGAATAATCAACGTTAGTTTTCTACCGGCTGGCGTGCTATAATTACTGCATCTATGTCAGCTGGAAACGCAAGCAATACTGTATTTACCGCTATTCCCGTAGGCGAAGACTTCTACATGTCTTTTCCTACGGAGCGGTTTTTTCACAATATAGCCATACCAGACATTCAAGACGTTGTGTTTAAACTTTACGATGCTAGATTGATCGGCGCGTTGGGTAGTCCGAATCCAAATGCCGTTATTGAGACAGTTACCAAAAGCGTCACTCCAAATAGATTTGTAATTACGGCAACTCAGGTATCTGTGCTGATCTCCTCAGCGACTCTAGATAGCTATGAGTCCGTCAGAACTTCTGGCGCTACGACCACCTTCAGAGGAGAGCTTTATGGCTTTGCCTCAGTGACCGTAGGAGGTGAGGAGACCGGAGACATCACGAGACTCCAGACCAATCCAGTCACAGCCAGAGCTTTTGCGTATGCTTATACTCCGGAGCCAGAGGAGTATTGGGACGGCTATTTCTATTCCAGCACCGTAAATACCATTGCCGCTTCCTGCAACGTTCTTGGAACTATAACGACGGTATAACCCATGCCCTACCCTAGCACTCAAAGCAATATCGTCTTGGGCCCAGTGGCGGTAGTCGTTGGAGCCAACCGACACAAGATCCCGGCAAGCCCCTATAGATCAAAGTCTAATTACTTGCCGGTGGACCAGGTTGCTCAGGACGGAGCCGCCTTCTTTCGCACGCAGATATTCACTCCTGACAACAATCCGTTGAACATAGTGGATATGAAGTTGCGCTATGTAGTGCGGGAATCTCTATTCAACGAGAACTACACTGAGATAGACGTCACCGTAATTCGTTCGGATTACGGCGAGATTGAGATATACATTCCGCCGAACATTCTGTCTGATCCAGGCTTGCACCTTGCATCAATTCAGGTCTACAACCTGGACGGCAAGCTCATATACCAGACTCCCAGGTATCTTGAGATCACACCCAAGATCAGTTCGATAAACCGACCAGTGACGGTAGCGGAGATCCGCATGGCGCTACGGGATTATCCGGAGTCCAATACTCTGTTAAATGACGTAGAGTTCAGCGACAACGAGATCGCCTTCTGCATCACTCGGCCTATCGACGCCTGGAATTCCATGTCTCCCGACGTAGGACAGTACGATATACACAACTTTCCCTGGCGCCGGGCGCACATCAACGCCACTATCGGAGAGTTGATGAAGATCGCGTCGTACCACTACTTCCGAAACCAGTTGCCCTACAGCTCTGGAGGTCTTAGCGTAGACGACAAGAACAAGGGAGCTACCTACCTTCAGATGGCCGAACAGGAATTAGCAAAGTTCCAGATGTTCTGCCAGGAGAAGAAATTCGAGATCAACATCATGGGCGGTTTTGCCTGGCTGCCTGGCCCATACGACCAGGTCTGAGGTGATTTATGGGAGAGCCTTTCAAGGACCTGCGCATTCTCTATGATGGACTAGGTCGTACTGCAGTATCGTGGGTATTAGACTCCCGGTTCGACGATCCATATCCGCACACATTTGAACTTCAGTTCAGCCCTATATCCACTGGCTTCGATACGGGGGAATACTACGTCATAAGCTCCGGCCAGAAGGTGGACTATCTCATGGACGTAAAGTTCAGAGATGCCGGTATGCCCTCTGCGGCTTTTTACAGAGTAAAGCTGACTACTCCAGCTGGAGAATACTACTCTCCTGCGCGGGGACTGCAGGGAAACGTAAACGATAAAAACCTGGGGCTGGTACGAGAGCTGCTCCGTAAGGAAAACCTGGCTCTGAGAAACGACAGAGGAGCTGCCAAGGGTTTTCTATTTAAACGTAGATACTATGGTCCCGCCTGCAGCTGCACCGACAAGAATACCGGCATCTTGGTCCACAGCATGTGCCGTGACTGCGCAGGCACGGGATTCAAGGATGGCTACTTTCCAGGAGTAGAGTTTCCAGTACTGGCTATGAGTACTGAGGACCAAAGAGATCAGCCTAGCGTTGCCGGTCCTCAGGAGATCAGAGCCATTGAAGCCCGATGCCTGGTATTTCCAGTTGCAGCAAGTAGAGACCTGTGGATGGAGGCTGAGACTAGCCGTCTATACGAGATCAAAGACTACTCGATCATAGGGCGATTGGGCCTGCATCCAGTTGCCGCCAAGATGCAGATCAAGGAAATGCCACTGGTAGACATAGTGCCTTTGCTGGTGTCTCTGAACAAAGAAGGATTTACTCCTCCCTCTACGGCATTTGCAACAAGCACTGTCAAAGCGCCACTGCCAACTCCTGAGTGGGCAGTACCTAACTACACAAGCCCTGCCACTCCAAGTGCTCCGGGTATTCCGGGTCCTCCAGGGCCTCCCGGTTCTCCAGGGGCTCCTGGGGCCCCTGGGGCCACGGGTCCAGCCGGTCCTACGGGTCCAGCCGGTCCTACGGGTCCAGCCGGTTCAGTAGGTTTGTCGAATACTGTTGTTGTGACTTCGTCCAGCTATTCGGCATTGATCACGGATGCGTATATCGGAGTCAACTACGCCGGCACCGTTGCCATTACGTTGCCAAGCAATCCTGCAACTGGTCAGATGCTCACAGTCAAAGATGAGTCTGGTCAAGCTGGATACGTCAATAGAGCAATCACTATAACTGCCGCTACTGGACTGATAGACAATCAGGCTTCTGTAATTTTAAATCTAAATAACGGCGCATTGCAATTTATCTATCGTTCTGGCTGGAGAATCATATGAGCTATCTTTTTAACAATGAGGTTGGATTTGTACCAAACGCCGTAGATGCGTTTAACCGGCTTAGAGTATCAAATCCATTTACCATTTTTGATTCGCAGCATAGATACCAGGAGAACGACAAATGGTCTACCTCTACGACCGCCGGGGGATCCGTTACATATCTGCCGAACGAAAGTGCAATAGATCTGTCTGTAAATACATTATCTAAAGCCAGAGTTATTAGAGAGACAAAGAGAGTATTCCCGTATCAGCCGGGAAAGTCATTACTTATATTCACCACGTTTGTCTTTGCCGCAGCCCAACCAAATCTACGACAACGCGTTGGATACTTTGGTGCCGAGAATGGAATATTTCTTGAGCAACTAGACAACACGATCTACTTAGTTCTTAGAAGTTTTGTTTCTGGCGCTATACAGGAAACAAAAGTAGCTCAATCGTCCTGGAATGGAGATAAGTTCAATGGAACCGGTCCCTCAGGTAGAACGATAGACCTAACCAAAGGCAACATTCTGTGGATGGATATTGAGTGGCTCGGAGTAGGCGACGTACGAGTGGGCTTTATAGTCGACGGTCGTCCCATAGTAGCCCATATATTTCATAACGAGAATCTAAAACCAACCACCTATATGACCACTGCGGTACTGCCGTTGCGACAAGAGATTGAAAACGTAAATACTACGTTAGCCAACTCTACAGCAAAGCAGATCTGCTCTAGCGTGATATCCGATGGTGGATACGAGGGATTTAGTAGACGATACAATATTTCTAACGGCACAACGCCTCTAGATCTAGGAGCTCATGGAAACTACAGACCTGTTTTGTCAATACGTCTTGCTCCAGGACGTTTGGACAGCGTCATAATCCCTTCCGATATAAGCATAACTGCAACTTCAAGTACCTGGATTAGCTACAGAGTTCTTCTAAATCCCTCATTTACCGGGACTGCCCCCGTTTTTACTACGCATTACAACAACAATGTTTCGTATTGCGTTCATACTGCTGGCACTACTGGTGCTACCGGCACGGACATAATTGGAGGCTATATAAACAACAAAGAGACTGTAAACATAAACTCCGCAAATAGCTTTAATTTTCAGTTGGGGCGTACTTTAGCTGGAGTTAGCGATACCTTTACTCTTGTTGTAGCTGCAGGCACTGGTAGTAATACTAATATATTGGCAGACATGTCCTGGTTTGAGATAGTATAAGCTGGCATCTATAGTTTAATTTACTATAATCCAGGCTCACATAGAAAGGTAAGTCATGGCAAACACAATTCGTATTAAGCGCAGATCGTCTGACTCTACTGCACCAACTACATCGCAGACTGTAAATGCAGAATTGGCGTTCAACGAGAACAACGACATTCTGTACTACGGCAAGGGCGGAAACAGCTCGGCCTCCAGCTCTGTCATTAAGATCGGAGGTTCTGGAGCGTTTCTTACACTTGATACTAACCAAACGCCGACCGGAGTAAAGACGTTCAGTACCACCACTTTGTCTATTACCGGTGGTTCTAACGGCAACGTACTTACTACCAACGGCAGCGGCACTCTTAGTTGGTCTAGCGTTTCTGCAAACGCGTTCTCCAATATTACAGACGGCACTAACACCGCTGCTGCCTCTGGCGGAGATACGTTTAAACTACGAGCCACCAGTCCTTTATCCGTAACTGTAACAAATAACGACGCTACTCACGGAGACAACGCGTTGTTTGCAGTTGCTGCTGGAAGCACTAGCTCTGCAGGTATTCTGCAGCTTACGGACTCGACTAGCTCCACCTCGACTACTACGGCAGCCACTCCTAATTCCGTAAAGTCTGCTTATGATCTGGCTAATGCCGCTTTGCCAAAATCAGGCGGCACGATGACTGGAGCAATTACTCTTGCTGCAGATCCCAGCTCAGCGCTGCATGCAGCTACTAAGCAGTATGTAGATGCAGTTAAGACAGGCTTGGACGTAAAAGACTCAGTCCATGTCGCGTCTACGGCCAATATCTCTGTTACCTACTCTGCAACAGGCGGCACCTCAGCGAGAGGCCAGATCACAGGAGCGACTAACTCTATCGATGGAGTTACTCTCGTTGCCGGCGATAGAATTTTGCTCAAAGACCAAAGCACTGGAGCCCAGAATGGTATTTGGGTAGTGACTACTGCAGGTACCGGATCTAACGGTGTTTGGGATCGAGCTACCGACTTTGATTCTGACGTTGAAGTCACTCCAGGAGCATTTACTTTTGTAGAAGAAGGCACAGTAAACGCGGATTCCGGTTGGGTTCTTACCACTAATGCTCCTATTGTGATCGGTGGAGGCTCTGGTACATCTCTTAACTGGGCTCAGTTTTCTGGTGCCGGGCAGATTACCGCAGGCGACGGCCTCACAAAATCAGGAAACACGTTAAACGTAGTCACCGCCAATTCAGGCAGAATCGTAGTTAACGCAGACAGCATAGACTTAGCAATAGTTGGCTATACTGGAAGTATAGGCAGCGCAGGCATTAATTTTGCAAAATCTATTACTGTTGATTCTTACGGCCGAGTTACTGCTGGCGACTATGCGGACGTTCGCACAGGCAGCACCTCTCAGACCGGTATTCTGCAGCTGACCGATAGCATCAGCTCGACGTCTACAACGACTGCAGCCACTCCAGCATCAGTTAAGTCTGCATATGATTTAGCAAACGCCGCTCTACCCAAGGCCGGCGGAACAATGACCGGCAAGGTAACCACTGTTACCACCTCGTCCTCAACCGCCAATATCCTATTAGCGGGCGCAGCTGCAGATCCCTCCGCGCCAGTTTCCGGAGATCTTTGGAACAACGCAGGTACTTTAAAGTTCTATAATGGATCTGCCACAAAGACATTAGCATTCACGGACAGCAATATTACCGGAAACGCAGCAAACGTAACAGGCACTGTTGCTGTAGGTAACGGCGGTACTGGAGTCACCAGCTTTACGTCCAACGGTGTCATCTATGGCAACGGCTCTTCTGCACTGAACGTTACTGCCGCAGGAACCTGGGATGGGACAAACTCTGTAGGCCAGATTCTATCAGTAAATGCTTCTGGAGTTCCAACATGGACAAACACAGTTGACGGCGGTGGGTACTGATACTAAGATGGCCTCATGCAAGAGCCAAATTACTTAGAGATCGTCGCCGTCCCCGTACTTCAAAGAAAGTGCCAGGAGTTGTTCAACTCCAACATGATTTTGGAGACTAACCTCCATGTCGAGCTTACAAAAAATCGACATCTGACAGAGGAACTCGCCAAGATAAAGTCCAATTTAGACAGTACTAGCTCTAAGTTGGTTTCTGACGAGAGCGTTATGCGCAATGCGTTGACTCAAGCAAATGCTCGCATTGCAGATCTAGACGGACAGTTGGCACTCGCCAAATCCAGAATCTTTGAACTGGAGGCTTCTTTAAAAGCTTCTAGTAAAACAGTCTCTAAGAGGCCAGCTGTAGTAGAGTCGACTAAAGACGATTTTTAAAAGCAGGTTCCCATGGCCCATACGGTACTCATTAAAAGAAGCGCAACTTCTACAGCTGTTCCCACGGGTGGACAGCTGGCGGCTGGTGAGTTGGCAATCAACACTGTCGACGAGAAAATCTTTTTTAAGAACAGCTCTGGTACCGTAAAGTCATTGTCTGCAATGAGTGATCTGACCAGCAATCTGGTCACCATCTCGACCACGCAGACCATCAGCGGCGCAAAGAGCTTCTCTGGGCACATGACACTTAGAGACAAAAAAGAATTCAGATTTGCTGATTCCGATTCGTCTAATTACGTAGCCCTTACGGCGGCAACTACAGTAGCAAATAACAACGTATACACCTTGCCTACGGCTGTAGGTTCGGCAAATCAAGTTCTTGCCATAGATGTAGTGACGGGCAACGATGCCACGTTGAAATGGTCCACCGTATCAGGTGGCGGCGGATCTCCTGGCGGTTCGGATACTCAAGTTCAATTTAACGACAGCAGTGCATTTGGTGGAGATGCCGGACTCACCTACAACAAGACTACTGATACGCTGACAGTGGCAGGAGATCTGGCCGTCAATGGTGGCGACATCACCACGTCGTCTTCCACATTCAACATAGCGGACTCTGCTACTACCGTAAACTTTGCCGCCAGTGCTATTGCTGCTCAAACTTTTACTATTGGCAGCAGCGCAACCGGAAGTACCATTAATTTGTTTGGAGGCGCCGGTCTAGGCGGCACCTACACTAACAGCAAGGTAGAAAATAGTCTTTACTTTTCAGTCAATACAACTGATTTTGGCTTTAATAATTCCGACCAGTCCGGCAGTATGGGATTTGGAGGAGTAAACATAACCAGAATAGGAGACTGGGAAGGAGGAGGCAACGGCAATGTACTTGAAGTCAACGACACCGGCAACACAATTACATTCTACGCTGCAGGAGCCAACTCCTATACCTTCCCTACTACTCGAGGCTCTAACGGACAAGTACTTACGACAAACGGCTCTGGAACTCTTACTTGGAACACTCCCAGCGGAGGAGACTTAAGCTCCGCCGAGATACTTTCTCTATACTCACGAGGAATAGTCTGAGGTATATATATGGCTACAACAGCACAGTTTACGGTACAACCAAACCTGGAATACAGTCAGCTTACTACTGCAAACACCAATAGAGACGGCACTGGAACTATAGTCACTGTGGCAGCAGGGCCTGCTACTTCTGCCGCTGCCGGAGTAGGCGAACGCATATCCAGAGTGATAGTTCAAGCAACCGGAACTACTACTAACGGAGTAATTAGATTCTATTTGTCCCTAGACAACGGAACCACCAATAGACTTATCTGCGAGAAGCTGGTGCCTTCAATTACTCCCAGCACCTCTGTTGCTGCGTTTAGAATGGAAGTAAACGAATTGGCGGGATTCATTCTACCTGGTGGAAATACTGCTTTGCTTAGAGCCTCGACTAACAATACCGAAACGTTCAATGTAATCGTCGAGTCTGGTTTACTATGAATACTGGTATTTTTGGATTTCCACTAGGTGTTAGGTCTAGCCCTATCGAATTAAAGGAGTTTGATGTTAGCGGCAGCTACACTATTCCTGCGGGCGCTACGCAGCTGACCATCCTTGCAGTGGGCGGTGGAGGCGGCGGTGGAGGCGGAGGCCGAAGAGCATCTGGTACTAACTCTTTCGGTGGAGGTGGTGGCGCTGGAGGCTGTGCTGTATTAACTACCTTTGATGTTCGAGAGCTAGGATTGAGCGTAGGTTCTACTCTTCTAATAACCATTGGAGCGGGTGGAACCGCCGGATCTGGCGCTATAACAAATAATGCCTCGGGAAGTAACGGGGGCGGCGGCGCAAGCACTACCATTACCGTTCCAGGCCTACCAGGCACTCTTATCACGGCAGTTGGCGGTGGACTAGGACAGGGTGGATCAAATACTAGCGGTATATCAGGTGGCGCAGCAGTTAGAATGGTTTACGGAACGACATTTTCGGCTGGCGCTGGCGGTAACGGTGGTACTAACTTCGGCGGAACTGGTGTTACCGTACTTAATCCGTATTCTAATGGTGGTGCAGGCGGCGGAGGAGTAGGTACAGGTGGTGCGGGCGCAGCGGGTTCTGGTGGGGGTATTACCCAACCCACAGTAAACACTTCTACGGTTACTTGGCCCAATGTAGCTCGAAACACTAACGTACTTAATGGCGGCTCAATAAACACAGCAACGCCTCCACTCAGCGCAGCAGCGATTATAGGATCTCCGTTTGGTGGAGTGCTTGGTCCTGGATTTGGAGGTCCTGGTGGAGGCGGAGGCGGTTCCACTTCCGCAAACAGTGGTGGTGCTGGCTATCGCGGTAGCGGAGGCGGAGGCGGAGGCGGGGCATTGAACGATATAACCACTGGCTCTGGCGGTAGAGGCGGAAATGGATACGTGTTGATTATCGCTTACTAAGAGGCATCTATGCGTTGCGCAATAATTGATTCCAATACAGATACCGTTATCAACGTAGCGATTGCCGATTTTTCCTGGAATCCAGGAGACGGACTATATTTAGTAGCGCTATCAGAAAACGAATCTTGCCTTATAGGCCAGAATTACGACGAGAATCAAAATCCAAGATTCTTCGGAAATCCAACCCATACTCCAAAAACATACACGGCGTATCAATTCTTGCTGCGATTTACGGCAGACGAGAGAGCTGCATTTAGAGCTGCGGCTCTTACTGATCCTCAGGTTGCCGACTTCCAACAACTCGCCGGAGCTGCACAAGAGATTTCGACGGACAATGAGGTTACTCTAGCTGGATTGGACTATCTGGTATCCATCAATCTGCTGACGGAGAATCGAAAGCAGGAAATCCTGGGCTAACATGAGCTTTTCTATAAACGACATATATAGAGACGGACTCAGTAACGGCTACGGCAAAGCGGCAGCAGAAAAAAGATTCTCAATCTTGGATAGGTTTTCTTTTAGCTCAGTGCTTGATGTAGGCTCTGGGCCTTGTTTTTTACAGGATTGGCTAAGACTAAAGGACATAAAGGTTCACTACGAGGCCGTAGATATCAGACCAGAAGCTCTAGCGCACTGCAAGTGTCCGACCTATTCTGCTATTCCCGTCTCCGGCAAATACGATTTGGTCTGCCTATTTGGTACGGTTACCTACAACATAGACAGAGATGAGCTAAAAAACAAACTTATCTTGAAGCAGCTGCTGCAATCAGCTAAAAAGGTATGTAGCTCCACACTGATCTTTACCGTATTTAAAGAAACATTAAAAGACGAACTAAGAGTATTTCAGCAGGATCGATTTGTCTATTTCAGCAAGGTTGAAATTAGAAACTTGCTGCTCAGTATTGGCATCTCGAATTTTGAAATACTTGAAGAAAATCAGCTAGATAAAAGCGAATACTTCGTGGTCTGCAAAATGTAGATTGCATCGCTAAAGGTTTTTTACTATAATTATCTGAATGGCCGAGCCTAATACAACTGAGATTGACAAACCTGCAGAGCTAAATCCAGAGGCTCATATAGGTTGCCAGTTTCCTTCCCGGCTTGCTGTAAGCGGAGTGCTGCAGGATTGTCTGCGCCAGCTATTTAGTAGCTCTGACAATATATTGCACCCACAATTAAAAGAATTTTACTGGGCTCCCGAGGCTACTGAAGAGGCGCTTAAGGCACCTTTTCAAGTAATAATTGAAAACTATTTTTCAGTTAACGTATCTCAAATGGGCGTCCGTCCTGCCATTTTGATAAAGCCAGGAGTGTGGCAGGAGAATAAACTTAGTATCGGAGACAGAGCCTTAGGAGGCACTGGATCGGACTATTACAAGCGAATCACTGGTACTCATACTGTATTGGTGTTAGCCAAAACAGTAGCTCAAGCCGAACTGATTGCTAGAGAGGTACATGGCTATTTAAGCCATTTTGGCCCACTATTAAGAGAATGGATGGGCTTTTCTCGATGGGAAGTCCCGGCAATCAATGAGCCCGGAGATATGGAACAAAATCTGGAAAATATCGTAATTCAGATTCCGGTGCAGTACGAATTTGTTTACTCCTGGACTTTAACTCCCCAGGCGTCTCGTTTGCTGAGACAAATCTCAGTTAATGCTATAATGAAGAACACAGAGATCAACTATCAACTAGGAGCATGACCGAACTATGGCCAGCCCAAAACCAGCCGTAATCGTTAGACGTGAATTTGAAGCTACCCCTGATGTCGTGGCCCAGCAGCTCAGAGCCTGCATCGTAGGTCCTAGCTGCCAGCTAGTTCGCTATGGTGTTGCCGCAGAGAAGTCCTCTGGCTTTATCGCCACTGTAGCAACGCGCAGTGACGCAAGCCATGTCGGTACGGATAGAAGTATCTTCACTGCAGATACCACTTACGCCATTCCCAGCATTGCCTATGCCTCATTGCTCGATGCCGATTATGCTAAGGTTTTCGTAGAAGACGCTTACCTTACTTACGCTCAGTTAGCTCAATCTAATAACTTTGCTGCTACTGCGCTTTCAGCAGGTACCAATAGCATCTCTTCCAGCGTTTCAACTCAGGGTTGGAAGGGCTCTAGCACAGTTCGTAACGTAAACTTGGTGCAGGATGTCGCCGTTGGCGATATTGTCCAGATCTATAGCTCTTCAGGTCTGGCCCACACTTCGGTCGTAACCGGTTTCGATGGTACTGTAGTTGGTGCTTCGTCTGGCACGCCTGGAGGCACTCAGAAGGATAACATAGCCGCTGAGGCTAGCCAAGGGTTATCTAGTGCGGCAACTGGCGCTAGCCAAAGCGGCATTGGAGGAGTATCTGGATTTAACTTTACCCTAAGTAGAGCAGCCTATCTAACTGGCACTGGAGCTACTGTTTATGCAGCAGATCCAAGATCTATTGGTAGAACTGTAACGAACTATACTCTCACAGTAACGGCCGTTACTTCAACGACCGTAGATTACGTAGTAGTTTCCGACACTGGACTAGATAGCGCTACGGGAACAGGCAAAACAACCGGTGTGACTACTGCTCTGCCAAGTGGGGCTACAGTTGCACTCGCCTTCTCTAATAACACAGCTTTTGTTGGTGCAACCGTATCTTTCAGCATCACTGTTGCTCACACTAAGTTGACTCTAGGCGCAGGCGGTACTTTTGCAACTGTTGGCACTGTCGCCGGCGGCTTCTCTGCTAGCACTCCAAACACCACCTACATCCTTAGCTGCATCAAGGGTGGTAGCTTTGCAAACGAAAACACCACAAATGCCCCTCAGTTCCAGGTCTCTACAAACAATGGCGCTGACGTAACCAGCACATTTACTGTCCTTAACGGCCAGACTGCAGATATCACTATTGGCAGCTACGGTCTTAAAATAACCTTAGTTGCTGGTGGCGCAGGAGGCACTCTAGCCAATCAACAGAAGGGCTTTGTTCGTGGCGACGTCTTCACGATTCCCGTGACTGGCGCATCCGTCCCAGTGCTAGATAAGTTGGTTTTTGCTGATGCGGTTACTTCGTCAGTTACCCCAGCCCACCTCAGACTCTCCAAGAAGAAGACTGTTGAGCTCGGTAAGTACCAACCAAACGGAGTCAATCCAAACTGGACTTTGCAGAATCCAACCGATTCTGATGCACGTAACTTGCTGGTAGAGAACATTCTCATCACTCGCGACTCCGCCGTAAACAGCGGTCAAACCGATGCATATGTCACTGCAGGTAAGTTCTACCTTCAGTATCGTGCATTCCAGGCCATTGCCCGCGAAGTCGGTTCGGTCAATACCCTGGCCGACATCACTACTCAGCTCGGTACCATCCACCCAGACAATCCTCTGGCATATGGTGTCTACAAGGCGTGGTCCAATGCCAACGGCGCAACAGTGCACTTCATCCCCACCGTCTCGCAGACGTTGAATGGTACTCGTGGCTTTGCAGACGCTTTGTCTCTCGCCAAGGGTAATCGCAACTGCTACGGCCTTGTTCCACTTACCACTTCGTCCGAAATTTGGAACGCCTTCGTCGGCCACGTTACAGACGAGTCTGCTCCTGCAACCGGCCGCTTCCGCGTCATGTGGATTGCTCCGGAGATCGAACTCCACAACAAGATCCAGGATAAGGACGCAAACGGCGTCAATATCTTCGGCACCAGTGCTGTATTCGCTGCAGGCAAGTGGTACGTAAATGCCGTTAATGAGTCGGGCGGCGCAGTTGCTCCAAAGTTTACGGAAACTGTCCAGGTCGGTGACTATGTCCGCACCAAGTTTAACACTGATGCCTACGGTAGAACGACTTACGTTGAGTACAAGGTGCTTGCAGTAGTTGATAACGACACTCTCGTAATCAGCTCTGCAACAGACCCAGCTATTTCCAACTTTAAGATCGAGATCTTCCGCGATCTAACTTCGGCAGCTGCTGCATCCAAGTATGTAGCTGTTGCGGGCGGCTTCAGCTCAGAGCGCGTATTCGCAGTTGTCCCAGATCGTGGAGTTAACGGACTTCGTGTAGACGGATCCTCGGTAAAGAACTGGTACGTTGCCTGCGCATTCGCAGGTCTTCGTTCCGGCTCTCGTCCACAACAGCCACTCTCGAACGTAGAGTTGCTTGGCTTCGACGGCCTGAACATCACGTCTCCGCTCTTCAGCGAGGCAGATCTGGACACTCTTCGCGACGGAGGCATCTGGGTAGTTCGTAATACCAACGAAGGCAAGATCTACTCTGAGCGTCAGCTCAGCACTTCTACCTTGGATCTTTATCGCAAGGAACAGTCGGTAACCTGCAACGTAGACTCCGTGTCGTTTACGCTTGGTGACGCTCTTCGCAACCTAGTCGGCCGTGTAAACATCACGGAAGAGACTACGGCTCTCGTCGAGGCCACAATTCGTCAGACCCTCGGAACTCTTGCCGCCACCAATGGTGCAATTACAGTAGGTCCTCAGCTGAAGACTTACGAGATCGTCTCTATCACGGTTCCAGCAACCGCACAGGATACGCTTCTCGTCAAGATTCAAATCAGCGTACCGCTGCCAATGAACATCATTGACATCACCCTCGTAATCTAAAAGGAACCATAGATGGCTACAGAAATTTTCGGCAAAACACCTAGAAACGTAGTAGGCGGCTTCAGCGTCGATAAAGCTACTTTAACCTTTCCCTCTTTGGGTGCTGATGGTAAGAGCTCTGGACTTTTAATTCAAAATCTCCAGCTCTCATATCAGCAGCAGGTGAGCTTTGTTTACGACCTTGCTAAGGCAGACGATGTTTATTACATCGCCGGCCGTGCCTCAGGTACTCTCGCACTGGGTAAGATCGTAGGCTCGAAGGGAATCGTAAAGAGCTTCTACACTACCTTTGGCAATGTGTGCAATGTTAAGGGTAAGAATCTTGAGCTTTCAGGCGTAGCAGGCTGTGACAAGACTGATGTAGACACCAATACAATTACCATCAGAGAGCCTGTTATTGCACAGTTTGGACTTACCATGAACGTCGATACAGCAATCATCGGAGAGAACGTCCAGATGATCTTCTCGACTATGGAACTGGCCTAACCTAGAGTTTGTAAATCCAAAGATAAGCGCTATACTAGGCTCCGGAAACGGAGCCTAGTTACTTTTATGAGCACCCCACTCACTACTAATTCCACTAAAGTTTCTGCGGCAGCAGGCTCACCCTTAACTTCGGTTAAGTACGACCAGCCTATGCGCGTTTCCGAATTGGTCAGTAAGTCGCTATTAAACGACTATACGTTCGTAGCAACTGTATTGGAAGTCAACCAGCAGTTGCAGTGCTACCGGCTTAGAGTGGCTGGCATGCCAGACATGGTCGGTGTGGCCCTGGATCCCACCGGCAGCACTCATAGCTTTGCGACTAGAACCAGCTCTCTATACGGCGTAGGCAGTAGAGTCTTAGCGATGACTACTCCAGCGCTTGGAGTAAACCAGGCTGTAATTCTGGGAGGTATATCTTCATACTTAGGAGAGAGCAATTCCCTAGGTAGTCCGGAGCTCATTGCGAATTCGCCTGTAGGCAGCTTCAGAGACGACATATCAGACACTGGGCCTCTTAACTGCGTCTTCCATAACTTTAATGCAGGTAAACCTATTGATGCGTATCCTGGAGATACGACAGTACTTAATTCCTTTGGTTGCGGACTTTTTGTAGGTGCACTGCACGCATCCCTTGTATCCGGACTGGACTGCTCTGTGGAGTGCCACTACCTGGACTCCTTGGTAAGAGTCAGTGCATTTAATTATGAGCAGAATACGGCTGGTTCCGAAGTTCTTAAATTTGCCGATGTAGGAGACTATACCGAGGTCCGCAGACTTAATCCCTATGTCATAGAGTCTTTGGGTGGAACCGAACAATACGGAGAAGCACCTAAAGCCGACGCTACAGACAGATCCTCCTATCCAGGCAAGGAAGCGATTACAGGCACGTACAAGCCTCAGGAGGTCGATCAGATAGGCTGGTGGCGCTACTCTGAATTCGAGGGTTACTTAGGAAATCTCAAACTTAGCTTTGTAACGGTGCCAAAGCTTGAATCAGTACGGCTCGCTACTGCCTCCGATGAACAGGATGAAAACGGAGTATTCAGAGAGCACGTGGATACCTCCGGAGCCTACACGGTAGTTTCTGCCAAGTCTATTGCGTTTATAAAAGACTGCCTCATTCCTGTTCCCAGAGAGCAATATCGCCCCGACGACAGTCGTGGAGACGACGCCGAGACGGCTGAGCAGGCAAGATCTGAAAATGAGGTCAATGCAGCAGACGCAGTTATTACCGGCATTGAAGAAGAGCTGCCGCACGCATCTTTGTTGTATACAGCCGCCAGCTCCGACCTTGCGGCATTCAAGAATCATAGGGCGACTCTTAATTTTAAAGAGCGCACCAATGACTGGACGTTTAAGGATATAGACGAAATAGACTTAGCGAACTTCAGGACCACGATAGATGGCTCAGGATTTGTGTCTGCCTCTAATGGCGTTAGCTCCGAACGAATGTTTGCAAAGCTTCCTCAGCTGGGCAAGCTGCAGATCAATGCTCGTGAAGAGGCTAAGTACTTTGCATCCCGCGCAATGATAATGATGCACGAAGATGGGTCTATTCATCTTCAGGACGGCTACGGCTCCACAATAAGTATGCGTGCGGGATCCATAGATATATCCTGCCCAGGAGACATCACCTTGCGAGCAGGTAGAAACGTGGTGTCGATGGCTGGAGACACCGTGTCTCATATAGCTGGAACGGACGTTGAGCTAAGTGCCAATATTGGCGACATACGGCTTCACGCCGATCGCAACGTGTCAGTTCTGGCAGGTAACGACGGAGCAGGAGGCATTCTACTTGAGTCCAAGGCGGAGGCCACAAACGTCTTCCAGGAGGACGACGAGACCTTCAAGGATCCCAATAACAACAGCAATACCTATAAAGGTATTTGGTTTAAGGCGCCTAAATCCAGCGTTTGTAGCGTAGCCTCAGAGGTCTATATAGGCAATCAAACTAACAACTGTAGAGTGTATGTAGACTCTGGAAAGGCAGACATAGTCACCAAGGGATCTCGAAGCATATCTCTGTCTGAGCAAGTGCTGTTTGTAACAAATGTCGACAACCCTGATGCAAGCACCAACTTTTTGCTTACAAGCAGCGGAGTCGGAATGCAGACTGCAGGCGGATTCTTCATGCAGGGAAATAGCCTGCTGGCCTCCGGAAAAGACAGAGACATGCAGTTCCTGGTGAAGGGCTCCGGCGTATTCTCAAGAGGCATGACCTCTAGCTCCTATGCTGGAGTAAGTACTCAAATAGGAAAGCTGGAGGACTCCACTCTACAGGAATACGTAAAGACCATTCAAACCGCTATTTCAGATCAATCTGACGGCATTCAAGATTACGTACAGAGCCAACAGGAAATGCAGGAGCAGGTAGACTTGTCGGTAGTAGGTACGACGTCTAGCTCTCTCAAGAACCTCACCTTCTGCTACCCAGGCTCTGAGTTGCGGGGCATTCCGGATGACACTCAATTTGTAATGTTTGAAAGTGATTGGCAGCAGACCTATCGTGCTCAAGGCGTAGGCAAGCCAATGATCTTCAAGGGCGTTGATCCTACGAAGCCCTCAGGAGCTGCCACTCCAGGAATTGGGGCAGATCGTAGCTACTTCTGGCCAGGCACAACAGCTCTGCTGGAAAAGTTTGGAAAAATGAATCCCGATTCGCGCTTTGTCGACGACAAGCTAAGATTCAAGAAGGATGGCTTCGATAAGCCTGTAACTCTAAGTAGTCAAGCCCAAAGCTTTGAGGGCAACTACACCATTATCGCTGAGAATAAAATTAGAACCAAGGAATAAACATGGACTTCAAGGCCCTAAAGCCAGGTAAGATCTATAAGGCAGACGAGGCGGGAAACCTAGTTGAGGCTGATGCTCCACCAGAGCAGGTAGCCCCTGTGGCAGAGGATGATTTACCTCCAGATATGCGTCAGTCTGCTAAGCAGGCTCAGCAGAAGATTGAAGACTTAAGTGAAAATATAAAGCAGCTAAATGAAAATCTTCAGCAGGGTGCAAAGGTGCCCGAGCCGGATTTAGTCATTCCTGAGGAAGAGAAGATAAAGTTTCTTAAGTCTGTAGTGTCGAATAAGGCATACCGTCGTACATTTGAGTTATTTGGCGGCAAGGTTAAAGCTACATTTAAGACACTGTCGACTTCAGAGCTCGATGCTGTATCTGAAGCAATTGTAATTCAAAGCGGTAGAGTACCTTACTCCTCCATGATGGCTTTGGCAGGAGCGCACATGAGGTTCTGCCTAGCTGTATCTTTGTGCGAACTTCAGTTTGATTCTGAGGACGGCATTAACCTCAAGTCATATTCAAACGTCTTCGATATGTATCCTAGCGTACCTAAAAAAGAAACTTTCTTTGTTAAGGACTCCGCAGGAAACATGCAGAAGAAGGAGGCCTCGGTATACGGCTCTCCTGGACAAAAAGTACTTTGGGCTGCCGTAGATAAATTTGCAGACATAAGCACTCCTCTATATAACGTACTTTTCGAGAAGTATCAAAGATTCGACTCGGAAGTCCTGCAGATGACCAAGGAGACAGCGGATGCAAATTTTTTTCCAAATGGGGCCGATGGTCCCTACTGATTCTTGACGCATATCAAAATGCTCTTTATAGCCATGCACCAGATGGCAGCGTTTTGGGAGTAGCCAGAGAGAATGTTTTATTGGCCTTTAGATCCTATCTAAGGCAGCGAGAATTGGCTGCAGTCGTATTGGACAACAGACGGGCGATAGTAGCTGCGGGCATCTACGAAAGCCCCCTGGAGCCATTAAACACGGCTACGTCTGAATACCTGGACAAGGTGGATTATTCAATAGATCTGACTATTCGCAAACAGCAGCAGACTAACGAGGAGCTTTATGAAGAGTGGAAGGCGCTTTTTGGTAAAATAGACGAATAGCGTATCTATGAACGATCCCTTCTCAAATCCTCTGCAGGCATATCAGCTGCAAAATAGAGCCATGATGGCTCAAATTGCCAGCCAACTCCAGGCAAATATGCAAATGTCTGGTAGCAATGTGCCATTGGCCAATACGACTTATCTTGGTCCGCAGCCATTTACGAGTCCAACAATGTTTGGACAATTTAGCAATATTGTAGGGTCTATGTTTGGGCCAGAGGCCGGCGCCATGACTCAGATGGCCGGAGGACTGGTCACTTCTCCTGGCTTACGAGGAATGTTCGGACCTATATCAGGCGCGGTGTCGTCCATGATGTCTTCCATGCCAATCGGCGGAGGAGATGCAGGAGCGTTCATGTATGCGCAACTGCAAGGACGATTAGGCAAGTCCATTCCTCGTGCTCTCAGCATGCCTGCCGACTTTTCAAGCCAAGCCGCCATAGATCTGTACAACGAAGAGCTTGCGCAGACTCGAGAATACTTAAAGTACTCCAATACTAATTTCGGAGTCCCGCTACAGAGATTTGAACAGCAGGGCGAAGGCTACAATCTAGGAGTACAGCTGGCCAATGTAAATGCTTTGTCTGGCGAGGGATCTCGCTTCAAAGGCGTATTCGATCTGTTCACTGCGGCAACAGGTCAGAGCATAGCTGATCCTGAGCTTCAGCCGCTAATGGAGCTGGCAAGACAGAACACTCCCGAGGCAGCCAAGAAAGCGAATGAGCTGCTTAATAACAATCCTGCATTAAAGCGCAAAGCGCAGACCATACTTAACACGGCTACAAATGCCGCAAATCTTGGCAATCTTGCCATGACAGTATCGTCGATGATTCCAGCAGGAACCATGGGCGGCGCCGAAGCAGGAGCGATGGCCGGCCTTGGCGACATGTTGATGGGGATTACTGGATTGGATAGAAATCCAATGCAGTTTACCTCAGCGGCAACACAATCTCTCTCAATGATGGGCGCTTTGGGAACGGCTACCTTTGAGGAAAACGGCAAACGTGTATTCACGTTGGATCGCATCGCCGCAGGACTTACCTCTCAACTTGAATCCGAAGGTGGTCCATATTCCGGTCTGCGTAGAATGGGTGCAAGCAAGTCCGGGCAGCTAATGCAGGAGCTTACTCGTTCTGGGCTGCTTAGCTCAAGTGGAGTAGATCTCTTTGGTGCCATAAAGCCAGAAGACGTAAAGAGACTAGAAGACGGCATAGCACGACAGCTTGAAGGCTTTAGCGCCGTCGTAGAGGCCGGTAAGCGCATGGGCATGCAGGTTAATGAGATAACTCAGTCCATGCAGAGCATTTATGGTGGAAGATTTGGCGAGGAGCTGGCTAATGCCGCAGGCCGGGAATTCTCCAGACTAAAGGCAGGATTTACCGGACCTGTGGATGCCCGTACTGAGGAATTCCTGCAGGCCGAGGCTCAGCGAAAGGCTGGAGCTTCCATGATGCAGCAAGTTGAGCAGGCGGTTCAAATAGGCAGGTTCGCAGGACAAGATGCCCGTGGATCCATGGCCGTATTGCAGACTGCAGCGCAGCTAGCTCAGGACATGGGCCTGGGAGGATCGGCAGGAATCGCAATGGGCACGGCCGCCATGTCTCGTGTAGCTCTATCCAGAACCATGGGAACGCCTATGACTATGGATCAAGCTTTGGCATTATCGAGAGACATCGCTGCGAAGGGAATGGAGAATCCGTCTGTACAGGCGTTTGCCTCGTTGCAGTTGGCTAGAAATGCCGGCGTAGTCTCCGAGCAGGAGATTCAATCTTTTGTAAATGACTTCCGTGCCGGGCGAGACATTGATCCAGGGGCGGTCAATCAGCTGTTGGCCAGCAAGCAGGGAATAAACCTGGCGGCATTTACCGGTCGAGAAGCCGTGGCTGCAGGAATGTCCATGTCGATGAACGATATCAATAGGTTCTATGCGCAAAACGAGAACGTAAGCGTTACCGGAGCCGTAAAGCGCGCCTTTACCGAACAAGGTGTGGACATAGAGAAGGTAGTTGCCGACATGACCACGGCAGGCGGCTCTGAGCTGATGTCGGCATTTGGAATGACTGCCGATCAGATCAAGGCCATGGACTTTACTCAGTTTGCAGCTGCCTTTAATAAGCTGGACAGCCAGCAGGCCAGAGTAGATCTCTTGAACAAGCTGGAGACCTCTGGGGCATTAAGACCTGAGGTCAAGAACGCCATGCTGTCCAATCTTGGCGAGCGCATGGATCGTTTCGGCTTAGCTTCCGACAAGGGAACTATGCGCACTGCACGCATACGCCAAGCCGAAGAGGCGGAGCGTGCTAGAAATGGCGGAATGACCAGCATGGAGATAACCGCTACTGCTATTACTGAGAATCAGAGAATGCTGAATGACGTATTCAAGTCGGATAGCAGCATGCAGAATGTGTTATCCCAAGGCCTTAAGCAGATACGAGACAGCAAGATAGCGGAAAAGGTAAAGGGCGGAATGTCTCAACAAGAGGCAGAGACCGCAGTCGATCAGGACGGCTTCTCATTCACTGAGCTACTACAGTCCGCCAGCGGAGTTACCGATCCCGGCATGAGAAAGGCCGTTCAGGAGTCGTTGGCCAATATAGACTCAGATTTAGCTGCGGCAAAGAGCTCGGGAGATACCGCCAGACTACAGATTCTTGAGCGCCAGAAGGCAGACATGACTGCCTTTAATCAAATCTTGGAAACAAAGGATCCCGCCGAACGAGCCAAGAAGATAGAGACGCTTCGAACTGAGGTAGAGCGGGACATAATGAACAAAGACAAGGTCGAGCGGGAGAAGATGACTGAGCAGCAGAAGCAGACGGATGAAGCGCAAAAAGCAACACTGACTTCTGCTAAGACTATGGTCGATCTCCTGGCAGTCAATAGACTGATGGCAAGCTCGATGAGCTCTACCGCAGAATCTCTAAAGAGCCTTGATACGAAGGTGAGTGCATAATGCCTGATCTATTTGCACGTTCTAGCGGTGCCGTAGTACATATAGACGGCGCGACTCCAGGGCAGATGTCTAACATCGAACTCACTGGAAAAGCGGCACTTGTAAATAACAGTGTCGACATACTCATAAGCTCAGTTGCAGTAAGCCAGCAGATCAAGGTGGCATACTTCAGCACTCTGGGAGACTCTCTGTACATCTATCCTCTTGGCAACGAGATGTCCAAGGCGATCATAACGGGAATGGCTTTGCCTGCATCCGTGTGCACCGGAGGAACCAGAGATTACAGCGCAGCACAAAAGGTCATAGACTTCTACAACAATAATAAGGCTTCTAATTTTTCTGCAGTTCAGACTCCGGTAAAGCTGCAGATAATGCCCGTGGTTCTAGAAGGCTTTATAGAAGGCATGACTTTGGAAATTGGCAGCTCTCCCGCAGAGTTCGGATTTGCAAAGTTCAGCATCACCATGTCCATCATTCCCAGTAAATAAACATGCTGTTTTACTCAAGCTCCAATCCTGTTCCTGCTGATGCTCCGTTTGCAAAGCTGTTAGCAAACCGCCAGGACCTGGCTTTTGTGCCAGGTATTCCGGCAATTGCAGATTCAGTGCCATTGGCATACAGCGCAGATTACGAGGCTGCAGCAAAATTGCTTGGCCTGGATTCTACGGATCCGGAGTTTGTGGCCCGCAGAGTTAGGCATCTGTCCTTCATAATTAGAAACAGCAAATTTGCTGACAAGATAAACTGGCGCTCCTATTTGGAGTCAGTTGATGAGCTTATGCCTATATTCGAGGACGCCATAGGTGTCGTCGTTAATCAGGCCTCTCAGTACATAAAGTACTCGTCGATTATTACTGGAACGGCGGATCCCTTTGGAAACATGTGGAGAGTTTCCGTCACTGGTACTTTTCCAAACCTTACGTTTAGCGTCAACGGAATGCAGGCTGCCAGCTTCTCTTCGACGCTAAATCATACGGCAGTTGGAACTTCTGGCTACGCAATGGCGTTTACGTGCAGTGCAGGTACCGGAGACGAAGTATCATTCTCTGCCACTGTTCGTACTCCTTATTCCGGCGATTGCATGCCTATATACTCCGCAATACTCTCTAAGCCAGATCTGGTATCCCGAATCACTGCAAACAAATTAGAATACAGCGACGCTATTCTGAATGGCACCATCATCGAAGATGCCATTGCCGCTTTTATTCTTGCTATCAACGAAATCTAATGGCCAATACTCCAAGCACTCTCAGCGCCAAGCATGCCGCCTACAAGGTCTCGGTAGACCTGGAGGTAAATGGCAAGACTGTGCCTGTGGTGGAGGCAGTGGTCGAGTTTGTACTTAATCAAATTCCCATCGCTAGAGTAGTTGTGCCGTCAGGAATCACGTTTAATAACGCAAACGCGTCGGGCGGAAACCAACTTCTGGACCCGCAGGACCTTACCGGCAGAAAGTCGGCAAAGCTCAGAGTTAAGGGTTCTGGAAAGCCGCATCCAAACGGCTCGAAGGCTACTCCACAAGGAGATGGCGAATGGGTATTGTTTGACGGATACGTGCTGTCAAGTTCAGCGGATTTCAGCACTACTGGAGTGGCTACCACCGTTGTACTAGTGCACTGGATGTACGATCTGGACCTGGCTTCATTTGCATCTGGCGACTTCGACAAAAACGCACCTGACTCCTGGTTTACCGTTCAAGACTCTTCTTTGCCGAACAAAGACCATGTCCAGCCTACATACATAGGTCAGGGGCAGGTGGTAGCAGACAGTGCCTATGTGTCGCAGGATTGGTGGGAGGACATCATTAGGCCTGCGGCAATATACAAGGCAGGTCAGCCTCTGAGGAGATTCCGAACTAGCGATACTCCTTCAAACAACGGGGCAGCCATTGCCGCCATGGAGAGAATATACTCCAAAGGCAAGATGAAGCTTAACTCCAAGGCCTCTAGTGCGTTGGGGTCGGCAACTCTGGTCACCCACGCCATAAATGATTTAGTCGGAACCGTGATATTTACCGGCAGCGGTGGAAGCAGCGCTTTTGAGAAATTTGTTTCTTTATCGTCTGCTTTTGGCGCCGTGCTGGCTCCAAGAGTAGATGAGTGCCTGATGATGTCCTACAACCCACTCGCTCCAGTGGACGTCTTTATTCCGGACTCGGAGTGCGACTTTGGAGGCAGTTCTGCAAATCCTGCACAGCTACCTATAGGTGCAATCATGTACGGTGGAGGCACAGGCTCTTCCATTGTAAACATCGACAAGAGCGTAGTTGAGGGCAACTTCACAGGTCAATACGTGGCTCCATTTCAAGGCAAGGTGGATGGAGGTCCGTTTATAGTGTTTCCGACCCCAGAGTATTTAAGCAACGTTAGAGGTAGCCAAGTCCCCGATGGGCAGTTTAAGTCCCAGGTAGGCATAGTGCCGATTACCAGCCCCAAGGCTCCAAATACGAACGCTACTCAGCAATCTGTACCAAAGGGTTTTGCGGACGAACTAGCCAAGTCATACTACTTCTCCAAGGTGTTCTCTACCAAGACTCAGGACGTAATGTGCGGATTTAGACTTGATGTAGCTCCTGGGGATTGCGTAAAGATTTACCGCTCCGCTGGTTCTGCGTCAGGAGCAAACGTATCAGGACTGGCTAAAAATTGGATAAAGCGCGGCATTGTAGAAGCCGTTACGTATACCCTCTCAGCAGCATCCAATAAAATAATGACCTCCTATAGATTGCGGCATTTAATGGAAAGTCAGGATTTAGATATGTTTGGAGTGTCTGATTCTGGCGAGCCTGCAGGATTATTTCTAAACAAGCCAACCAATGCTGAATCTCCGTTGAAAAAAGTGTAAAATAGCCTTATGGACCCTATTCCAATTAAAAAACAATCTCTTGATGATATGTACGCAGTCTGGTCCAAAGGCCAAAACTCTACGCAGATGCAGGCGATGTTGGATCAGCTCGGTCCAGATATCGATAAGGCTGTGTACGCCTACTCAGGACTCAATGCTGGGCCTGCAGTAAAGACCAGAGCCAAGTTATTGGCCGCCAAGGCAATAAAGAAATACGCTCCTAATTCGGGGTCGTCTTTGCGCAGCTGGGTCTATACGCAGCTACAGCCTCTCAGCAGATACTCTAGAGAGCTCACCCCATCTCCTGTTCCTGAAAGGGCCTACCAGCAGATCAGTGCACTTAAGAGATACGAGGCCGAGTTCTATGAGAACAAAGGCAGAGTGGCCAGCGACGGAGAGCTCGCTGATCTGACAGGTATGTCCGTCCGACAGCTAAATAAAATTCGTGGAATGGACAAACGAGTCTTCAGCGAAGGCTCTACGGCGTTCTCCGGAGATAATCCAGTGACCTCTCAGGAGATTACCGTAGCCCAGAATCCAGGATTTCAAAAAGACGTACTGGACACCATGTATAGCTCGTTCACTCCGCAGGAGCAGGTTATTCTCGAACACAAGCTAGGCTACAACAATAAGAAGATGTTGAGCAATAACGACATTGCCAAAAAACTGAAAATAAGCCCAGGCAGAGTCAGTCAGCTCACGACGTCCATTGCAGCAAGATTAGATGAATACGCTCAATTGAACAGGAGAGGCTTGTGAATTCTGCGGCTCAAAAGATATTTGACGCCATCAAGGAGGCAACCAAGAACTCTGCCAGCGGCGGAGGTGTGTTGTCTTCTGGGTCGTTCAGACTGCTTTGGGAGCCTAAAGAGTACGACAACACTCCAGCGGACCTGGTAAAGCAGTTTGATAGAAACGAACTGGCCCAGGAGTTTCTTGACGCAGTAGGCAAGGACAAGTTCAAATTCTTTGATGCCATGAAGGCCCAGCTGCAACACGACATGGTGGCTGCCGCACATAGAGATATGGCTTTCAGGTATTCAAACAGAATACACAGAATTCTTGATGAGGCAGGTCGTCGCAAAAACATTCAGCGCGAGAACTCCGGAATGCTGGCGACAATGCAAGCCAATGTCGAGAAGTTCCTGGCAGTAGAGGAGGGTAAGGACTAATGGCCGTATCCCAATCCTACATAGGAAAAGCTGTAGATGTATGCGTGCTAGAGACTCCTAGCTATGGAGGTATAGCGCCAGTCAATATCGCCATATCTGACTCGGGCTCTGCTATATCCGGTCCGTACAAAGTAGTGCAAAAGTTCTTTAAGTGCCTGATGACCGATAAAGGATCTGTGGCCAGCGAGCCAGAGTACGGCACTTCTTTTGTAACAAAGCTTTTTGGCGGACAGATACATACCTCCCTGGCTTTGTCTTTTGCCTTTTACTCTGAAAAGAACGACATAATCAACTACATAAAGAGCTCTGTGCTTGCTCCTAGTGTCGACGAGGCGTTGGAGGACGTCGCCCTAGAGGGACTCAGTGTCACTCTGGACTCTGCGGTAATGTCCTTGCGCTTCACATTTCAAGACTCTTCAACAATCTTGGTCCCTGTGACCATCTCCACGGTGTAATATGGAAACTCCAATAGCAGATCAGTCTCCAGAAGCGGTGTTCTCAAAGGAAGAGCAGATTATAGCATTTGTTCAGTCGGCTTATCCCACCTTGGATTTGTCGGCTGGAACAGTGTTGCGAGACTTAGTAATAAAGCTGTACGCTCACTTGGAGACGAGGATTCAGGAGCAGATCGACTTAGCGTTGATCTCAAGCAGCCTGTTGGAGATATCTAAGAACCCTGATGCGGTGGACGATACCCAGCTTGAAAGAGTCTTGTCTAACTTCAATGTCACCCGAGCCCAAGGGTCGACGGCGTCCGGTACGCTTAGAATGTTCTTTTCGTCGAACAACTCGACCGTAATCCCCAAGGACATGCAGTTTACCATGGCAGGCCTGTTGTTCCAGCCGGCAGCCTCTTACGTCCTGGTCTCGCTAGAGAACTATACCGGCGCCTCCAATCAAAGAGTCTTTGAACAGTCCGGATCCTTATACACGGTGGTCATAGATCTTATTGCGGTTACGCCAGGATCTGCCGGAAACATCCGAGCAACCACTGTTGTCACCGGAGTGACTCCCAGTGTTTCCACTCTTACTTCAGCAAAGGCTGATTCCGATTTTACTGGAGGTGCAGACGAGGACGACAACGTGACTCTGCTATCCAAGGCCAAGACCGGAATTGTAGGTAAGGTATTTGGCGGTAGAGATCACATAAAGGCCAAGCTGAAAACTCAGTTCTCGGGAATAAAGGATGTTGGAGTCGTAGGATTCCTTGATCCGGAGATGACCAGAGACCTGGTGGATGGAGTCCACATTGGCAATAGAATAGACCTGTACGTAAAGTCTGCCGCATATCCATCCAGAGTTCAAGAGAAGCTTGCTGCGCAGATGATCTCCTACGATGTCAGCAATCAGGAGGCTCTCTTTGAAATCGTACTGCCGTCCTCTAAAGCGGCAGGAATGTACTCAGTAGAAAACATTAAGTCCACGCTTTCTCAGCAGGCAGGGCTCGAGCTGGTTTCCGATGTTCGTACGCTAGAAGGTAATTCGCTGCACTTGGTACAAGGGCCGGAATCCGCAGCATTTACGGCTTATCAAAAGGCCACTATTAGATTCCTAGTGCCATATCCGCACATCAAGGAAGCCGCTACTCCTCTTGCTCTGGGCCTGATAGAGAATGGCAGCCTGGGAAACCCCAATCCTTGGTTGGCCAACGAGTATGTTGAGACCTCCAGTGTAGTTCCGTCCCCTACGGCACCAACGGGTCCCTGCAATCTATTTCTAAATACTGGCGAAGGGTTCGTAGACTTCTTCTACTTCTATGTCGAGTATCTCAAGATGCCAAACATAGTTGAGATCCAGGGCTACGTTGACTCGGCTGCCGAGCGGAGCCTCAGTGCCGACGTTCTGGTGCACGCTCCTATTCCAGCTATGTGCAGTCTGGAAATGCGATTGATCAAACCTGCGGGAGCTCAGGATCCAGATATGGCTGCATTGAAGGCCGCCCTTGTATCGAAGTTTAACTCCTTCGAGATGGGCCAATCCATTCCGGCCAGTGCACTAATTCATACCGCATACCAGAATATTCCTTCTGGATATACCGTGGATCTGCCAGTTCACCTGTACGCTGTCGTAATTGGACAAAAGCTGGAAAAGGACATTATCTACTCGTCCGATGCTCTTAAGCCGCCGAAGATGCCCAGCAGAGGACTGACTCAGAATACGGTAGCCTTCTTCCTAGAGTCGGCATTGGTCGACATTGCCGTTGTGGAATGCCGTAGATGAACAGCTTATACCCTAGACAACTTCTGGCTCTACTAGGCTCATTCTGGAGTCGGCTATTTGGTAGCAAAGAGCTACTGAAAAAGTTATTTCAGGGGGTTTTGTCAAACCACGAACAGTCTGAGCGAGCTGCTACGGAATTGGTCAGATCCGTAGGCAACCAGGAAATACCTGCAGGGCAAACTCACGTATGGACTAAAATAGTATTTAGTGCATACACGCAAAGTCCAATCGTGTACGGAGACTTCAATAAAAAGTATGGTTTGTCTGGAGTTATGTACGCATATGGACAGCTGGACAACAGCAGAATATCCTACGTCATAGACTCCGACGTATTGGATATTCCCTATTTATACGATGACGTAAGTAATCCAACCAAAGTTCTTACGCAAGGCATAGACTATAAGTTGGAAGCAGGAGTCATTAAGTTTCAAAAGCCCTTGAGAACAATTGAGGACACAGAAAAGGGAGCTAATAGGGAAGTAACGCTATATGCCAGAAATGTTGTTAGGGAGGCAGGCTTTACAACCAGTAGGCTTGGTTACGCGTTGGGAATTCAGCTGTCGGATAAGGTCTACTCAAAAGTTCCGTTTAAGTATCTGTGGAGGCTTGGTACTTACGGACCTACCTATTTAGACATGCTGAACATGCTAGGATCCTGTTCCGGCACTCCTGTTACGCAAAAAGACGAAACAGTCGAGGTCTTTGAACTTCAGCAAGGCTTAGCTCTAATCATTACAGACTCCGGAGCTTATGCAACCTCTGCCTACAAGTCTAACCCTATAAAAATAAACCAGATACTGCCTCAAGGTACGCCCTTAGACTCTCGGCTGCAGATACTCCACGATAAGGATATATACTTAGCAGCCGATATACCGGCCGTATATAGAGATCCTAAGACTTTTAAATACGGACGCAGTTCGGCAATAGCCAGCTCGATGGTAATTATTAAATGCGATATTCAGGGGCCTCAAGCAGCGGCTTTAAAAGCATTTAAGACCATGCTGCCAGTCGATGTTAAGGTGCTTATATTTACAAATATAGACGTTCCAGCGACTTCAATAAACCAAGCAAATTTTAGCTTTAACACTAAAGCTTCGTACAGCCAGATAGTTCCCGCTTTGACTATAAATGAAAGTCAGGCTTCTGTTAAAGCCACAGCGAAGGTAAAATACTCAATCTACGGATATTGATCTATGATCACCACATTTACTGCAGAACTTCCATTAGGTATTGCCCGAGCTGTAGCTGAGCAGCCGCATAAGATCTACCTGTACTTAGAGTACACCAATAATGCCGGTAATATTCCTGTCGGCTTTACAAGTGCTGCAGCTATATCTAATTTTTCAAATCCAAAAACATACTACAGCGAACTTTCAAATAAGAACTATTTGAGAGTACCAGCAATCAGAGATCCAAATCTCATCTCTACTGTAGTTGGAAGTACCTACTCAACCACCACTAATTTCTTTGGGCAGTCTAGCGCCACCTCCGCTGGAGAGTTAGGTGGAACCGCCTTCGGCACAGGCTCCATATGCTATGGGGCAGCCCTGGTATTAGCCGAGGTGGAAAATGAGCGTACTTCAGATATTATCCTAGCTCGTGCTTACTTCACCGGCGGAGCTGAGTACCTAACCAAGACGGCTAGCTCTGAGCTTTTTGTAACTTTCCCTCTTACTGTTAGCGTAACGGCGCCATAATCCTATGAGCTCAATTCAACCCTGGCAGAGCGTAATCGAGACTATCAAAAACGGTGAGCCAATCACCGCTGAGGTCGCAAATCGCGCCATTGCACAACTGGCTTATCGCACGCAGCACCTCAAGGATCGCCAGGATGCGCAGAGTCTTGCCGCCGCTATATTCATTACTGGTGCTCCTTTTACAGACGATGTAAAAACAGGCCATGTAGTTTACTTTAATTCGACTGCGTCAAAGTTTGCTCCCGCCTATGCAGACATGGAGTACAAGGACGGATACCTGCAAGCTACCGAGTCCTCGACGGTTGCGGGTATAGTCGTATACAAGGATACTGCCAACTCCGGAGTCATTGTAGTTGAGGGCTTAGTAGACCCGTCTCTCTACGTGGCCATTGACTGCACTGGCGAATCAATTGTTAGCAATCTGCTGCTGAATCCGCAGGATCGTGGAGTGCTGTATCTAAGCTCAGGTGCGCTAAACGCAGGCACAATCACTCCTAAGCCAGGACTAGTCAGCGTTCCAGTATGCACTTTGCTGGACGATACGCACTTGCTGGTTCGTCCTCCGCTGACCACTGCCCTAGATACGCAGGCTTTGAGATTCCCTTTGACCGCTCGTCCGGCAACTCCCGAGCTGGTACTTACTCGTATATTTGGATCTAACCCCGAGGCTTTTCCAGCAGGGGCAGCAACTGCTCTACTTGCAGGCACGGCGGTTCAACTATACAGTCACAACTACGCTACGCCTGACACTATAGGTAATATCTATCTTACCGGCGTAGTGCATTCCATTACGTCAGGAGAGCTTAGGCTCAAGGATGTAGTTCTTACCAAGTACGGCATTGAGCAGCTCAATTTAAATAACGCTGATTATTCTTTAGTGTTTAAGGCTGCTGCTTCGTTGGGAATTGCTGTTAAGGTTACTGGCACCGTTACAGGCTATAGAGTTAGCTATGGGGCAAACTCTAGCACTGCCGCTCAGGCAACATCCTACGTATCCTTGATTGACTCCACCTCTCCTACCGTAGGATATTTAATAAAGGGGCAGTACGTAGATCCTACTTTGCCTGGTTGGCTGCCGGCAACAGGACAGTACTTTCCAAATGTTCCAATTCCAAATGGTGCTAAGTACGGATATAACTTTGATGCAGATCCCAGACTTCATCAACTCTTTCCGGAGACGGTAGTCGGCACTTACGTGGTATTCAAGGACGGTGTAGCGCAAACCGACATCAGCGTTGTCGTAAACAGCAATGGCATATGGTGGAAAGACGCGTTTAACTCCTTGCCTTGGCACAAGATCAACGGCAAGCACGTACTACCAGATACCAACGTAAAGTTCACAGACTGGAGCTTAGCAGATGCTGCTCAGATAGTGGCTCCTACGGATCTTACGCTGGTTTACACCAAGCTAATTAGTGGAGGTATCAAGGTAGTAACTAGTCTTGAGACTCCTGCAGACTCTCCTATTACGATATCAGATCCTGACGGCAGACCTGCGACTACTGGACCGCTTATCATAAAGGCTGGGTTCACGGTAACGGATGCCTCCACGACCGAGGCGGGATCCCTAGTAGTTAAGGATATATCTAACTTTGCAATGAAGCGTGGCCGGGTGGTAGAACGCATCATCGCAGGCACTAACATCAGCCTTAACTCCACCTTTGCAAACGGCCAGGGAGAGGTCACAGTAGGAGTTGCTGGACTGGATGGAAAGCTGGAAGGGCAGCCGGACATTCTGACAATCGACGATATCCTTATAGAGAAGGATGCCGTTACAAGCATATTCTATTCGGCAATGCCTCCGGGCAAGAACTCCTCCATTCTCGGGAAGGTAGATATTCCAGGCTATTTGGAAGGCAGCTATAAGCTCAATCTAGTTATTACCTTCTTGGCGCTGCATACGTCGGGAGCGGTACAGATGCCGGCATTGGATTTGAGCTGGGTTACCATGAAACCTCCTCCTACCACAACGCCTGCTACGAAATACAACCTTACGAATGCTGCTAATATCGTAAATGGGGCTGTATCGGGCGGCCTATCTATACTTACAGGTACAGCCACCCCTAAAGACTACTTTATCACACAGGTGGAGCTAGACACCGCCTATGCAGGCGGAGAGACTTTCTTTAAGCTGGCTCGCTCCTCTACTGATGGATACTCTGGAAAACTCGGAATAGTGTCTTTAAGGTACAAGTTCGTTAAATCAACTTAAAATTTAGATAAGCCAGGCATTCAGTAAACTAGGCTTCCTGGCTTGGAGGCTTTATGTCAGCAATTATTGGAACTGAATGGCTTAACTCTAACTCTCTGAGAAACTACCCTCTTAGCCAGCTCGCTACTCAGAAGGCTAATAACTCATCGTTTGAGCTGCCAAACGAAGTGTTTGTGGACATGAAGCTGGCGGTGCCTTATATGCCGGGCCTGAAGCCATCCGGCTTTTACATCAGCTCGATTACCGTATATCCGCAAGGATTCGTATTTGAGCTCGGATACGACGGAGAGTTCCAAGCTCCCAGTGTTGCCGTATCCTCGCCTGTAGCTTTTACAGGATTTTCGCAATACTCTTCCGTAGCCATAAAGGGAGTTACGTCGTCTTCTGATTACGACTTCTCACAGATATCTGGAGTAGCAATTTTAGGAGATATCTCCGGACTTCAAAACGCTATAGGCACTCTGACCTTTAACCTTGCTGCGACTAGAGTAGAGGCTACGGTAGTATCCTTTGGGATTAAGAGAATCAGCGGAATTAGAGTCGTAAACTCTGGGTTTACTACTCCAGTGCTGTCTGGACAGATATCTCTAACCAGCGGATCTAATCACAGCATATCCGTAACTTCTTCCTCAGGATACAGCTCGCTTAGATTCAATGCTGTTGATGGAGGTGGACTTACAGAAACATGCGACTGCAACGATATAGAGCTAAGTCCGTGCATCAGAACAATAAACGGCCTTACCGGAGACCCACAAGGCAACGTTTCCATAGTGGGTGGCGACTGCGTATTTGTTAATACCAGCAGCGACGGAATCTCGATCTCAGATACCTGCGCCAAGCCTTGCTGCGGATGCAACGAACTTAACGTGGTCGTTGGAGACGTAGATAACCTGAACAACAAGCTAAGCACCTTGGCCAATGAAATAACCATTCTTGCCAGCTCTGTGGCACAGCTGCAGAACATATGCTTGACGTCTTCGGTTGACTCTACGAGCTGCGCGCAGGACGGAGGTTGATATGAGCCCTACGAAGTATGCAGCGGGCTTTCTAGAGGAGTGCGAGGCCAACGGACTGCCCTTCCTGTCCACTGCTCCGACCGGAAATCCGCCAATAGTGGCATTTAAGGTATTCGCAGCCGGTGCTTTAAGCAGCGCAATGCTGGAGTATGTAAGCATAGCCTTGAATCCTGGCCTCGGACCCAAACTAAAATGTAACGTAATTACTTCTGCAGGCCAGCTGTTCAGCCGGCAAGATTTTGAAAACGCAATAAGTACTACGAACGGCCCATATGACACATCTCAGACTCTGTACAGGACGGAGGAGTCGCTAGGCGGATACGTATACGGTACGCTGGCTAATGTTCAAAAAGGCTACTATATAACCTACGTAATTATTGATGGGGTAGAGTTCAGCTCGTATCCAATCAATCAATATCCGCTGGCTCCGTTTTGCTTGGAGCCGGAGGTTGGAACTGTAGCTCTGGATGTCGATAATGCTATCCTGCCAGCAAGACCAGTACACGTATTGGAAGGGTATAACTATGCCCTGGACTACTCTGCAGAAGATCCTGTAGCTGTAACTTTCAGCGTATCTCCTGGGGCCGGGCTAGGAGTAGAGCCTTGCGACACTGTTCCTGCTATCGAGCAGGTGCTGCGCAGAATCAACGGCCAAGAGGCCAACGATAAAGGCGAATTTTCGATACAGGCGCAAACAGCAGACTGCATCAGCGTAGACAGCAGGTACATAAATGGCTCTAATCCTCAAGTGGCCCTGAACTCACACTGTGCTCCCTGCTGCAGATGCCAAGATTATAAAGACGTATCGGATTACACTAAGGGTGTGGCCGTTCTGTACCATAAAGCGGTAAAGCGATTAGGCGAGCTGGTCACCGAATACAACGTGATTACGCAGCGGTTCAACAGCAGAATTGCATGCTGTCAGACTGCCGGCTCGTTTACTCCAAGATTTAGACTTTGGCCACAACAAAACTTTAAGCTGCAGATTCAGGCCATGGCCGAGAACAACACCGGCCATACGATCCGCGCACTGTCGATGAAGCTGAAGCATGCAGTGACTGCTAAATACAATATGGAGGCTACTGACGAGAATGGTGTGTCTTATTCCATAGCTCAAGGTCAGCCTATTGCCTGTATTCCAATATCTGACGCATCATATCTTTACTATAAGAATCTAAATCCTACTAACAAGGGGCTTCTATTCAATATAGAGTCGCAGGGCGTAATAGAGACCAGCGTGGACTTGTCGTCGCTTCCAATTACGTCTTGCCAGCAAGAACAGCCTAACGATATTCCTTCATGCACAGGGTATCTAATGATCACCTCGGGTCTGGTCATTGTAGATCCTATATTCAGAAAAATAGTCAATCTAAACGCCAGCCCTGGCTATGTAGACATAAACCTGACATTTACGTATTTTGGCAGCTCTCCGACTCCTCAGGGATCTCCTTGCGGACAGGCCAGCAATAGAGTGATTGCGGAAAACATAAAGAAGACTGCCGCCATGGCGCCTAACAAGAAGTCCGTCAATCCGTGTCCGTCTGCGACTGCTTCTTACTTGCTTATCGGAACTGATAGAAGCGTTAGAGTGAAGTTCTCCGACGCCGTACACGGCCAGTCCTCCGTGTCTCTGCTATACCGTACGTTTGCTGATAACGCCTGGACAGACGCCGGAAGTGTGTCTATTCCGCTAAATCTGACAGGGCAGTACGATGCCTTGCTAGGCAGCATACCTAGTGAGTACACTGGCGCCATTCAAGTGGTAGCTAAGTATACTCCTCCTCCGACAGGACAACCTGCCGGATTTGTCACTAAGTGCAAGGCTGTCGATGCCTCAGATGACGAAGTAGATATTCCTGCGGGAGAGTTCGAGACGGCAGCAACCATAATTATCTGAGGCCAACTATGAAAGTAGTAAGTAGAGACTTCCTCAACGACAATGAATATCGACGATATCCCGTGGCTGAAAGGGCTACTCTGGAGCCCTACGCCTCTACGGACGTCTCTGCAGTAAACTCTTTATTGGTAGATATGAAGCTCGTGGTGCCTGGGGCAGTGGCTGCATGCGCATTTGTAGCCAGCATAAAGACAACCCGGTCTTTGGTAACTCTCACAATAATGGGATCTCAGACGCATCCCTTTTCTCCAGATACTCCTGCTGCCACTATTTCAAATGAGCAATATTCAGTACTTGGGGCTTTTGTACTTGCCACTGTTCAGGTGCGGAGAACTAACAGTCTTCCGGGCTCTATAGTGCATTTACAGCCCGAGGTTCCTGGAGTTGGCGGATGGGTGGTTTTCGGTTCCGGAGTTCTTACAGAGGGCTCCTGGTCTTTCTCTGGACCTCAGGCTTCGATGATATCGGACTCTTGCATAAGTAGATACGAATATGGCGGAGTTACGACTATAGGAAAGCAGGGATTCGACACCACAGTAGACGGCAAGGTGCAGCTGGTGGGCCAGAACGGATTGGAAGTGGTGTCCGATTCCAAAGGCCTGGCTATTCAATTCAGCGGCACTAAGTCTGAGGTGAGGCAGAGCCTGCAGGCATTTATAGGCCAGTGCGGAGGACGCCCGGAATCTAACACTTGTGCGTTTAATGCCATAAGAAGCCTCAACGGCTTAGTCCCCCAGGGCGAAGACCGAGAGCTTGTAATAGTCCTAGATAAGCCTATGTACGCCAGATACGAAGGTGCCGGAGACAAAGAGACTGTAGTCATATCCTCAGATTTGCCATTAGAGGCATTTTGCAAGGGAAGATTGGAAATACCGGAGACCTGCGGTACTGTCCAAGGCTTGGCTCAATTCACCAGCACTTATTCTCAGCCACCTGCTCAAGACAGAGTGTCGTTAAATACAAATACCAAGCTTACATTTGAGATATTTGATGGCGTATCCAGCTATTCCTACTCGTTCAGTTATTTGCAGCAGCATCCAACTCGACCCTCGGTAGCTATATTTGGTACTACTTCTCCTATATTCTTTTTTGGAGAGACTTTAAACGCTCTTCACGTCGATGCTGCTCTAGGAGAGTGGCAGCTTTATGGAAATGACGGAGTAAGTCTGGTTGCGTTTGGCGGATTGAATACCAACCTCAGATCCAATCGTGAGGTGGTATACGGAAACGACAGCTACGCACTTACTCTTGGACCAACGACGATCTACGACACTATCGGCGTTACTGAGATATCTGTTGGTATTAGTGCTCTAGATACATTCCCAGAATCCGGAATTTACATGAGAGTAGGTTACGGCCTGTATCAGCACAGTTCGAATCCGGCCTGCATGTTGGAAATTCGTGGAGCTCCAAACGACGCTTGGGCAATAGTGTCCAACGGCTCTGTATTGGCGGCAGGTGTGCTGTCAGCCCAAGGAATAGGCACCCTGGTACAAAACTACACCAGAAGCAATGGCCTACCTGGAATAAGAACGATAGGCGTAGCAGGAGCAGCGTCGTGAATACAATTCCGCATTTAGAATGGCGTAATTTAAACGCAAGTAGAAACTATCCCTTTTTGGATAGCAGCACTCTTTCTTTTAGCTCCGGCTTTTTGCCTCAGAGCTGGATTGTAGACGCAAGAATATATGCAAGAGGTAACTATGCGTCTGAGCAGCCCTGCTATGTCAGCAGAGTAACCAGGACTGATGCTATGGTTGCATTACAATTAAGCTCAGCAGCTGGAGACGTACTGGGAGAGGCCAAGATAGAATTTGGCTCTACCAAAGAACAAATATCGATATTTGACTCCGAAGGCGTACTTGGAGGATGCTTGGTAATCGATCCAAGTAAAAGCTTCTTGCTGCAATCCGTGGACGAAGGACAATACGAACTTACTCCTGAGGCTGCCACCTTTTTGCCAGCTGTTTGCGAGTACCTGCCCAAAAACCAAGTTCAGTCTTTGAATGAAAAGTCCGGCGATATCACTCTGACGGGTAACGAGGGCATTAGAGTAGATCGACTGGACTCCAACACTATTAAAATTAGCGTTCTAGGTGATCCTCACTTCACTAGATACGAGTGCGTAGATCCCAACTACCCTCAGTCTGAAGTCTTGAACCTTAACGGAATATTCCTAAAGAACATAACTTTAGTGCACTATGTAAAAACTCTCGAGGGTTCCTTGGTTGGACCGTTTGCAACTAAGTTAAAACAAAAAGCGGATGGTTCAGTGGTGCTTTCGTTGAAGACAGCCGCCTTCAACCCGATACAAGATACTAGGGAACTTAGACCTGCTTTCCGTATAACTACCGAGGGCAATTCGATTATCTTTAGCATGGCGGGAGGTTAAAGTGTACGACGCCTTTAGTAGCATATCCTATCCCTTAGCGTCCATTGCAGGCAACAGTAGTCAAATAGATGCTTTGCGCAAGACTTTAGTTGACTTTAAAATATATGTAACCGGCGATTCTTTTGTAGAGGCGCCATTTGTAGAGCTGGCATCACTGCACAAAGCTCCAGGTCAGCCGCTGAGGGTAAGAATAAACTTATTGGTTGGGCCTACTGTGATAGGTAATCCAGTACTGGAATTTGCAGACGATGCTTATGCTACGCAGGAATATGTGCGATACCATTTTGATTCGCAGGACTTTCCTACTTTAGCTGCATACTCCGTTGAGGGTTATATCTGCTTTAGCAATCTTCAAAACCTGTTTACTCCCTTTGCTGCGGCTGAGCCTATATTTGTCTACGCTGCATTTGAGCCAAGCACGGCAGTAGCTTTGTGCAAGCAACGAGTTAATGAGATAACTTGTAGAAGCGCTTTGCCTTTACTGCAGCAAACCGACACTCTTAGATATACCGACGAATCCCAGCCGGTTGTAGGCGACGTGAAGTTGGTCGCCGGGGACAATTGCACTATCTCGGTTCTCACTAATACTCGCACTGTGATAATAGGCGCTCAGCAGGGTGCAAACGACTCTCAGGCTGAGCAGTGTGGACCGTGGGTAGAAAAAATTAACTCCAAGGACATACTGTGCAACGAGGGAATTTACAGCATTTCTGGAGTGGAGCCTGACGCAAATGGCGATGTAAAGATTGTCGCACAAAGTCCATTGGCAGTCAGTGCGTTTACAAGAGCAGAGCTGAACGCTGTAAATGCTGACTTCCTTAACAGTTCGGTTTTGTCTGGCTTTCCGCATATAATACGCTTTATATACGTAGGGCTGCCTCAAAGTTCAGATAATCCAAACGTATTTAACTGCCAGTAAGGATCTATATGAGCCTAGATAAATGCATTCCTATTCCACCAATTACTGGACCGGGCTGCGTATCGCTACCTGTCTCTGTAGATTGTGACTCAGGTCAAATCCCTGTTGAGATATGCATACCGGATCCAAGAGATCCCGATGGGCCAAAATGCGTTAACGATAACGCCAGACGTCCTTGGCCGACTCCACCCCCTGCAGAGATAGGCTGTAACCCAGTAAGCTTACAAGTCACCAACACTCCTGCAGCAGAAGACGATCCAGATCAGACTATTCGACTGGAGGGCGGAGTATCCTACATTTCAGGCGACGCCTGTTTGCCGCAGGTGAATTTAAACTTGGTAGTGCCGCCCAACATTGCTTCTGGCGGAGGCTCTCCAAACATAAGCGGCTTTGGATATACCACTTATGCAGATTGTGCACGAGTAGGCCCCACACAAAATGATCGCTACAAAACTCCTCAGGAGTTCTTTGCGAAGGCAACGGGAGCTGCCGCATTTGTACCTAAAACATTAGGAGAGATGGGAAACAATGCCTGCGAACCTCTGTGTGACGCTAGATCTAGATATGGGGCGCAGGTAGCGAAGTTTAACTTGATAGGGCCTCTGTTAGCAGAGATAACCGGCTCAGTTCCCCAAACGTACCACAATATAGCCGGCAGATCTATTGCAACTGGGTGGTCGTATGCCTGGACTCCGTCCTTCTGCGTAACGGCTGCAAATATGTGTTTGCCTGCCTGCTTTCCAGCCTCTTGGGCAAACTACAATACATCGCTGCCTTATACCGCGGCTTGGAACAACAAAGAGATGGTGTACGACAAGTATCTAACGCCTGGAATAAGTCTTGAGGCGCAGGTTAAAAAGGGGTATAAGCCTGTACCTGTTATGAACGGAACTCAGGTGCTTATGTACGGCTGGATTCCCTGGGGAGTACTTGAGGGAGAAAGCGGACCTGTTCCCAACTACGACGCATGTCAGTGTCCTATGGTTTGGTTCTTTAGCGAACAGGTGGCTTTTGACGGAGACTGTGAAGAGGGCGTAGGTACAGATGCTGGCCTCACCTCCATGTTGCCTACTCGTTCTATAACCTCAGCAGGAATGTTCTTCGGATCGCCCGACAATGCCAATCGAGTTTAAAAGCACAATTCAGAGATATTCAATTCAAGCTGGAGTAGTTCCTACTCCGGCGGAACTGTATCCTGGAGAGCTTGCTTTAAACCTGGCTGACGGAAAACTATTTACGTTAAATATAACCGGGTCAGTCATAGATTTGACTGCACTCAACAGTCAATTTAGTCTATCTGGATCGTTGGACGGAGATCTGCTCGTATTCAATGCCACTACTGGCAGATACGAAGCAACTCCGGCTAAAGACGTTCTAGACGGAGGATCTTATTAATGGCCAACCTATCTATAAATTTCATAACTACTACTGTTAGAGAGGGAAATCAAGATCCTCACTATAGAGTTCAGATCACTACTGGTGTCAGCGGCACTACGGGTTCTTTCGTTGACGGCAATTTGCTTTTAATTAAACGTAAGAACGATTTAGAAGGACCAGTAGACGTTTTTTACGGTATTGTTAAGGCCGTGGATTTCTCTATGTTTAGAAAGGCTGCCCCTAATGCAGGGCAGGATTTCTATAGAGCTAACGCGTGGAATCTGGTTTTCTACAACCAACAGACATTAAACGATGCAATTAGTTTAATGAAGAACCAGATAGACATACTATCAGAAGACATATCTATACTTACTAAGTACACAAACCGAAGATCGGAAACACACAACTCGCCCTCATTTTAAGGTAATAACATGAAGAAGTTTGCAATGACGTACTCTACGGTACACGGGCTACTAAACAACGCAGAGGTAAGAGCCGTAAGTCCGGTCATCAAGGCTGCCTACGATGCCGTCGAGACAGAGACCTCCGCTCAAGGCTGCTCAGCTTGCGCAAAAAGAAAACGCATGAGCGACGCTGTAAATCAGCTGCTGGCTCAGCTTCAGGGATCCTCCGAGCTAGAGCTAGATAGAATTAAGAAAGCCTTAGGGGTTGAAGTCCTGGTTTTTCCAAACGGACTTAGTTTCATAGAGCGCTGATGGGCGTTTTTAATCCGGCAATTGTATGTTGTTGCGACCAGGGATTGAACCTGTGTTGTTTAAGTGTAACTTTGTCTAAAGTTTGCCCTACCTCAGAGGAAGACCCCGAAAATTGCGGCATGGTGCCCGGGGATCCTCAGACTGTTACCTGGTCTCAAAAGTTTAGATACTGTGTAGCAAAAGAGGAAGACTGCAATTGCCAGATACTTGTACAAGGTACTACTCCTCAGCCTGACGGGGCTACACCCGGCCCAGGCGGTTTCGTGGAGCAAGATGTAATTGATTGCCAAGCGTCTTACTTTGCGGACGTAAAATGCGATAGTCCAGAAGCAGAAGAGGCATGCAGCGGCGGTCAGGGGATATGTCCTAATTGGATATGCGGACCGTGCGAGCCTATCATTAGCGGCTGTGTAATATCAGAGGACGGTACTTGTCCTCCTGTTCCGCAGTGTGAGCCGAAAGACTGCTGTACTCCGCCGCCAATCGAACTATGCTGCTGTAGGACTATAGTGAATGGCTGTATAACCAGCGCTAGTTGTGAGCCTTGCCCCGCAGTTCCTACTTCGGGAAATGGGCAAAATGGAACGGTGTGCGGACCCGTCTCCAACTGCGATGAGTGCGATGCTGAGCTTAGCGTAGGCATAACTACTCTATGCTGTTCTAGTTGCTATTATTCGGACTCAGCCGCCTACGGAGATCCCAATCCAGGAGATGGTATTCCGGAAGGGTGGGCGGCATCCTGCCCGCCTGGCATAACTACATGTTGCAACGATTGTCTGTCCGGAACTTGTGAGGGCTATGCGTGCATGCCTCCATGCTCTCAAGGGCCCCCTGCTAATATATGTCCATGTCCGCTAGCCCCTACATCTCCAGGATGTACCGCTTTTCAAGCGCAGCAACGCTCTACCTACGGTAATATGGAAAACTCCGCAGAAGGCAACTATCTTAAAGGGCTCATATACGATCCTAGTACTGGCACTTATCGACAAAATACCTTGTTGTTTTTTGGATATGGATACAATCAACTATGAAGGCATTTCACTCATTTAGGGCGGACAAGTTCTTACCTTATCTAGATATGATTGGCGGTAGGGAACTTATAAAGCCAGCGGTCTACATAATGGCATTGTCAGCTGCAACCATACGAAAGCACCATGATGATTTTACCTTGATCACGGACGACGCAGGTAAAGAATTGGCCGAAGAGTGCCAGCTACCGTATAGCAGCATATTATCAGTAGGAAAATCTTTTAATTCCGATCCTTGCGTTTGGATTCAAAGCAAACTACATACTTACCAAACTATCAAAGAGCCATTCGTACATTTCGATAACGACATATTTCTATGGGAGCCGTTACCAGCGGGGTTTTTGGATAACGAGGTAGTCGGATTCCACTCCGAGACATTCTTATGGTACAAGTACGAACTGTATAGAAAAGAGCTTTTAGAGGCAGGTATATCCTTACCTGCATTGAGAGAAACTCACTGGACTAACCGAATGCCGATAAACATGGCAATATTCGGAGGTCAGAACTGGCAAGCAATAAATCAGTACGCTGAATTCATAGATGAATATCTGCAGGACCGCAACTATATGCGAGACGCAACGGAACAGCAGAAATCTGCCTTTGAAAGAAGTATTGCCTTGGTAGAGCAGATGTGGGTTAGTTACCTGATTCAAGATAGGATGAAAGTACCTATTACCACGCTGCTTACGGAAGAGAATATACAAAGAGGAGAGGGTGACCTTAAGCTCACGCACTTGCATGGGTTCAAGCAAAAGGCCATGAAAGAAGGTAAGACCCTGGAGCTACTGATTAAGTTAGACAGCAAGTTGAAGGAAGTAAACCCTGCAGTACACTCTGCCGTACAGAAGTACGTCACTGCAGAAGTCGATATCTCTGCGATGATAAAGGAGCAATCTAATGGTCAGAATCTGTCCGAATAAAAAGCACGAAGTTACGAATGACGGACTATGCGTCTTCGTAGAAGGTCCGTCCTCGTTGGCGCTGACTTCTCCTGAGGCTCAAAGAATGGTCTTTAATTACGTTAAAGAGTCTGGGCTTCAGGGCTACGGCATGAATAAGTTTATACCTAACGCAGATGCAAAGATCGAAGGACCTTACTCGTTCCAAGGCCACTGGCTTCTGCTGCCAAGCCAATGGAATAGAAACTCCATTCGCGTATGAGCACCACGTTGTCAAAGTCCGAAGAGAAGCTGTTCGTCCATAAGCCCGAGTGGGAGGCCAAGCTGCTCCCTGTCTGCGAGGCACTTAAGCTATCCGGATTTGATATAGCAATCATTGCGGACATAATGCGTCAGCTTCAGTTGGAGTCCGTGCTTCCAACTAAATTTTCAATAGTCAATAACCGGTATCTGGTGTACAAGCACGACTTGGTTTACGATCTGGTTAAAGCTCAACCGCTGTTTGAGCAACCCAACGAAGCCAAGAAGATGGCAGTAATATTCTGGCTCTGAGGCTAACAATGAAAGTGAAGTTGCGTAACAACACGTGGGAGTTGGTAAGGACGGATCTCCAAGCAAATATTCGCGGAGAGATAGATCCGCCCTCCTATGTCAAGAAGCGCATAAAGCTTTCAAACAAGTTGTCAAAGCAAGCAGAGGTACTTGAGGTGCTGTTGCACGAATGCCTACACGGCTGCTTCTGGGACATGGATGAGGAAGCTATAGATAAGGCAGCCTACGACATAGCAAAAGTTTTACACAAACTAGGCGCACGGATAGACGTAGACTCAGTACCACAAAAAAGAGCTAACCCTAGGTGACACATATGGATACGATGAGTTTGGTATTTATGGGCCTGCTGATCTTGACCACGCTGTTAAATATGGCCGTGATATTTGAGATGATTTATGATATAGTTATGGCACGATATAAGCGAAAGTGCCCGCATATATCCATAGCTCTCAAATTCGGCACTCCAAGGAGCAGGGGATAACATGGCCAGCATTAGCAACATTCAAGAAGTCGACGTAACAGTATCGTTTAAGTTCACCAGTGGCGCAGACGTCCAAGTCCGCAATATCGTATGGAGCGTTTCTGACGCAACCATCATTGATGTTGCCGTAAGCGTAGAAGACGCAGCAAAAGCAGTAGTAGCTTCCAAGGGTCCAGTTGGCGTCGCCAAGGTCCTTGTCCAGGCCGAATACGCTCAAGTCGCCGCTGACGGCGTAGAGACCGTATTCCCGGTAGCTGGCGAAGCCGAGGTCATCGTTACCGAAGCCGGCGTCGTTGTGGCAAACTTTGAATTTGGCGAGCCCAGAAACCGCTGATATACTAACTACTGTAGGCCGATGAGTCCTATTTAGGAGAGACGTTCTCTCCGCTCGCATGTCGGTACTACAAATAGCAAAACCCAGGGCCAAAGCCCTGGGTTTTGTTTATATAGCACTTAGGTTTTATACCAGCAGGTCTTGTATTATTCTTGACTGGGCTTCGCCTTCGGCGCGTACTTTTCTCTATAGTAGTCGGCGTGCTCGTCTGTATAGATCCCTGCTGTGGGCACCCAACTCGGTAGCCACTCGGGACGTATTAAGGTCATTGTTGCAGGGTCAAACCCAGACTCTACCCATTCCTCGTCTCGGGTTAGCGGCATATCGATCTTGTCCGGTTCAGCGTCTATGCGCTCTTTATTAGCTCGGTATACCTGGCTTGGAGAAACCCCAAGAGAGTCCAAGGCCTTAGTTAGATTTGGATACTTTTTCCCCTCTTTATCGATAACATGCCTATCTAGGGAGTAGTCTCCTATGCCTTTAACTGCTGCGCCGCTACCAGCTCCAATTAATGCACCCATAAGAGCACCCTTGAGTTTAGACTGTCCTCGCAATGCATTAATCAAAGTGCCTATACCCGCACCTGCTAAACCGCCACCTCCGGCATAAATACCGTAATTGGCCAGCTGATTGCTACTTGGATTTAGTATAGGGAAATATACGGGAGCCTTGTTGGGGTTATCTACTTGCGGCCTACCGGCCTTCTTAAGCATACGCTGAATATTGTTTGCTACTTTAATCATCTTATTAGTCCTTTATTATTAGCTGACGCTGAATACTGTTTGCTACTTTAATTAGCCCATCAAGCCTTTTCTTACTAGCTGGCGCTGGAAGTCTCTGGCCATCTGAGCCTTTAGTCTAGGGTCGCTGAAGAGCTCGACGTCTCCTAGGTCGGCTCCTACAGGAAGATCTTCCATCAGGTCTTCGATCTCTTTGTTCTTTCTGGTTCGGCTTCCATAGCCATACAGCAATCCGCCTAGGCCTCCAGCTGTACCGCCAATCAAGGCACCTAGAGGAGCACTCTTCTCCAGTAGGGCTCCAGTGCCTGCACCAGCGCCTGCGCCTAGTAGAGCGCCCATGAGTCCAGTTCCTAGCCCGGCCCAGGTTGGACTGGACAGTTGGCTGGAGATTGGATCTGCCTCAGTGGGAAACAGCATTGGGAACATCTGAGCCTTAGCTCTGTCGACTTCAAGCTGCTCTTCTGGCGTAAAGTATCTCTTGCAGCCAAATCCAGGAGTGCACTTGATGGGTACATCTAGGATAGTATCTGAGGCAAAGGTGTTGGCCTCTTTGGTCTTATTGCCCCAGTTGTCAGCTCCAACCTCACGGCACTTGGTTACCGCACCTGAGGCATAGGCCGAGGGCCATACGTCATATCTGGCCTTTACCTTACGAGTGCAGGCATCGTCCTTTTTCTTTTCTTCTTCGGACTTCTTGCCCCAGCTGTCACCTCTGCCCTTTTCCTTGCATGCTCCAGGAGTCGGACGACATGCAGGATAATCTCCTCGCTCCTCGCCAGAAGACCGTCCGCAGGCCTTGTAGCCTCCGGATCCATCCGGTGCATTGCAGTCCACCCAGCCGCCCCTAGAGCCCTTTTCGCCCTTACGACTGAACCAGTCGTGCAGAGACTTCTCCTTGCTGGCCTCACGCTTGGCTTCGGCCTGCTTTAGTAACATTGTTGTAATGTTGTGGCTAATTGAAATCATTTGCTGAGTCCGTTGGCGAAGTTCTGTACGAATTTGTTCCAAGCTCCGTTGTCTTTGTTTACCAAAGGAGCGTTGTTAAGCTCTAGCATCATTTTTGCCAGCCGTCTTTCCACGTATGCCTTTACGTCTTCCTGAAAAGCCAGCTGATCCTGAATCATGATCTGCATAGCTTCCGAGGTATCCGCGTTAGATTCCACGTTTGCTGCGTAGTCACCAGGTCCCATATCGGCAACCTTGGCTAGTACTTGCGGAGGCCGGTATAAACCCTGCTCCTTGCACACTTCTCCAATGTACCTACGGACATCGGAGCCCAGGCGTTCTGGCGTGCTGCTGTCCAGCATGGTCAATTCGGTGATTGCCCAGGCGCATTCATAGACATCGGCAATATCAAACACATCGTAGCTTAGCGGAGTACCGTTAAGCACATTTGCCGTGTTCATGAATGTCGATACGTCCGAGTGAACGAGGTCGGACGTAAGGGAAGTCCAAAGAGACCAAACTTTGTCTGTACTGATAGCTGGAATATCGGATACCCCGAAACCTTCCTCAATTTCTTGGCGGAAGGCTTCTGGGTCCATATCAAAGATTTCCTGGCCGTACGAGTCCAAGACCATAACGAGGAGCGTGGTCCCGACGGTATCACGACTGCGCCAGAGTTGCTCATAGGTTTGCTTAGATGTTACGGATTTTACAGGCATTACTTTTATTTAACTTTACTTAGAAAGTCATTGAGCAAGAGGCTGCCGAGTTGCTGGCGAGCTGGCTCAGGAAATTTGCCTTTCATAAGCGCTGTATCTATAGCGTTAATTGTTGCGTTCAACTTTTGCGAGAAGTCATCATCGCTCATTGTTTCGTAGAAATCGTCAGGAGAGTATGGAAACTTTAGATTGATTTTCTTTCTATTTTTTAGACCATATAATTGCCAAGGACCTTCTCCTTGGTTTGCAGAAGCTTTAATTAAAGCTAGCGCAGTTAAGTTGCTTGCTACTTTAATCATTACTGCATTCCTTGGGTCATGCCCATTTGAGAGTTTGCTGCGTTCTGTTCGTGCTGTTGTCGGGCTTGTCTGGCCTTTACAGCTGCTAATCCGGCCTGAGCATCCAAGGCGTCTAGCTTGGCCTGCTCCTTCTTCTCGTTCATTCTAGCCTCGAACGAAGTATCGTCTTCGCCAGGCATAGGGTTAGTGTCGTCAACTGGCATCTGCTGAGGCATCATCATGCCCATGTTAGCTTCCTTGAACAGTCTGTCCACGAAGTCGTAGGCAGTTTCTGGAATATATCCAGCTGTCTTGATGGCCTGTTCGAAGCGCTTTGCTTCTGGCTTCGGCAAAGTTGGCAGTATCTCGGCAGCTTTGCTGCGGTCCACGTTGAATCCATCGGTCTGGCAGTATGACAGGAAGTCATCGCCGGCGATCTTCAAACCCTTCTCAAGCTGGTGATCGCTGATCTTGGTGAGATCGACAGGCATTCCGGTCGTAAGATGAATTACTGTATCGGCAACGGCTGCTGCCTTGGTGACATTTACTCTAAAGCACGCATCGACAGGATGTTGAATGGCTGAACCCCACTTGGTGTTAAGTCCGTGCTTGACATCCAGAGCCTCTAGCGCGCTAGAGATAAGTTCTCCGCTATGGCAGATATCAAACGGCCGTGCATTGAGATCGTTTGCAATCTTCAGCAGCTCGTCCTCAAGAGAGTCCCAACGCATGGTGGATATGGCGCTGAGCCTGTCGGTAATCGCCGTTGCGATCTTGCAGTTGATGTTTGCGTAGACCTCTGGATTGGCCAGCTTGTCCAAGTAGACCGCTGTTTGATTGGCTAACTTTAAAGTATCTGCCTTGGACAACAGTCTGGCGGCTGCTTGCTTTTGAATTGAAATCGGAAACCGACTTCTGTTCTGATAGAGCCATTCTGCACTGGCAGTAGCGGCTTCTTTGGTGTGATCCGGGCAACGCTCTACTCTGGCTCCACGATACTCAAACGAGATTGCGTACGAAGCCGGAATAGTTTCCAGGTCAAAAGCTTTTTTAATCTGTTCTACGTCGCCAGCTATGCCCCAGATCTGAGCAGCTTTAAGCAACTTTGCTTCAGCTTGTTTACTGGTCGAAGAGCTGCTACACTGATTGCCGTAGAAGTAAAGGGCGGAGCACCAGCAGTTGGCCTTTGTGTTTAAGGCAAACTTCTTGTTGAGGCCGTCAGCAAAAGCGTCGGATGGGATGTCTTGCAGGTTTTCCTTGGAGAGTACACTTGCCGACTTTACGTACTCTGGCATTGGTACCTGCTTGATGAAGGCATTATAGTACTTTTTAGAGACGTCATCAGTTATGTCAATCCAGCGACTCATAGATGGTGTTCCTTCGGAAGAGTTCTACTCGACCTTCCATTATACAAAAATCTTGAAACTTCTGGGCTACGACGGGCCTGCTAAGGCAGGTGCTTATGTTCGATGTCCTAAGTGCAAAACAGCAAGTATGCTAGTTTCCAGCCTGTTACCGTTTGAGGGTTGGATGTACTGCGACAAGTGCAAACTAGCATGCGAAGGTTTGCAACTATACGGCCAAGCGTACAAAATCTCAAACCCAGAAGAGTTAATAGACGCTGTTGCAAAGGATCTCAAAGTAAAGTCTGTAAATGTAGAGGATAAAATAGCATACTCCACCTTCTACAATAAACAGTATTTACAGCTTCAAAAGACTTGGCAGGTGGCTAAAGCCGCCATGCACCCAGTAGCAAACAGACTTGCTAGTGGAAGATTAAACGAATTAAACCTATGGCTAGGTCAAGAAGTCTTTAACAGAGGCTTGGCTGCCTGGTTTGGATTTGGATTTAAACACGAATTAGAGGAGCTGCTTCAATCCAGCATTCCCGGAATTGGAAAATCGCCAGACGGTCTTTTGGTAATTCCATTTTATATAAAGCCTGGTTTTATTAGCGGGTTTGGATTTATTGGAAATAAAGACCATATGTCCTATCTAAACTTGTTAGAAGGGCACGGAGGAGGATTCTGTGGGCTTAACGAATGCCATAAGCATGAGTCTGAGTCCGTGCATGTGTTGACTCATCCGCTACAGGCAGCCAGAATAGTTCAAAAATGCGCAGTAGAAAGGTATAACAAACTTTCAATAGTGGCCAAGACTCCCATTGGAGAGCTGGAGCCACTGCTGCTCAACAAGCCAACTGTTATGTGGGTTGACGACCCGGACTCCAGTTTCATGAAGACTTGCATCAAGGCAAGAAACTTCAAGGTGATGATAGATGACACTCCGTACATCTGGAAACCGGCAGAAAAGGTATCCAAGATGTGGGAGGGCAGCTTTATGCCGTCGGTTCACGCACAGATCAAGGACAACAATCTGCTGGACCCTTTAGATTTCTTGGTTACCGAGCTGCTCACAATGGGTTCAGCCAATGCAAGAAACGTCATTGATGGTCTGGAATTGACCGAGTTTCAAAAGAATCTAATCTTGGCTTCCTGTACGGATGAGGTCAGAGCCGAACTAGCTCCACTACTTAATCACATATTGGAATCTCAGCCATTAGTCTTAGACAAGAAGATCTTCTTTGAGAGAGACGGAAAGCTTTGGATCCAGGGATCTCGGGAAGTCGTCGACGAGATTGTATGTAATGCAATTGTGCGCATTTCTCACATCTGCAGAATAAAGCAGGGAGGTGCGGCTGCCATATTTGGAAAGTTGTTATTTGAAGGCAAGGAAATATCGTTTCAGATATCAGAAGACGACATAGAGGAGCAGCCCGGTAAGGTATTGGCCTACATAGCTGCCTCGGCAGGATTGTCTAAGCAGCCATTTGTAGCCGACTCGATATCTAAAAAATACCTCGACATCATAATGAGGCTGAGTTCTCCAGAGGTCCACTCCTCGCAGAACTATGTAGGCTTTGACGCCGACACTGGCAGATTTAACCTACCACGGGTATCTATAGACACCGACCAGATTAGAGTAGGTGTGCCTTTTGTAATGAGTGAGGTCGAGCCCCCATGCTCCAACGTAGTGGTTGAAGCTGGTCTGACGGTCAAGAAGATATCTAATATATTTGAGCACGGTCCGGAGACGGTAGCCTATCTAGGGGCTATGGCGAGCCTAGTGGCAGGAATAAACAACCTCGTAGATCAGAAGCCAAGGACAAACCTGATGCTGGTGGGCAACAAGGGCTCCTTGGCGGAATACATCTTCGACATACTTAGAATAGATTTAGGTCTAGAGCATATAACTCTATCGTCAAGAGACGACGTGGAAATGGCTCAGGCTGTTGCGGAAATGCACCAGGTACCTGTAGCCATCGACGGCATTCGATCTAGAGCCAAGCTGTTGGCTGAGTGGGCCGAAGGGGCCAAGAACAGCATAGTGCTGGCCAATTCGACAGTAGCGTCGGCTATGGCTGCAGACAAGGACTGGGAGTTCCTGAGGGCTGATATAGAGTTTACGGAGGAGACCCGGGCATTAATCAATAGCGAGAACGTATTTCCGTTCTTTATGCAGTACGCTTTGACCGTAAGGCCCACGTCATCCCACTCCATGCTGGACAGTTTGAAGTATCTAGCAAAGAGCCTTGATTTGAACCCCGGAGTATTGGACTCCGCCAAGGTAATGCTGTCGGCTAAAGGTTACATAAACACCAAGTCCTCTGGAGTCCAGCTTATAAACTTCATTCAAGAAGGCGTAGAGCAGGGCATGTTCAAGATGTTTACGGGAGACTCTGCCAAGAAGAGATACGTGGTTTTAAAGAACCCAATGGAGGACACGGTCTCCATAGACCTAACTAACCTCCTGGGCCAGATGCGCTTCTACAATCTACCTGTAGTTACCTGGGAGTCTGCAGTAGGTCACTTAAAGAGCCTAGGTGCCATAGAGGCCCACAAGGAAGACCATCTATTACTGGTGTTTCCAAAGCCTCTTTGGAATAGTCTGGTAGCTGCCATCAAGAGAATGCGCAGTCTAAGACGAGCAGCCTTAACCAGCTTAATAGAGCTGCACTGAATGTGTTAATATAATTTAGTGCTGATTCGCTCTTTAGCGGCTAAATCGCCTCGGTAAAATAGCCGCCAAATCGAGTTAACATAATTTGATGGTTCTTCGCCATCACTCCTGGCACAAAGCCACCCATAATCTTAAGCAAATCTTATTCAACAATAAGCAGCTTAGGGTTATGGGTGCAATAAAGTTTGAACCTATAGCAAAACTTTCGACTTAGCTATTAATCAAATTCGTGCCCGCCGTAATACGTGTTGGGACTACCCATGCTTACGTGCTCGTCTCCGTCCAGGACTTCGTCCAACAGGTTTGGAATCAGTTCTGGATATCTTCTCCATAGGGATATGACGGCAAAAGCCACGGCATGCAGGAAGTCATCCGGCATTCCTGGATTACGACGAATGAATCTCCGCTCGGTTCCGAACATACTTTCGCTGCTTTCTTCGTAAACAGCCAAGAAGTGATTCATTATGTTCTCTCCAGCCGAATCTACCAGGCTGTCGTACTGAGGAAACCGAATGTTCTTGTTCTTGATTGCAAGACATACGGCCGCAATGACCTTGCTTTTGTCCAGGTTGTAGTAGCTGGTAGGATTGATATCAGTCGGAGGAACAAACTGCAGCAGAGACTTGATACTGCCACTTGCCGCATAACGGCAATTGATCAGCCGAGAGTCAGGCACTCCTACGCTGCGCATGATGCTGAGTCTTACTTCGCCTGCGACGGCAACGTCGTGTGCGATGGCGCTGCAATTAAATGCATTTGCGATGTCGATGACTTCCTTGGTTTCCAGGACAGAATCGGTCATGGCCTGAAACACGTGCCCGAAAATAATGTCAATCTTGTCCTCGACGGGCAGATAGCAAGCCACGGCGGCTGCAGTCATCGACTGAAACCGACTACCTTTTCCACCCCAGTCAACTCCAAGAACTCTATCTGCGTATTTGTGCGCATTTACGCTATTGTCTTTGGAGTTAGGGGCCAGTACGCACACCTGCTTTAGCTCAGTCTGACTAACCAGCCTTTGTCCTTCGTCGCAAGCCTCACCCAAGACTTCGTTTATGAACGTGGCTGGGCTGGTCAACTCTCTCTTAAGGACCAAGGAACGCCAGTTCTTGGGATTGGCATAGTGTACGGGAGCGATTACCTGAGGAACATGGTAGCTAGGAAAGGTAGCCGACTTCTCCTTGTACTTGTGGACCCAGAAGCCCTTCTCCGGCTCTAAAGGCCTATGGCATTTGGCGCAGCAGAACCCCTCAGGTCTAATCATGTCAAGAACTCCAAGCCCAGGTCCAGAACCTTCAACGGTAGGAATGTTCCAGTGATTGCAGGTTTCGCAACGCATGAACCATTCTGCCTGGCTGGACTGAAGCCGAAGCTGTTCAATAACGTTGTCGATGGTCTTGCTGGTGCCTGCATACATTTCCGATCTTTTTTCGGATGCAGACATACACTCTCTGACGATATCCAGGAATTCCGGATTGAGATCCTGAATCTCGTCCATTCTTATTCCGTCCACGGCAAGACCACGGATTCTGTCCACCGACAACTTGGCGAACGAGAACCACAACTCCGACCCGTTCTTGAAGGTCTTCTGCATGACGGAATCGACGCAGTTCTTGTCCATCAGTTGGTCCTTGATGTAGGACTCGTGGACAAACTGCCGTATGTACTGGTGACTAAATCTTCTAATCTGCTCGAATTGCGGAGCCATGTACAGAACTTTAAACCTGTTGATGGCTGCTGCTTGCAACACACCTTGGGCGGCAATGTGTGTGGACTTGCCGACCTGTCTGGCACATACCAGTAAAGTACGATCAGGAAGATTCGGATAGAAGAGAGGCTCAAAGAACTTGTGCTTTACCAGAGTGAACGGCCGACCGTTCAATCGCAGCATTGAAGTCAGTCGAATTGGCGAGGAGTTGTTGAGATCCAGATAGAACTTGAGGAACTTTGAAAATTCGTTTATATCAAGTCTACTGTTGAGCTCGGCCAACTTCTCCGGCGCCATCGAGAAGATCTTGTCGTCTATGTCGTCGACTTCACAAATCGATTTCATGTTCTGGGCCATGTCGACTACCCATCGAGGCGCAAGAGCCTTGAGGTCTACTTTGGCCTTTTCTTCGCTAATCTTATTGGAGTCGTTCATGCAAAATGCTCAAAAACCCGAGGACGTCATTCTCAGGATTGTGCGGGAATTCATAATTGCAGCATATACTCTTTTCATATTGCTGGCAACTGGATTCATCGTGGTAGGTAAATTCACATTTGATGTCTTGTATCGCATAGTGGAGCAGTACAAGCATAGACAGCAAGAAAAGAAGTATGTAGAATGTGCCCCTCCAAAACAAGGTAACCAATGACAAACAGAATCAGATCAGAATCTCCCGACGAGTTCCTAAAGAATGCCGGACTCACTGGCTACGATCCAACCCTTACTCCTAAAGAGACTACGCCTACAATCGACAAACTGAAGATCAAGTCTTTAAACCAGCCTAAGGACGGAACAGAATCCAAAGACTGCAAAGATTGTGAGTAAGGAACCGCATTGTTCGCCCTCATTTGCATAATTTTCCTAGTCTTCTTCTTCATCAATCCCTGCCTCACTTTGTCAATTGCCTTGTTGGCTTTAATCGGCTACGGCATACTTAAAAAATGATCGACTGGACTCTAACTGTAATCTTGTCTTCCGTGGTACTCGGATCCATGTCCTACATGGCCGTATGGGGAATGCACAATTTTGAAATCACCGTTGACACCATTATGGCATGGGCAGATAGGCAGGAATCTTTCCTGCAGAAGATGATATCCTGCCCGATCTGCTTTGGTGTTCAGATGACTCTGGCCTTGACGTCTATGCACTGCTTGGTATTCGGACTTGGATTGTGGAGCTGGGTATCTATATCCTTGCTTGGCAGCTTGACAGCCCTGTTGATGACTCGGCTGGATCCGCTTACTGACCGTAAATAAGCAAACTTAAATCGTAGCCGTATCCGGAATGTCCGGAGGCTGTTTACTTCAAATGTCGAGATAACACGAATGCCAAAACCAATACTTGCATTTTGTGCCGACCTGCAGGCTAGGGAGTCTGCGTATAGATCGGTAAAGGAATTGCGAGGCGACGACCTATATGCATTGGCTCAGGTCGTAGACAAGTGCCTGGAGCTGAATGTTCCACTGATTCTCGGCGGCGACCAGGTCGATACACCGACCATTGGCGACGAGCATACCGTGGAGCTGCGGAAGATACTGACTAGGCTACCGGTTCAAAGCAGCTGGTACGTGGACGGCAATCACGAACGGGGATTCAAGCGACTATGTCTCGAGGGCGGGAGCGCAGCCGTTTCCAACAACCTTGAGCAGGCTCAGCAGATCAAGCTTGGCAACTATACGGTAGCCGGCTACAACTGGCGAACTAGGCGGCAATGGGAGGCCTATCTGGAGTCCAACACTCTGGTCGATGCCGATATCCTGGTGCTGCACGGTTTTGCATCGCAAGTCGTTCCTGCACTTGGACTTCCGCCAGACGAGGCACCTTTGTGCGACATGGACCTAAACTGGTTTGACGGAAAGTACCGCTTGGTCCTCATGGGCGACATTCACATGGAATGGGAGTGGCGAGGATCCAAGGGCACTCGCTTCTTGTACTCCGGCTCTATGTGGATGCACCGCCTTGGCGAACCTGAGAACAAGTCGTTCCTGGTGGTTTACGACGATCTCAGCATCGAGAAGGTGCCGCTGCGATGCCGGCCATTTCTTAGGACTGATGTTAAGAATGCAGAAGACCTGAAAAGAATTCAAACGTGGCTTGACAACGCAGTCAAGGCCCCATACGTTTCGGACATGCAGCAGTACATGGGCAACAAGCTACCCAGACTGCATGCGACAATACCTTCTGACGTGCTTGCCGAGCTCAGCGTTGGGCTAGACGCATTCAGAGAAAAGGCATTTGTATTCGAGAAGGTGGACACATCTCACGATAGGGATCTATCCGAGATAAAGGGATCCCTGGACGAAAAGGTAGATTTGAGTACCGCACTCGGTAAGCTCGTAGATGAGCAGAATCCGACAGATCAGGAGGCGGCGGAATTCGTAAAGCAGGCAATGGAGCTTGGCTTCGACGTCGCCATGGATAACTTGAAGAAAAAGGTAGGAATCTAATGCCAGCAAAGACTAAAACCAAAAGACCAGTAAAGAACTCTACTGTTGCAGTAAAGTCTCGGTCAAAGACTCCGGTCAAGACCAAGCCTCAGTCGACCAACTCTCTTAAGGGTAAGAGCAAGAGCGAAATTCGCGTAATGATCGCAAAGGACGTGCTTGCTCAACTTAAGTCCAAGTCCTACTGCGCCATGCAGGGATGCTGGGTGGAGGACAAGAAGCTGGGCGGCTTTGACGACTACTGCACCGTGCAGTTTGAGAAAGACGAGAATGTCAAGGCTGTTTCAGCAAGCGAATACGTAGGCAAGTTGAAAGCCTGCAAGGTCTGCGCTCTTGGCAGTATCTTTGTGTCCCAGGTACGAATCGGAGACGACTTCAAGCTGTCTGACGTGCAGAATGCGTATGACGTATTTGAATGGCTGGAAAACAGTCCTCTTAAGCGCTACTTCTCGGTGAATCAGTTGGAGCTGCTCGAAGCGTGCTTTGAAGGACACCATGGAATGTACGGAGACAGCATGGATGGCGTCAACGAATTGGTATCCGCCTCCTACGAATCTCAGTTTCCTCAAGACAAGGACCGACTGACTGCAATAATGAAAAACATCGTGCGTAACAACGGAAAGTTCATTCCCGAACAGGATTTGACTCTAGAAGGCGTTTTGAAAGCCGCTAACATCGACTATTGAGGAGTTTCACATGAGCCTTATTGACCGCATTCTCAACGGCGATTTTGACGACGAACAGGACAGCGTTCCATCCGTGAAGACCAGCAGTATGCGTGGATCCGAAGGCACCAAGCCTCGTCACACAGACCCGACTGACGAACCGTTGGAGGACGAAGAGGACGACATGACCGAAGAAGAATTTGAGGACATTCCTTCCGAGGAGGTTGACGACGAGGGTCCTGATGTTATTATGGAGGCCAACTCCGACATCCCCTCAGACGAATGGATGAAGGAGTACGCAGCAGAAAACGGATTGGATATCGAAGAACCTGAGCCGGCATTGGCTGCGCCGACTCAGTATGTGGAAAAACCCAAGCAGTCCAAGGTTAGAGAAATCAACAAGAACAAGAACATGACTACTGAAAACACCAACAACACCGCAGAGAGCACTCCCAAGCAGTCGACCACCAAGACCTCCACGGAGGCCAAGAAGCGCGGCGCTCCGTACAAGCTCACCGAGCACGCTGAAGAGGTTTGCCGGCTCTACAACGAGGGCGTCGGAGCAAAGACGATCGCAGAGAAGTTCGGCGTTTCGGTCAGCTGCGTCATCAACACGCTGAAGCGCAACAACATCTCCATCCGTCCGAAGGGCCGTCGCAAGACCAACGACTGAGATTTAAAACATGAAGCTGCTCTCCCTGAAGGGCAGGAACATCGGTCTCCTCAAGGGAGACTTCGAGTTTGAGTTCGACGACGCACTGACGGTCATCACTGGACCGATCGGCTGCGGCAAGTCAACCATACTCACGATGATCCGAGCGTCCCTCACCAACTCGTTTCCAGGGAACGCAGGTAGCTGGGCCTCCTGGGGTACACCACCCCAGGAGGCCTGTTACTTTATTGCGTCCTGGCGCATCGGAAACAAGGTTCTGCATATTGCAAAGGCGGTCTCTGGCGAGAAGAAGTTCGGCACTCTGAACATTCCTAGACTTAGAATCGAGCACGATGACGGAAAGGTCGAGGAGGTCTTTGCCTCCAAGGAAGCTCTGGAAAAGACTCATGCGCTGATTCCAGTTCCAGCCAGCATTATCGACGGCCACCTGATCGTGGACCAGGATTCCATCACGGCTCCTGTGTCGTCCACTCCTGCGAAGTTTAAGGAAATTATTCATACTCTCACCCGTACCAATGAGCTTGAGACGCTCAGAGGCCAGGTGCGAGATGTGATGATGTCTGTCACGGTTCCGGATGTACAGGGCCCTTTGCTGGAGGCCAAGACAGAACTGAACCTGATGCAAGGCGAGGCAAATCGCATCGAGTCCGAACTGACAGAGTTGGCTCGTCAATACAACTCTATGCAGCTGCAGGAGGTGTCTGCCCGCTTGGATATCCTGGACAAGATCAAGAAGAATGACGATAAGCGAACGCAGCTGGAGGCCAACCGGACTACGGCAATGTCTGCTTATTCGCAGTTGCAGCAGCAGCTGAAAGTCCAGGAGACTGCAATAGGACAACTTCAGGTAGAGCGTGCTGCGAAGGCTGCAGAGGCAGAAGAAGCCAAGAAAGCTTTGTACTCTGCAGATATGTTGCTTACTGCCAACAAGCGCAAGGAGGCGCTGTTGGACAGTGCGGTCAATCTTGCCGCAAAGCTGCAGGAATGCATGGCTAGCCAGCCGGCGCAACCTGCAGATGAGAGGCCTCAGCTTGGCGCCGACACTTGGCTGCTTGATCGCATTTCCGAACTTAAGCAGGAACTGATGCTGATGCAGAAGCGCCTGGAATTGATCGAAAAGGGTCAATGTCCAGAATGCGGCACCAGCACTGCGGTCTGTGCTCACGACCTTGAGCAGATCAAGGAAGCGATTGCACAAAAGACGGCTGAGGTAAACTTGGCCGTGCAGACTCTTGCCGAGGTACGCAGAATAGAAAAAGAATGGCAGGGCTACGAGAAGGCTGTGCAGGAAGCAACGCAGTGCGCTGAGACTACTATGGCTAAGGCCATGGAGGTCGACCAGGAGCTGCAGACAATGCAGGATCTGCCGAAGATGACTCCCGAAATCAAGGCTGCTCTAAGCAGAGTGGCTAGCAATTTCGACATGCTGGAGCGTAGTGTCAGTTCTGCAGAAAACAGCATAAGCGCCGTCAAGGGCCACATTCAGTCTCAGATTGACATGATGTCCTTGATCGACACTCAACTTGCAGACATACCTCCTGCTAGGTTTGATGCAAATGAGTACGCCAGTCTGGAAAAGCGAAATCAGGACGGCTTGGCCATAAAGCAGAAAGCAGCAAAGCTAGAGGGTAGCCAGGAATCTACCTTGCAGGGTCTCGATAGGGCAAAAGCGAAGGTTGACGCACAGGAAAAGCGAGCAGCCTCGGTCAAGCCAATAGAAGACTTTAGGAGGATTCTGGACAAGGTCAACACCATTCTGATGAAGGATGGCTTGCCTCGTCTGCTGTCATTGCAGTACATGCAGAAGCTCAATGAGCGTCTGGCGTTCTATTTGCGTACGATCAATGCCGACTTCTCGGCCTTTATCGACGAGAACCTGGAGTTCATGGCTCGAAAGTCCGACGGCCTGGTTCACCACGCCAAGAGACTTTCTGGCGGTCAGAAGCAGCAGGCTAGTGTCTGCTATCTCCTGGCCGTGAATGATGTGTTTGCCAGCACTCTCGGAGTATTGGCCCTGGACGAGCCTTCAGGCGCGATGCAGGAATCCAACTCCCGAGATCTGGCTGAGGCGTTCAACTATCTGGCCAAGATGGGCCAGCAGACCGGACGCCAGTTCATTGTAATCACTCACAGCAACGCTCTTGCGGCACTAGGCTGCAAGAACATCTCCTTGGAAGGTCACGAGTAATGCCTACCATTGCCCATGTCACTCTTTCGGCTGATTGCGTCGAGGCGATCAAGCTCATCACGAAGGTCGATTTTCAGAACACGCAGTGCGTTCCGTCGGCCCAAGCCTACACTCTGGCGAAGAAGATTAGGAACTTCTTGACTGTTCGCAACCGGGACGAGTACACTAAGTTCATGAGCTACTACAATCTGGAGGAGCTCATCGAAAGTAACGCTTTGCTGACCCAAATCGCAGATGAGTTTGCGGATGCCCATCAGCATGACTGCGGCGTAGTCGTAATTCTTCAATAGAGGTGAAGTATGGCCAACAATAAAAAGGTAGTTTTGCAGCGAATTATGCGGTTTATCCGCACTCCGGACGGCCCACACCTGGACGTACTGCAGAAGGAGTTTCGGTATCTGCACAGAAGCCAGGTTCGTGAACCCGGTCGTGCCCCCAGGATTGTCAGCACTCCCGTGGATCTGTATGCCATGCAGGATGGCTGGATGTACTTTCCGTGTGGATTACAGGAGCGCTGCCTACAAGTGTTGGCTAGAGCTGGGTTTACGCCGGAGTACTCCGACCTAAGACCTGGCAAGCTTCCCGTTCCGGATGCCTCTAAGCTGGTCGGGCTTCGGCCCGGCCAGCTGGAGGTAATCCAGGAAATCGTGAGAGCGGACTTCGGCATAGTGGACGCCCTGACAGGTTTCGGCAAGGGCGTGGTGATCGAGAAGGTCATCGAGCTGTACCCAAGGCAAAAGCATGCCGTCATTACCAAGTCGAAGAGCGTCTGCAATCAGCTGTACGATCGACTCAAGAAGGTGTTTCCAAAGGCAGGAGTCTGGAACTCCGATAAGCATTTGGAAGGAAATCCGTTGGTATCAACCAGTGGATCTCTAGGTAGCCTTCCTCTGGAGACCTTCGAGGTAGTTCAGTTGGACGAGGTGCACGAACTGCTGACTCCTTCGTTTCTGGAGTACTATCCGTTATTCAGCGGATGCAAGCTAATCTCCTACTCTGCGTCTCCCGACCAGCGCATGGACAATTCCGCATTGGCCATGGAGGCATACTTCGGAAACAAGATTTCCAAGGTCGACTACCAGGAAGGAGTCGAACTAGGTTTGGTTGTTCCCATTGAAGTATGGAAAGTAAACTGGGGTTGCCAGCCGGTCGACGTACTCAGAAGCTTCAAAAATGACGTGAAGCGTGCTCGCTTAGGCTACTGGGCTAACCTGGCTCGCAACAACGCGATAGCCAGAGTGGTCTATGAGGAGATCCCTGCACGGGTGTCCGAGCAGGATCCCCAGATTCTAATTCTGGTAGACAAGATCGAACATGCCCTGGAACTGAAGAAGTACCTGCCGGATTTTACTTGTGTCTATGGCGAGATGGATGACGCTACGGCACAGGCATTCAAGAAGGCTAAGTTACTTGATGGCGATCCAATCACCAGAAAGCAGGCAGATGAGATTCGCAGTAAGTTCTCTGCAGGAACCTTGAAGAGAGCGATTGCTACAGGTATATGGAGCACTGGAGTGGACTTCCCCAGTCTGTCGGTCATCATTCGTGCCGATGGAGGAGCAAGCGCCATCAAGGACATTCAGATGCCTGGAAGAGTCTGCCGAATAGCGACAGGCAAGAGCAAGGGCATTCTGGTTGACTTTGCAGACAACTACGATGTTTGGACGGCTAGACGGTCCAAGACTCGGTTTGAAAGCTACGAGGCCAAGCAATGGGATATACTCCCAGTGAATTTGAAGCAATAGCTAAAAAGCTAAAGCATTACTACGGCCTCACTAAAAAATCAATTACTGGATCTGAAAAGGACTACCAAGTGGCAGTCCACAGCACCAACAAAACATACAACAGCCGATGGATGGACATAGCCCGATGGGCACTTATAAACGATGTCGATCCAAGAGCTTACGTAGATTGGTGCTTTCAGAAAGAATTTCCCGGCTATCCGATGCCGTCAAAGTTTGCATCTGTCGGCTTTCAGCGTGAATACCTGAATGCCGGAAAGCCAGATCCAGAGTATTCAAAATTGAAGTTGAAGTACGAGTTGATGGTCAAGAGACTAGAAAGACTATGCGAGACTGCTGATCTCGTAGAGTGTCTAGTAGATCCCTTGAATACATTTGATCCGTTCTTCATGTACGTGATTGCAAGAAAGGTGGAGCGCCATCATGAGCTTCCTCAAGATATACTGCTCAAGGCAAAGCACCAAGTGCACTGCATGCCAGTATATGCTGAAAAGTTCAAGGAGATCGTTCCCGAGGAGCTGTTCATTCCATGGACCTGAGTCACGCTAACAACAAGTGGCTTGTCCTGGGCATGCTCAGGTCAAGCGAAGTAATGGGAATGATCGTCCAGCGCCTGAAGTTGGAGGACTTTCGCGACAACGAGACTCCGTTGCGCGTAGCCTTCATCATTGGCAGCAGATGGCACGCCACCAGCAAGACCCCCGTTCCTTACGAAGTCGCAGTCAGCGCGTTCATGGACGAGCTGGTTCCGAACAGGGTGCTGAACGATGCCGAGGCATTGCATTTTGGAGATATCCTGCACTGGGCCTACAACTCAGTGGCGGAATTCGACGAGCACAAAGCCTATGTGCTGGAATTCCTGCATAAGTTTCTGATTGACCGCAAGGTCCGTCCCGCTGCTTTTGGCATTGATCGTGCCGAGGACATCGTGGACAAGGTGCAGGAACTGACCAGGACTATTGCCAGCACTTCCATCAGCCGGGCCAAGTTCATAGATCCATTCATGAGCGCAACTCCCATGCTCTCCAATGCAGTACGGAGACCTTGGGGTGTAGACTGGGTCGATATTGTGACTAGCGGAGGTGCAACCACCGGAGAGACGACTTTGTTCCTGGCTCCATCCGGTGGCGGCAAGACCCTGACCAACATTCAGCTGGCCACGACTGCGGCCTTGAACGGAGAGGACTCATTGATCCTCACCTACGAGCAAAATGCGGAAGGCATCACCAACCGTATCTACGCATTTGCCATGGGAATACCGATCTCCTCATTTGTGGGACTTAGCAAAGAGGGATTCGAGGCCAACAAAGGACTGAAGGCCAAGTATGACAAGGTGCGGGAGAGGCTTGCTGGAAGGCTGATGATCGTTGACATGCTCGAAGCCGCACAGAACAACGGTGGCGGCGGCGGTGGCGCTAACGAGGTCGAGCTGATCGTCAAGCAGGCACGAGATTCCGGAAAGGAACCACGGTATGTAGGCATCGACTGGCTCGGGCCGATGGCAAACAACTATATGGCTGTACGGGGAATAAACACCTCAGAGCAGACCAAGATCATGAATCAGATGGCCGACGACTTGCGCAAGGTCGGCAGCAATCTGAAAGTGAACATATTTGTGTACCATCAGCTGGGCACCACGGCTTCGGCCAGTGGCCCCCAGCGAAAGCCCGAAGCCACCGATGCCTACATGTGCCGCACTCTGCACCACTACATGGATACGGTGATCTGCGTAGGCAATCGCGACAAGGAAAGCAACATGGCCTGGGTCAATGCTCCAAAGGTTCGCAATGGTGCCCCCTTCATGGATTCTCTAATCCAGATGGACGGCGCTTTGTCCCGTTGGAAGCTGGTGGACAAGTCGGAAGTGAACACCGAGACCATGAAGCTGTACAACCAGAAGTCTGGAGCTCAGTCGGAAGAAGAGGACGCACCCTCCACCGGGAAGCGTCGTCGTGATCCGCTGGCCTTCAACGAAACCGTGAGGTCTCATCTGGGATGAAGTACATAAACGATATCCTTGTAAAGGCTCTGAAGAAAAAGTTTGGAAAAGTGCAGGTCACCAACGCGGGAGTCGAAGCCAAATACCATGTCGTAGAGGACAAGATTGCGGCATGGGCTTCTGCAAGAAGCGGCAATCCGGAAGCAAGCTCCAAGAGAATCAATCTCATAAACTGGGGCGAAACCTATTCGGTAAATTGTCCTCGCTGTAACGACAAGAGATCTCGGCTGTACATCAGTCATCTATGGGGCACCTATTGCGAGCAAGCGGGTAGAAAGCTGTTCTCTTGCGTAAAGTGCCATAACGAAAGCTGCTACTGGGGAGATCTGTGGAACGTGCTTTACGGCGCTGACTACGATCCGACAACGACGCAAAAGTCAGAGGACCTAAAGACGGGCATGGATGCCGAGGTCCGAAGAATGGAGTTGCCTGGGGCAGTAGAAGATCTAATTCCGATAAACCAGCTTAGCGATGACCATCCGGTCATACAGTATCTGGTGTCTCGTAACTTTGCCGACATAGACATGTTGGCCAATGAATATCAGTTCTGCTATTGCAGCAAGAGCCCATGGCATAAAAGATTCACGGACTCTGCAGGCAATTGGCACACGGTGACTCCTGAGCACAGATTGATAATTCCAAACGTACAGCAAGGCGTATGGAATGGCTGGCTTGCCAGATATATAGGAGACATTCCCAAGGATCCCAATACCGGCAAGGCAGTCATTCAAAAGTATTTGAATGCTCCCGGCTACTCGTTTGGCTCCACGCTGTACAGGCTGGAGGCTGCGCAAAAATTCACAGACGGAAAGTTTTGCATTGTTTGTGAAGGGGCCCTATCTGCCATTGCCTGTGGATTTGCAGGAGTCTGCACCTTTGGCATGTATCCAAGGCCAATGCAGCAGGAGATGCTGGCAGAATCGTTCAAGGATGGACAAATAGTCTTCATGGTCGAGCACGAAGCAGCAGTTAATGGCAAGATTTTTGACATAATTGCGTCTTTGAATCAAAAGATTGCAAAAGGATGTCTTGCAATAGAACTGCCGAAGGGCCAGGATCCAGCCAACATGACGACTTCGGAACTCATGGAAGCTGTGCTTAACAAGCAAAGAGAAAACTCAAGGTAAGGCAATGGAACAATCAAATTCAAATACTACGACTGTCAACACTCCTCCCGAAACCAAGCCGTTGAAGATGTGGAAGGTGTTGGTCCACAACGATGACGTAAACACGTACATACACGTAATCAAATGTCTAATGCAGATTCTCAGAATGGACCCTCACATGGCTCTAGTAAAGACCACAGAGGTAGACAAAAATGGTTTTTCTATCGTCGAAGTAACGCACAAAGAACGGGCGGAACTGCTAAAAGATCAGCTAGTGTCCTTAAGCCTCACCTGCACCATCGAGCCGGACTAAAAATGACAATACAAACAACTGTGGAAGAGAACGTACAGAAGTACGGCTCTATGGCCGTGGCCAGAGCCTTGCAATACAGTCAGACAATCGAGCACTCCTTTCAAGAGATGCTCATGAGTAGAAGCAGGATCTGCCTGAACGTAAATGGAATCAGCTCTCCTATTCAGCTGCTGCCTGGCATTCACCTCAAGTCTGTGTTCAATACTACTGCTCCTCAGGGCAAGACAAATGCGCATTTGCTGCCAACTCCTGAGCTGGGTCCTGCTCCTTGCAGAATAATGCTGGTAGGTTGCTGGCCAAACTCTCGTGAGAACGACAACTCTCGGCTGTACTGCGGAGAGTGGGTTTCCGAATTCGAGGATCTGGTCGCTAAGACAGGATTTCCAGTATCTGCTTGCTACTACACCACTTACGTCAAACACTATGTGGACGGCAAAAAGACGGCGATCCCAAAAGATCTGGTCGAGGACTACTCCGCTGCGTTCAAGAAGGAGCTTGAGCTGGCCAAGCCAGAACTTGTAATCCTGCTGGGTGCAAAAGTGCTGAAGGCCGTCCTGGGCGCTAGAGCTACGGTTGAGAAGTACAAGAACCGTACGATGTCGGCAGAGGAAAGTCCGTTGGGCATAAAGACGGCCATCATGACTGACTTCTCCGCCATTATCCACATGCCTGAAGTACGTGCAGCAATAGCCCTGGACATGACTCGGATAGCCAACGAACTGGCTAGCGGACAGGTAACCGTAAAGGACGACACTCATATCTCCTACACCTGCGTGTACTCGCTGGACCAGTTGCAGCAACACCTGCAGACAATTGAGCAGGAGTACTCAGGCTGGGTTTCCGTGGACTGCGAATGGGGCGGCGGAAACCACCTCAGCGGCGAACTGCGGTGCATTCAGTTCAGCTGGGCTCCAGGCAAGGCGCTGGTAGCGGTATTCAATCACGCCAACATGCAGCCCAGTCCTCTTGGCCAGAACAAGCAGCAGGCCTGGAGTCTGATAAAGCAATTTGTGGAAAACGGCAAGACAAAGCTAATAGGCCACTTCATACGAGCCGACTTGCCGTGGCTTCAGCACAACGGAGTAAACGTCACCCTACCTGCACTCACAGGCTGGGATACTGCCTTGGCTGGGCACTTGCTGGACGAGAACTGGGCACAGGGTCTGGAGGTATACACAGCCAGGCACACTCAGATGGGCAGGTATGAACTTGCCTTGAATGCCTGGATCAAGGAAAGCAAGTACGACGTCGACGAGCACGGCTACGGAGGAATTCCGGACGACGTGCTGTTTCCGTATGCTGCTCAGGACGCAGATGCCACTTTCCGCATATTCCTGATTCAATATGCAGAAATGATGCGCCATGAGAACGAGAGAGTGCGGACGCTGTTCGAGACCGTGGTCATGCCTGCCACTCTGCCGATTCTTGAGATCGAGACTACTGGCATGAACGTTGACAGAGACCGGTTGGAGCTGCTTTCTCACAAGTACACTGCTAAGCGCACTGAACTTACGGAAAAGCTCCGAGGTCTGCTCAACTGGCCGGATTTCAATCCCGATTCTCCGGTGCAGAAGGCAGCGGCTTTGTTCGGCTGGGTAAAGCAAGGCAGCAAGCCCAGCTTTCCACCAACTGCCACTCTATGTAGGTTTGAGCCCATCAAGGCTACAAATGACGCAAAGTGGTCCAAGCTTCTGGAAAAGCCGGAAAAACTGGCGTCGTATACTCCGTCTACAGATCGTTCTGTTCTTACCAGCTTGCTGCTAATTCATAAAGATAACGAGCTGGTTAACACCATGCTGCTGTACACTGCGGTAGCTCAGACCGTGAAGACATTCACGGGAGAGTTCGTGGAGCTGCCCGATGGCGGTCACTCGGTGGATGGCGGTATTCTGCCTAAGCTGTGGTGTGATGGCCGAGTCCATACTCGCATTAGGCAGACCGTCGAGACTGGGCGTTACGGACACTCGGATCCCAACATGGCTCAGCTGCCAAAGACCGCGGAGGACCTTGTTAGCAAGGCCTTCAAGGACAAGCAGCAGCAGATACCTTCAATCCGTTCCTGCTTCAGAGCGGATCCTGGTTGGGCCTTGCTGGATTGCGACTGGGTGCAGGCCGAGCTTTTCGTCATGGCGTGGCTCTCCGGAGACACCAACATGCAGCAGAAGCTTAGCGATCCCGGATCGGACTTCCACTCCGAGGTCGCCATAGAAATGTTCCGCCTGGATAAGCCACCGGCGGACTATGCCAAAGGCAAGAAAGATTGGCTGAAGGAAACCGGAAACACAAAGTACAGAACCATTGCGAAAACTATCACCTTCGGAATTGCGTACGGTCGTGGCGGAGCGGCCATCAAAGAAGCGGTATATATGGAAGGAGTCAACATTACGCTGGAAGAAGCTCAAGAGGCTGTGGACAAGTTTAAAGCGACTTTTCCTCAGCTTGCACATTGGCTGATTTCGCAGCAGGAAAAGGTCGGCAGCCAGGGATATGTCGAAAACGGATTCGGCCGACGTCGTCGGTTCGAGCATACCGAGGACAACGAGCTGCTGGCTCATCAGAAGCGTCAGGCGATGAATGCACCGATTCAGGGCACGGTAGGCGACTTAATGTCGTTGGCCCTGGTAAACCTATACATGATCCGTGAGGCCGAGCGTCCTCACCTTCAGTACAGGGTTCTCATGAGCGTGCACGATCAGGTTATCGTCAGCTGCCCCGTAGAGCAGATTGAGGAGACCATGGAGGTCATGAGAATGGCAATGTGCGAAAGATGCAGGATTCCGAACAATGACTTGGTACTTGGCATTGATCCGGAGGTCTGCATTCGTTGGAGCGAACCCTTGACAGACGAGGACGTCGCTACCTATCCTGTTCTAGGCAAGTACAAGAAGTGATCTGCAAACTCTTTATTCACAAACCCTAAGGAAAAACACACAAATGGCTTTCGACTTCAACAAGGCTGTCCATCAGGACAGCAAGACCGGCACTGGCTCTCGCAGCTCAGACTATCAGAAGATGTTCACCGACGATGCTCCAAGCCTGGGCTACGTGTCCAGCAAGGCGCCGTGCGAGTTCATCATCGTTCCTCCCCACCCCACCTATGGAGCCAGCACCGCTATGACCTCGGGCGGCTTCCGTCAGGATCAGCTGCGTGGAGTGGTCCCGACTCTCGGCCAGTACGGCATCGACTGGGTCATGGTCTACCGCAAGGTCGGCAATGATCCGGATATGCGCAAGCGCAAGGACATCCTGGCCATCAACATGGTCGAGGGTCCTGATGGCATGACCGTGCAGACCGAGCGTGACTGGGGCAATGGCTACAAGAGCCCTATGTACAAGCTCCGCGAGTACCTCTGGAAGGCCGGCGGCGGTCACAAGTACGACAAGTCGGCTCGTCGTTCGATTCCGACCATCAATGTCGACACCAGCACGGCAAAGTATCGTCGTGCTCTGGAACTCGTCCCGGTGGATTCAAATGATTTGAATGCTCCACTTGGTCGTGCTGCTCGTACGCTGTTCCTGCAGGGCTTCGTCATCAGCAATGCTGGCATCAACTACACGCAGGACGAGGACGGCCAGCCCTGCTGGCCACGCCACAAGATCCTGATGATCAATCAGGTCTCGGCAATCAAGTCTCGTGAGGATGCCCGTATCAAGGAAGGCTTCTACGACGCATGGTTTGAGCGAGTCGACGGAATGCCTATGGATCCTGAGACCGTTGTCGACACCTACGGCGACATCTCTCAGAGCCTGGAGGCTCAGATGGCTTGGGAGGCTGGATTCAAGCACGGAGACTTTGCGTCTGTGCAGAAGCTGGTCACCTTCAGCAGCTATGCCTCCGGTCCTGCCGGCATCGCCACCTACAGCTGCTCGGTGCAGAACTTGGCGGATCGTTTCGGCCCGGCGTATTCGCTGCCCGATGAGGTCCTTTCCAAGGTCCGTCCGTTCAGCGACTACATCCTGGAGAACAACGAGAAGCTGCAGATTCAGTGGCTGCTTGAGCTGTTCCCCGGTGATGAGTGGGCGATGATCGAAGCCGGAATCATCTCTGATGGCAGCAACCGAGTGGCTATGAACGGATTTGCAGCTCCTGCTGCAGCTCCGGCACCTGCTGCAGCTCCGGCGCCGGTTCCAGTGCCTGCTCCTGCTAGAGCCCCGATTGCTGCTCCAGCAGTATCCGCTCGCCCTGTGGCTGCTCCAGCCGCACAGCGTCCCGGATTGGCAACGCCGACTCCAGTTGTTCCAGTTTCAGCTACTCCCAGCCCTGCAACTCCCAGCATTCCGGCACCTGGCGGAACCAACCTCTCCGCGCAGATGAAGGCCATGATGGACAAGCTTCAGGGAAGCGTCAATAAGAACGGCTGAAGAAAGGAATAAAACTCAATGGCAAAAAAGAAGAAAGACGAAGAAAAGGAAAACCCCTCAAACCTCGATCCTGGGATCGAGGCTTTGATGGCCCATGCTAAGAAAGCCGGTAACGACCAGGTCTGCCTTGCGGCAGACCTGGCCGACCGGGTATGGGGCATTCCTTGCGATCACCTCTCCTATCGCTGGCTTTGCGACAATACCTGCTATCAAATGAGCAGAATTATCGGCGTGGCCGGAATGAAGGAGAGCTGTAAGTCTGCATTTGCGATGACCTTGGCCAAGGTGTGGATGGACTTAGGTGGCATGTGCATCTATGTCGACACCGAAAACAAGAAGAGTCCTGCTCTCTACAAAGCCGTCGTCGGGGCTGCCAACACTCTACGTACCTTGGAGTACGTAGCGTTCAGCACCGAGCAATGGCAGGAGCAGGTTCTGGACGCTCTTCGTTTCTCGTCCACAGAGGCATCTCTGCAGGACAGGCCAGTGATGTTCGTTATTGACTCACTGGGCGGTGTTGACACCAAGGAGACCGATGCCCGCATTGAAAAGGAAGGCGGCATCAATCCTCGCAATACCGGCGGCATGATCAAGTGCAAGTCTCACAACGAGTTTTTCCGGCACGTGAACAAGCACCTGTACATGCAGCCATACGCCTTGGTCTACATCAATCACTTGTCGGACGACCCCAATAGCCCTATTCAAGGTGCTAAGCGGAAGCCCGGAGGTACTGGTCAAGACTACCATGCAGTACTTGACCTTTGGTTCTCGGTCGTAAAGGGTACTCCTGTCTACAAGGCGACTCGTGGCTTTACGGAAAAAATCCTCAAGATCACCGTAAACAAGAATTCCATGGGTGCCAGCAAGCGTAACATCGAGATTCCTTATCGCTGGAAGGGCGATGAGGAGACCAATCAGATTGGCGAATGCTGGTTTGACTGGGATGCCGCTACGGCCATGCTGCTTACGGACGATAGTCCGACTGGCGTAAAGAGTCGATTGAAGGACATCGTCAACGTGACCGTAAACAGCAACAAGTACAGCTGCAAGGAGCTGGGTTTGGTTGCCGTTACGGACTCAGAGATGGGTGCTGCGATTCGACGCAACGTGGAAATGCGAGAAAGACTTTCCGATGCCTTGGGCATCAATCGCATGAAGGTTTACCCAATGCTTCAAATCGAGGACAAGTCTGTGTACGAGGAGACTAGGTACTCCAAGGCACAGGCTCCCAAGGAAGCAGATATCTCCGAACAGGAGTAACGATGAAGGAAAACGAGAAACCCGATTTCTTCGATACGTTTGAAGAATACAAGCAAAAGCGTGAAACAGGACGACAGGTGGTCTATGAAAATAAGATCTGCCGAAAGCTGATCACGCGGCTGTTTGAAAAGGGTAGCTCGGAGCGAGAGTACTGGACCACTCGGCTGGAGGCGAGCAGTGAGCCTCTGGCCGAGGTCCAGGATCTTATGAGCCCGTTCTGCCTTACTACGCATAGGTTGCAGAGCTGGAGCATCAACGAACTACTCGGACCTCCGACTAAGATGGCGCAACTACCTCTTTGGCAAGAATTTGCAGCAAAAGTAGAGCAATGCGACCCTAAGCAAATTCCTGCAATGGCCTTTTACAATTCGGTGATAGGGCAGGATATGATCATTCATACCGGCCTCAATACCAAAATGCCTAATGGCTATTTTCGTTTAATGAGAACTTCAACCTCAGGAGACGGTGGAGTAGTCATTGACACTCTGGACGGCTTCATGGAGTTAATCGCGGGACATTAATGCAATACACGACGCTGTTGGAAGATAAAACCGTCGAACGCCTAAAACAAGAATTACCAAGAGTCTATCCTGGTCTTTGGATGTTGGATCTAGACCCTAATTGCGATAAATTGATTCTCGGCCCATATGATACTGTGGCTGATGCTCATGATAGTCGCGACTACATCTGGCACTATGGGGATAGATACGGGCGCTATCTTTGGCTGCTCAGTACCAAGTCCGCAGAGATAATCAAAGGTAACATCCGAGATGCAGATTTTGTGGAGATATCCATAGACACCATGCCCTTGGAGGTAGTAGGATTCCGAATGAAGCTTAATGGAGTTTCAGACTGGATCAGGCCACCTACCAGAAAGATTAAAAAATGAATGACAGCAAACCAGAACGAATTCCTCTAAGGGATTCTTTGGCATTTACGATAAAAGCAGCAATCACAGATGCATCTGCGTTTAGTCAGTACGTGCTCAAAGAATATGCCCCCAAGTGCCAAGGTCCTTTGGCAATAAGCAAAAGCCCTGCCAAACATACATTGGAAAACTGCCTTTACGATGAAATCTGCGGCTGGCTAGATACTCCTACCATTACCGGAGTTTCTATACTCAGCATCGAGGTAGGACCACCTGCATTTAAAAATCATATTCTAAACGAAGAGCCGAGAGTTAACTTTCGGGAATTCATCGATTTAGGGTATGATATCTGCAAGCTTGAAACGTCTGCCAAAAAGAATTCAAATTTTGTATTGGTAGACAGGGAGAGACTAGAGCAGCTTAAACAAAGAGCAAAGTGGCTGCTAGAGCATGCAGATAAGGTTGAGTTCCATGAGTCCAAGCCCCAGAAAACGTCCAGACAAGTGGGTAATAGCCTACGAGAAAGACGGCTTCCTGGTGGACTACCTACGCCACCCTGACTTCATCTTCGATAACATAGAACTAGCCTACGAGAGAAAGGCCGACGCTCAAGTATTGCTGAGCAAGGCCTTTGCTCATATAAAGCTAGTCAATGTTTTCGTCGCACCTTTAAGAGACTTCTCCTGATGGCAAAATACGTAGCGTATATCCCAGGAATGGATTCATTCCTGATGGATGGCAACACTCCGTTCATAGACGAAGAAAAAGAAGTACGCAGAGTCATAGCCGACGAAACGGTACATCCCAAGCACTACGAGGCCAAGCCGGTAAGTTTCCTCAAGACCTGGGCCAAAAAGCAACAAGATAAAGAAGCAGAAGTCAAGCCTTTTAGGTTCTCTCCCCCGTCTCCAGAATTCCACTACACTCCAGCTGAAGGCCAGCATCGGTATGCTTTAGTGGTTGGAGACGAGAACATTTCTAAAAGCGGACTTGCAGTAAAGCACTTTGAAACTCGGGAAGAAGGCGTTATATTTGCCAAGAGGTCAATCGCCGGATTGACCAAGGAATTTCCCGCACTAGGGTACTACTTACTGGACACTGAAAATCATGTCTACACCGACGGAATCACAATCGGAAGTCACTGGAGAGCCGAAGATTACGTGCCTGGGAAAGGCAACGGGTCGACTGGCGGGCTACATATCGGGACGCCAGAAACTCCCGCCAGAAAACGAGGCAGAAAGCCTAGAGCCACAAACTGACGAAGACCAATACGGGTTTAACTTCGCAAACGATAATCGCACCTTTGGATCCGGAGCCAAGCGCGATTCCGCAGCAGGAAAGCCTAGACCGGATCTCCTATCTCCATTCGCTACCATGCGTCGTGGTAGAGTTATGGAACTAGGAGCCAGAAAGTACGGAGATCGGAACTGGGAAAAGGGCATGCCTCTGAGCGTGTTTGCAGCCTCGGCAAACAGGCACTTCATTCAGTTTATGATGGGTGCTACAGACGAGGATCATTTGGCACATTGCGCATTTAACCTTGATGCAATTATGCACGGACAGGAGATGATTCGCCGTGGACTTTGGCCAGCCGAATACAACGATCTTCCTAAGTACGAATGATGAAAGCGAAATGGAAAAGCCCTTTAAAGACATAAATCTAGACGCCCTGGACTTCAAGCTAAGCCTAATTCCAATTGTCAATAAGGTCGACGACCAAGACTCCTTCCTTTCGGAAATTCCAGAAGAAGTATTTGAACCCAATGAAGAATGAAATTTCTGTAGGGCCTGCTGGCTGGGTACGACTGGTAGACACCATGCCTGGAATGCAAAGCGGCACTTTAGATGTCGCTATAGTCCAAGCTGCCCGCACCTCCAATGGTGCAGGCAGCAAGGGCCCGGAGAGCGATCAATCCTTGATTCGCTATCTGATGCGACATAGGCATACCTCACCGTTTGAAATGGTGGAGTTTAAGTTTCATCTTAAAATGCCTATCTTTGTGGCTAGGCAATGGATGAGACACAGAATGGCCAGCATTAATGAATACAGTGCTCGGTATTCTGCAGTTCCTGATGCCTGCGCCATTCCCAAGGTCACAGACATTCGCACTCAATCCTACGTAAATAAGCAGGGCTCCGACCTGCTTGACTTTCCTGGTAATGAGGCAAGTGCCTTTGTAGACGAGATGAAGCTGCTCTATAAGCAGGCTTATGGCGCCTATACCGAGGCTTTGAATGCAGGCGTGGCTAGAGAGCAAGCACGAATGATCTTGCCTCAAAACATGTACACTGAGTTCTACTGGAAGATAGACCTGCATAATCTTTTAAACTTTTTGAAGCTGCGAATGGATTCGCATGCTCAAAAAGAAATTCAAGACTTTGCAAAAGCCTGCCATAGCCTGATTGCTCCGCTGGTCCCTGTGACTATGCAGGCATTTGAAGATTATGTTTTAAATGCAGTGACTTTGTCCAAAGTGGACATAGCTTGTTTAAAAGAACTTTTAAACAACAGTGAGGCTTCGGAAAAATCCAACAAAGCCATAAGCCTCTTAAGCAAAACGGAAGCTGCAGAGTTTGAAGAAAAGCTTCGAGTGCTACAATCAGGATTAGTTAAGCGGTTCTTGTTAGCAAGAGAAAAACAACCATGAATGAGCAAGTCGAGTTTGTAGTAGTCGGCCTTAACTCTATAGGTCGAACTTTAGCAGGATTGATTTCGGTTAGCGAGCTGGGCTCCGTGACTTTGGTGGACGATAAAAAGGTGTCTGCCAAGTGCGTAACCTCGGGATACCTGGACATTGACGTGGGCCAGTATCGAACGGATGCCACTGCTGACGCAATCAAGGAGATAAACCCAAAGGCAAAAATTTCCAAGAAAATGCGTTTAGACGACGACACATTGGAAAGCCTGACCTCCAAGATAAACGGAAATACCGTTCTGCTCTGCTGCGACAGCATGAGCCCAAAGGCCAGACAGCACATCTGCGCAGAGATGAAGAACTGCTGCCAGGCAATTTACTTTTTCGGCTTTGAGGATACTGATGGGGCAGGCAAGGTCGTGCGCCTCACCGCAAATAACTATAATGCTGAAAAAGCCTTAGAAGAAATACCAGCAGGTAGAGAATTGCCGGAAGAGGGCAAGAAGCTTGCCGCAAAAGCATTTGCTATGCAGGTCTCCTCGGGACACGAGCTCACGATAATCTAATTACGGCATTTACTTTAAGGGTAGGGTTGTTGAAAGACAGCCCTACCCTTTTACTCTAAATCAGGTAAAATAGCCCCATGGCTTCGCTAATAGACCTTGGTTTGTACAAGATCATTTCGGAAAAACAGCTAATAGATAACTACAATCTATTAGTTGATGCTTTAAATTCCAACTTTGATTTTACGTTAGGCCAGGTTTCTAGCCCTATACCTGATCCTGCGTTAGGAGCAGTTAACGACGTACTGACGATCAAGCCCGGCTTTACGCTGGGCTACGAATCTTTAAACACGCTAATAAGCGTACAGTCAGTATTTTCTGCGTTCCTAGCCTCAGGCCCCCAGCAACTGCGGCTGGATAGCAATCTGACCATAGGTTTGCTGGCATCTTCACAGGCGGCAAATGAGTACGTCATAGCTGCCACGCTGCCAGGAGGAACGGTACAAGACAAAGTTGTTTTTAAACAACTTAGCGGCATTGGCGATATGCAGGAACTGCATACCGTCAAACAGTTTCAAGTAACGGCCAACAACGCATCTCTTACCGTATCTACAGGCTACTTCCAGGTTAATGCTCTGCAGGTGGCTACATATCAGCTGCCTACAAATGCACCGACAGTAAACCAAATACTGCAGGCCAATGCATCTGGAAACTTGGAGTTCCAAACTCCTTTTCAGCCTGTAACTTTCGATGGAAGCCAGTACGCGTTTGCTACAAAAAAGCCACTAGGCTTCCAAGAAGTAGTATATCCAGTCTACAACATTGATTTTGCAGCATCAGCAGGTCTGGGATATACCTCCGCCTGGACAGATAACAGCGCTAGGCTCTACTTTGACATAGCTGGACAGCCCGTCATGCAGCTAGTTAAGCCGCAGGATGTATCGGGCAACTCTGTAAAGCCGTACGTTCAAATGGCGGGAGCGTTGGCTCTAGCTAGCTCTAGCAACATAGACCCTCTGAGCAATCCAATAGGTGGGCTATGGTACGACTCAGGCATTGAAGGACTTGTAGTAAATACGGCAAGTGGAAGAAAATACATAAGCAGTCAGTCGTTGACTGCTTCTGTAAATACGGAAGAGTCAAAAGACTTTGTCCTTCAGCCGGCATCCACTCTGTCTGTCGATGCAGGAACTGAACAAAAGCCAGCACTTAACATCGGAACTGCGGGTCTTACTTCCGACAACTCAAGCCTAAAGATCATAGTTCAAAATACAGCAATTGCTCAGATCTCGTCGGAAGGTCTTGCTTCTGCAAATGCATTGGCCACAGGCACAGCAAAAGTCGTCCTCACTGACTCTGTAGGAATCAACAATCCTGCTAAGCCAACATATGCCTTCTCTGGATCGGAAGGACTAGGAGTGTTTAGGTCCAATACGGATGCACTGGCAGTTGCCGTAAAGGGCCAGGCTGTCATAGAGTTCTCAGAGGCCAAGGTAAACGTCAAAGGCAGCCAGGTATCAAACGTGGGCGCCCCAGTTGAACCTGCTGATGCCGCCAATAAAGAATACGTAGATGCCAGAATACCTGTAGGCACTACTCCTGGATCGTTGCCGATAGTCTCCTCTGGTTCGACTTCAAAATACGTACAGAGCGATGCAAAGTACTTAAACGGCACTTTGGAAATAGGAAGCTCCTCTGCCCCTGCATCGTTTAGGATGAACTCATCCAGTGGCGGCGCTGCCATCATAAAGGCGCCAAGTACAGTAAATAATGTAGTGTTCGAGTTGCCCAGCAACTCTTTGAACAATGGCGTCCTGCAGAGCGTCAATGGACGCACTCAATGGGTGGACATAAACTCACTAACAACAAATGTCCTTAAGGCGGACGGAACTGTTCAGCTCAGCAAGGGCTTGAACATTAGTTCTGATTCCGCTCCAGCAAATCCCCTGATAGGCAAATCCGGTACGGGAATGTACGCCTCGACGGAAAGCTCCGTAAAGGTGGGATTCTCGGCCAGCGGTAAACGACTGCTTGAGGCAAATGCATCTACTGATGCGCTGGTGGGCGCCACGGATTCGTTCAACGCCCCGTACATTCGCCTGTCTAACACCATAAGCAACTACTCCTCCGTGCTGAGCACCGGCGTTCCAACATACGCCTTTGCAGGAGAGTCTCAGACCGGAGTTGGCCAAACTCAGGTACAAAGCGTAAGCCTGATAGTCAACGGCGCTGCCAAGCTGTCAGCAGGAACAAATGGACTTAGTGCCCACAACAATCGAGTTATTGCGGTGGCGGATCCTGTCCAGTCCTCTGATGTGGCTACAAAAAATTACGTAGACACGATGGTAAAACCACGCAAGGAGCTAAGCTTTCTTGTGCAGAGTTTGCCGGTTGGCTGGAGCTCAGGCTCGGCCATAATCCTATCCATCTACGACAAGGCGCTTATATTCAGCAGCGCTACCGGAGTGCTGACGTACGAATCAGCATCGGATAATAAACTAGTTGTAGTGCCATCAGACTTCTCCACTAATCCTGACTGTCAGGTATACTTGGATAATCTTCGCCTGGTCAAGATGGCAAGGACCAGCGGCGTGAGAGAAGTAACCTACGGTACGCCTAGGTCGATCATACTAAACTACAATTTATCAGTCGGACAGGTTGTAACTATACACCTACCTGGCTAGGATAAGCCCCCATGCAAAACACAATGTCCGCCCAGGACGCAAAAGCGTTCCGGGATGTTATCGACTTAAACTACACGCCTTATCGAATGGCTCCATACCTGGTCAAGCTGATGGACGCTCAGATAGACACTCTGATAAAGCTGGGTGGGATGGATATTGGTTACGGGCTCGGGGAATCCCTGAAGCTGTACTACGAAACAAAATCCATGGACCACCTGGCTAGAAATTGGAAAAATCATATCAGCAGCACTTTGCCAAACTATGAGATACGTGCAATTGTTCGTAGGCTCGCTTTGACCAAGGTTTTTAAGCGAGGAACAAGAAAGTGTTTTGGCAAACTAGCAAGCGCAGAAACAGCAGAAACCAGTCGAATGTATAAGTGTCCAGCATTGGGGACCTGCAAAACAACCTGGCCTTGTCGCAGCATGTTTTGTCCAAACTGCAGAATGCGACTTGCAAACAAAACATATCAAGAATTTAAACAAAACCTGGAAGGAAGAGATCTTAAAACTCTACACGCAAAGATTGTAGAGATAGACATTCCTTTTACAGCAAAACGCTACGGCTACACTCCGGTTATCGACGACGCATTGTTGCAAAAGATAATCCGGCGATTGAAGAAATTTAACTACATTGGGTGCAAGACTTTAGGTGCATCGATACTAGATAAAGTGCCATACGTATCTGTTAGGATTGCACTAATTTCTTCTGATGGCAAAGAAAAAGAAATGAACAGCCAGTTAGTTAAATTTCAAAAATATCTGCGAAAACACGAACCTCATAAAAGAGTCAGCATCCACAGCGTAGAAGGGCTCGACAACATATCTGTCGAGCTATATGATGCTAGTCCGATCTACTTACTGGGGCTTACCCCAGAAGGCTTCTCCAGCAGTATTTTGCAACATACTGTGGAGGAGTTTAGAACGGCGGTAAGAAGTAAAAAGAAAGTTCTGTTTTTTGGAACAGGAGTAAAGTAAGTTGAGCCCACAGACTATTTCCCCAGTTAACACCAACAAGCCCGCAACTCAAAAGCACTACACTTACGAGCAGGCCTTAGAAGCTTCTACGGAATACTTTGGAGGCGATGACCTTGCCGCTAGAGTCTTCATCGACAAGTATGCTCTTCGAGATGGACAGCAGAATCTCCTGGAGGCGACTCCGGAGCACATGCATCGCAGAATTGCCAAAGAGTTTGCCAGAATAGAAGCAGGCAAGTTTGCGAAGCCCTACACCGAAGACCAGATCTTCGATGCCTTGCACAAGTTCGCAAGAATCGTTCCTCAAGGCAGCCCAATGTACGGCATTGGCAACCCCTATCAGGTCATCAGTCTCAGCAACTGCTATGTGCTTCAAAGCCCGGAAGACTCGTATGCCGGAATTTGCCGTGCAGACGAGGAGCTGGTGCAGATCAGCAAGCGTAGAGGAGGCTGTGGAATCGACTTGGGCACTCTGCGTCCCGAAGGTTCCTTGACCAAGAATGCTGCAAGAACCAGCACCGGTACAATTCCGTTTGCAGAGCGCTTCTCCAACTCGATTCGCGAGGTTGGTCAAAACGGTCGTCGTGGAGCTCTGATGCTCACGCAGTCCATTCACCATCCCGACGTTGAAAAGTTCATAAAGTGCAAGAGAGATCTCACAAAGGTAACCGGAGCCAACATTTCGGTGCGCCTCACGGACTCCTTCTTGAATGCCGTTGAGCAGGACCAGGAGTACACTCAGTACTGGCCAGACGCAGGTAAGGCCAAGGTGGAAGACAAGGTACGGGCTCGAGACATCTGGAACATGCTCATCGAGGCTGCTCACGCAACGGCCGAACCAGGCATGCTGATGTGGGACAACATCCTCCGGGAAAGCATTCCTGACTGCTATGCAGACCAGGGATTTAAGACTGTATGCACCAATCCGTGCTCGGAGATTCCTTTGTCGGCATACGACTCCTGCCGACTCATGTTGGTAAACGCCTACTCATATGTGTCCAAGCCGTTTACCAAGGAAGCAAAGTTTGACTTTGATTCCTTCCGGCAGGACGCATACATGTGCCAGAGACTTATGGACGACATGGTGGATCTGGAGTTGGAGTGCATTGATCGCATTCTCAACAAGATCGCCAACGACCCTGAGGACGCTGAGCTGAAGACCCGGGAGACCGCACTTTGGATCAAGGTTCGTAATGCCGCTAGAAACGGCCGACGCACCGGCTCCGGACAGACAGCTATTGGCGACACCTTGGCAGCCTTGGGCATCGGCTACGGCTCCAAGGAAGGCATCTCCATGATCGATAGCATCTATCGGGAGTTCAAGCTTTCCTGCTATCGGTCCTCTGTAGACATGGCTAAGGAGCTAGGAGCCTTCCCAATCTACAGCGCAGAAAGAGAGCTGGAGAATCCCTTCCTGCTGCGAATCTCACAGGAGGATCCGAAGCTCTATGCCGACATGCAGAAGTACGGCCGACGCAATATCGCACTGCTTACCACTGCTCCGTGCGGCTCGGTGTCGATCCTTACGCAGACCAGTTCGGGCATTGAGCCGCAGTTCATGATCAAGCCGTACACCCGACGCAAGAAGGGCAATCCTGGCGACAAGAACTTCCGATCTGATTTTGTGGATCAGAATGGAGACCACTGGATGGAATTTACGGTATATCCACCCAAGGTCTCTGAGTGGATGCAGATCACCGGAGAGTCCGACCTGGACAAGAGTCCCTGGGCTGGCTCTACTGCACCTGAGTTGAACTGGGAGGCCCGAGTGGAGCTGCAGGCTACTGCGCAGCGACACATTGACCACGCCATCAGCAGTACGGTAAATCTACCTGCCGATACTACCGTGGATACGGTAAACCAGATTTACCTCAAGGCTTGGAAGTCTGGCTGCAAGGGCATGACGATCTACAGAGACGGATGCCGTACCGGAGTTCTGGTGGCCAAGGAGGAAAAGAAGAAGGACGTGAGCTACAAGCGTCCCGAGATCTTGCCTTGCGAGGTGCACCACCACACCGTGGGAGGCGTGCCTTACTTCGTCCTGGTAAGCACTAGGAATGGAGCTCCTTATGAGATCTTCGCTGGAGTCAATCACAACGAAGACGGAGACTCCATTATCCCCAAGCGATTTAAGGGCGGTACTTTGACGAAGATGGCCAGAGGCCACTATAAGGGTGAGTTCATCGACAATAAGAACGAAGGTGAGATCCTCACTCTTAACAGGCTTGGTAATTTGGTGTCCAGCGAAGAAGGCGCAATTACGAGACTTATCTCTACCGCACTACGCCACGGAGTAGAGATTCACTACATTGTCCATCAGCTGGAAAAGGTCACTGGAGACATGTTCTCTTTCTCCAAGACCGTTGCCCGCACCTTGAAGAAGTTCATTCCCGACGGAACTGAAGTCAAGGGAGAGACATGCAGCTCGTGTCAGTCGGAAAGTCTGGTGCGACAGGAAGGGTGCGTTACCTGTAAGTCCTGCGGCAGCAGCAAGTGTGGTTAATTTGAAAGGAAAGCAATGAGTAAGTTTGAAGCAGTGTCTACCGGAAATATCGCAAATACTCCGCTCAAGGCAAATGTCGGAGTTATGAGCCCCACAGAAAAAGCAGCATTTGAGTCGCAGATCACAGACGCTGTAACTCAGGCGCAGCCGCAAGCAGAATCTGTTTGGGAAACTGTTAGCGAAGAGCGCTGGGCGGACAATCGACTTGGCGAGACGATCGCTAACAAGTTCCAGCGTGTCACTCGTCGCATGCCTGTCTCTGGTGGATACCTGTACGCAGTGGCCACCTATGCGATGACGTACGTCAGAGGCGTGTCGGATTCCAGCATTACCGAAACAATGCAATTCGTGCCAGAGACCGGGGTAAAGTCTAAGAAGTAAAGTTGCACTAAATTCATAAATGCGGTAAACAGTGGTGTAAGGAGCTAATATGCCTTACACCACTGTTTATTTGCAATACTCTGAAAGTAGAAACGACGACCCGGATTACGACGACGACTCAGACGACGAGAGAGACGAAGACTCCGACGATTTTGACTACGAAGATAGCGAAGAACGCTGCTTCATAGAATTTAATCCTATACGGCTTACGGCTAAGGAACCGCGAGGAGACTCTGTGGAACTGGAGCTTGAGTTTGAGGCCGAGGTTGGAGAAACTCTACACCTAGTAGTTGTTAGATACAACAATCATAGGACTGGCGTCCTAGAAGACTGGTGCGTAGAGCAGGTCTTTAAAAATGGCGATGATGCCGAAGAGCTGGTAGAAAGTCTAGAAGACGGCCTAGCCAATGCCGAATGCGCCGAAGATAGACATGGAGAGTCCGTAGTTGTTAAAGCCGAGGTTTTCAGCATGCAGCTGCATAGGTAATAATTCTAATGCAAAAACCCAAATGGCAACTTCTCAAAGCCATAGGTATAGTGTTGCTATGGGCAACATTAATCGCATCGTTAAATGGGTGGCGCTGACTCTGCTATTTGTACTATGCAGCTGTGAAAGCGCACCTAAGATCCCCAAGGATCCTATCAAGCCTGCGTCTAGTTCGACTGGCCTGCAGTCTCTATTGGACAATACCAAGGACAACGTGCAGGACATTGAGCGGGACTCCAAGATAATCATCGCAGAGTCCGCTACAGCAGTACAGGCGTTGGATACTGTTTACCCTGTCGTGGAACCGGAACACAAGCCTGCCGTAGACTCCGCGATAAACTCTTTGCACGAGATAGACAGCAAGGCAGACAACATACTAGAGGCTGCTGCGGATCTTGACAAAGAAACGCAAAAGCTAGAAACTTTAGTAGAGCAGGTCGATCAGCTGGAAGATCAACTGATTAAGCTCAATAGTGCCGTCGAGACTAGTCGCGGCAAAGCGTTGGAAAAACTCTACGGGTATATAACGATGTTCTGGGTAATCGGATTTTCATTACTTGCAATAGGGGCTGCCGTAGCCTTCTTTCTCAATAAGGCGTACGGTGCATCCATTGTTCTACTTGGTCTGCTGATGGTCGGGTTTGCCTCGGCATCGCAGTACTACATGGAGCAAATAGCCCAGGTGGGTGCAGTGCTGCTGATTGCGGGATTCCTGGTTGGAGTTGGAATGATCAGCTGGGAAGTTTTTAAAGCCAAGCGCACCGACGAAGCCATAAAGGAAGTTGTCGAAATCGTGGAGATACTCAAGGAGTCCATGACAGACAGCGAGAAGGACCGTATCTTTGGTCCGGACGGTGTGGTCTCCAGAGTGCAGTCTGACTTCACCAAGCAGCTGGTTGCAAAGATCCGAGAGAAAAACGGCTTTAAAACACTTAAAGAAGTAAAGACAGAAAACGCAAAACCAGCGTAAAGGAACAAACCGATGGCAATAGTCCCACGACTTGAAGAGCAGGAAATGCTAAACAACTTTCAGCCCCTGCAGGACATGGTGGTCATCCGAAAGTGGAAGGCCCCTGAAACCACAACGGCTGGAATTATCGTTCCGGAAGATCGCAAGGACTATCAGTCCAAGCGAGGCACCGTGATCAAGGTAGGCAACTGCAGCAATCTAAAGGCCAACAAGTTGCCTATTCCAGACATCAAGGTAGGAGACGAGGTTCTGTTTAGCGCATTTGCAGGCTCGGAAATTCCCATGCCTGAGGGATATCTGATCATGCGCATAGGGGAGATCCTAGGCGTATTGGAGCCTTGATGTACAACAAGACTTTCATGCCGGTCAGCAAGGACTACAAGTTGGCCGATATGGAGGGCAGTTTCAAGCCTCCAAAAAAGCCTGTCTATAACCGTCCAGACCAGTGCATCGAGGTCTTGACGGCCATGCAGAACATTATAGCTAGAAAAAAGCTGCAGCTGATAGGTAAGCCTTTGAGCCAGGAGAACCTGGCAGCTCTGATACGGGCAATGAGAGAGGTAACAGGCTGCGAACCTGAGATAGGCCGAGGTCTGCTACAGCCCTTTCTCAACTGCCTTATAACCAAGAGAATCCAGGACCTTATCTGTTGGCAGGTGGCCGGCAATAGAAAGCTGGCAAAGGAGCGGACGGTACTGCTCTACTCCGGCAAGCCTGAAGAGCTGGGCTGGATGAGCTGCGCCATAGCCGAGCATCTGGAAGACCCTACTAACGTCCTAGGCTGCTACCGCCTGAAAGTCTTGGACGGACCTGCCGCTGGATTTGATATGTACATGAAGGTACCTAAGTCCTTCAGTCGCATGTCTTATGCCGTGGGAGCCTGCTACAAGGTGGACAAGCAGCGCATAAAGCTGGCAGATCCCCGGCAAGCAGTTCAGATGCAAATGTTGGTATATCCAGACTCCATTCCGTTGTTGCAGTTTGAGCCTCACGTTGGGCACACTACCGCAAGGCTCAACATAAAAGATAATTCAGTTGGGTTGCTGCGAGCTACGCCAAAACAGAAGAAGTTCAACCTTAAGCTGATGCAAGACCGTAAGAAAAATTGCATAAGATTTCTTACAACGGATTGCTCCAAATGCTGGGTTGGGTATGATTCGTGCCCTAGAGGTACTCAACCTAACACTGAAGTTCAACTGCCTGCTAGTGTAAGCATCACCATTCAAGGAAAGAACCTATGTCCGAAGACGATTTCCGAAGAAGCCTAGACATCCCAGTCAACATGGCTCTGCCGTTCAACCCGAGACACATGCTCTCTGTTAGCCCACGCGGAGTCATGTCTGCCAATGAGAGCTATGTTCCTCAGCACGACATGATCAACTGTGTGCCTGGTGCTTTCGTAGGCATGTGCAATCTGATTCAGCATGTGGATACCTACACGTCTACTCAGACGCTGCAGATCTCCGAGGAAGAGATGGGCAAGGCAGTGCTGGCCCTACGATACGTGCTGTCTCGCGAGGGCTTGCACCACGCTACTCCCGAGGACGCATACAAGGCTTCGGGTTTTACCAACCTGTCATGGCAGGCACGTACCTGGGTTCTCAAGAACCTGGGCGACATCATGGTTAGAATGTGGCATCAAGCCGCCATTGCCCGTGTCAGCGACTTCAAGCAGTACATGGACTCGCCGGTTAACAATGCTGCCGAAAACGTACTCAAGTCTTTCAACAGAGGATTGGAATGACCGCAGAAACCCACGTAGGAAAGTTTGCTGTAAATGAAAATGGCCAGCTAGGCTACATCGTAGAGCAGCATACCCTGGGATCTCAGATCGCCTATACAGGCATTCCCATAAGCGATGCACCCATTTGGATTTCTCTCAATCCGCAGATCATTGCAGAGAAACCATGCCCCAGTGCCCTGATGGACATCGTCATGGAGATTGCTCCGCCAAACAAGGTGTTTGGAAAGATGACCGAGAACAAGGATTTAAACATTCCCTCCGGCCACATCAATATCCAAGGCGCCAACTTTGGAGGACCTCCGGACTGGGTAAGCTTTAGCTTCAATCCAGAGAAGGATTTAAAGGACTTCTTCAACTACTTGAAGCCAAACAATCCGATGAAACCACCGGAATCTGACGACTTCAAAATTGACACGAACGAAGCAGACGACGAAGATGTCGACTGATGACTGACAAAACCCTTCCCCATATCGTTTGCCTCGACCTGGCTCTGGCTAATACCGGAGTCGCTGTTCTTGCGCTTAGTCCGGACAAAGACGACCTCCTCTGGGTGGATACGATCCACACAGAGAAGTCGGACAAAGCCACTATGCGGAAAGGCAAGATGAAGGTCTCGGACGACGAATGGAGAAGAGTTACCGAACTCGTCAGATCGCTGGAGCAGGCACTCATGAGATGGTCTCCATGCCATATATTCATAGAGTGTCCAACCGGAGGATCCAAGAGCGCACAGGCAGCCAAAAGCATGGCCTTAGCCAGGGGTGCCGCTTGCGCTGTAATAGACGGGTTTAGGACTCCAGTCACGCTAGTTACTCCCTTTGAAGCCAAGAAGGCAGCTACAGGAGTTAGCGCCGCTAGTAAACAGGATGTAAAGAAAGCCATGCGTGCCAAGTTTCCAACCTTTGACGGTTGGATAGTAGGCAAGAGAGGTCAAGTCCTGGAAGGGCGCAACGAACACGTATATGACGCGCTGTCCGTCTACATGGCAGCAACCACCACCAAATCCTACAAGGAACTTAAAAATGGCAGAGACTGTTTCTAAGCAAGTATCGTTGCTCAACGAAAGCACCACGTTTACGCGCATTCCCAATCCAGAGGGAGAAGGTGAACTGCTGGAGGTCAAGGTGACCACCAAGGTCCGTACCCAACTGGGGATCATGCATGACACCACGCAGAGCTTTGTGCTCAGTGGCCAGGACGCATCTGATACCTTGGCTTCCCTCCGAGTCATTCACAACAACCTTCAGCTGCTGCTAATGAAGGCTCAGCAGGAGGCAGATCAGGCACCTCAGGCCTCTACTCAGGAGAAGAGCGCAGCTAGCCCTTCGCTTGAAGTAGTCGGCGCAGGCGAATAAAAGCATGTCCGACTCCTCCACCAATAGAGTGTTCACGCCGGCTGCTGCCGCATTGGCTCCAATGAGTACGGAGCTGGTGCTGGAGGATGCCGTCGCTCCAAAGGACGAGCTGCAAAGTTGGACCAAAGATTACGATCTTTTCTTTGTAAACACTTTGCACATGTACCTGCGTATTCCAGTTAGTCTTTTTGAGCTCTATGCAAAGGAGTTCAACAAGCAGCTTCGAATAATGCATTTTGTACTGCCTGAACCTCTATTGGTGGAGGACGTCATGCCGCCGGTGGGATTTGCAACCCCTGAGCCAGGTTGGAGCCGGTTTCTGCACGGCATGCCGAAGGAAGATTGGCCTCACTTCAAGCACTGGCTGACCAATTCAAAATGGTTGGCGCAGAATGCAGAAGGAGAAAAGATTCTATACGGCTGTGAACCGGAAGACATCGAGGTACGAGATCCCGTAAAACTGCAGACCATGCAGGTGGTCGGTATAAAGGAATTTGTACCCATCACATTCTTCATGCCGTCTAACCTTTCTGGCAGGCTATACCTTAACCAGAAGAACGGACCTCCGTTTAGCTGTGTCTACGTAGCTAGAAATGGCCCCGGCGCAGGAGAAGCTGCAGCCCTGTTCAAGAAGCTGAGAGAAGTAATATGAGAATCAACTTTCACGAAACAGATCCGATGGAAGCAGAGTCCTCGTTTCCCAAGGATAGCAAGGGCATAGCGATGATCGTAGAGCCGGCGTTCTACGGCAAGTCAAAGAGTGCCATGGTATGCGTAGTCACCAGTACCAGTAATAACGGAAAGTGGCTGCATAGGTATAGGCTCAAGGCAACCGATACCGGCAAGCTGGTACTGGAAGATCTAGGCGAACCGCGCAAGCTAGACGTGGATACTCCGGCGCTTAAATAAGCCCATAAATGAGTTAAAATATCTTGGTACCGTTTCGCCATGAACCGGTCATGGTGCACGGATGCCAAAAGAACCTCCGCCGATCTGCAGTCGGCGGTTTTTACTTGTAAGGGGTGTATGAAATGAGGCACTGCAAGGAAGCAGTCGTCAACGAGCCTGTGGCAATAACCAAAGCCTACGGCTACATCAACGAATGGGGACCAACTTATTCCGAGAGGTTCCGGAATAGGAATTCCCTGTTCATCGGACCAGCCGATACCACGGCATGTGCGCTAATCATGCGCATGCAGGATGGGACTGTAAGTCAGATGTTCTGCCTACTGCACCACTGGTGCGAAGGCAGCAATCGCCATCTGGATTTCAGCACCAGCGTGGAGTTCGCAGTCGACATCGAGGACTTCGAGCCTCGGTGGATCTTCGACGGCGAAGAAGTCGATCTGGCCCAGCTGGTCCAGACCAAAAACAGCGAAGCAGCAAATGCTGCCCGCATGGTTTGTTCTGGCGTTCCAGCACTAGGTGTTCTGGCGTACAAGGTTCACCTAATCGACGAGGCCTGTTGTAACAACAGGCTTTACTGCAACGAACCCATGTTGTGGGTTCCTCGGCAGGGGGTGGATACCGCCACCAATGCCATAGAGCCCTTCCTGAGCTTCATCTGCTCGGGTATGGGCGGAATCATGACTCCGACTCATGTCAGAGTCAGGGATCTGATCCAGAAGGCGTACGGGCTAACTCCTTGGCAGATGTACGCCAATGCGGGATGCCGGCCTGATATCCTGATGATGGATATCAGCAAGAAGAGCGGTATGCTTGGACAGCTAATCAAGATCATTTCCGACATGATCGAGCATCCACTCGAAATGCTGGGAATAGATCAGAAGTCCCTGCCTAAGCTGTTGTCTCGTGAGCAAGAGCGAGACTTCCGGAATTCCGTGCCCTGGTTCGTTGTCGATCAGGACAACTACTCGGTGCCAGAGCATGAGGAATGCTTCTTGATGGCGCGTAGGATGGACACCTACCAGCTAAAGTACAAGAAGCACATTCCGGCTGAACAGCTGGGGTTCAAGATGCCTGTGTTGGATGAACTTCGGCAGCAGATGCATCCTGCCGAAACCGCACCCAGGCAAAAGCCGCCGGAGATAGTTGAGGTCAAACCCTCGACGCCGGCAGCTGTCACATCATAATCCTAACACGATTATTGACACCCCACCTATCCCGGGACCACCTGCTGATTACAGGTGGTCCCGGGTAGGTTTTGTCTCTTAACCGCAGGTACTACCCTGCTTTTAGCAATCAAAGGACATCATGCTTTCAAACTACATTGCACACGTGATCAGAGCTCTTGACAAGGCTAAGGTGATGCCGGTCGAACAGATTCAAAAGGTGACCGGCCTGGATCCCCACACCTACGATAGAGTCATCCAGGGAACCAATGGCCAGCATATCCGCATAGAGAACGTCGACCGGCTGGTCGAGTTCTTTGGCATGGGTATCTTCAGTTCTGGCTTTGTCAAGGAGTCATTTGTGTCCAGCAACTCGCAGTACAAAACCTGGGAGGGTCTGGATACCGACGAGCAGCTGCTGATCAACGTGGCAGGAGTGTACACCACTACCTCTAAGTCTCCGATCAGCAGCCTGAACTACACCAAAGAATGTGCTTATTTCCTGGAGACCTGCGATACGCTGATCTCCATCATCAAGGACACAGGAGCAAATGACGATGACGGAACCGACGACGGCGAAGACCAACAGTAAAAAGAGTAGCCTGTGGCTGCTGCAAATACCGTATCACTGGGATAAAGAAAAGTCTCCTCATCTGATACTGCCGATGACCTCCAAGGAGCAGGCAAAGGAGTACGTAGATCAGTACAAAGAACAAAAGAACGAAGAGCACTACTTCCTCTTGCTAGAGGGGACGTTGATCCCCACCTCCAACTGGGTTCCGGAAGACTTCACCTACCACGTCTATTGAGTTTAAATCAAGGAAAACACGAAAATGGCCGCATCAATCAACTACGTAGAAAAGCTCAAGCAGTATCGTAACGCAAATGTCCCTCTGCTCATCTTCGGTGGTCCCGGCATCGGCAAGTCCGAGATCTGCAAGGCTGCTGCCGATGGCGACGAGGTCAAGGACGTCCGACTCAGCATGCTCGAGCCTGTCGACATGCGCGGCATGCCGGTCGTCAATCGCAAGGGAGACGGCTCCGAGTTCAGTGTCGAGTGGGCCAAGCCCGACTTCCTGCCAAAGGACGGCAAGGGCATCATTCTCTTCGACGAGCTGAACACCGCCGACCCCAGCGTCCAGAATGCGGCACTGCAGTTCATCCTGGATCGTCGCTGTGGTCCGCACAAGCTCGGTGACGGCTGGTGGATCGTGGCCTGCGGCAACAAGTCCAGCCACAAGGCTCACGTCAATCCGCTGTCTGCTCCTCTCCGCAATCGCTTTGTAATTCTGGAGATGCAGCCGGACTTCAACCAGTGGCGCAACTGGGCGATGAACAATCTCATCCACGAGAACGTGCTGGGCTTCATGAGCAGCACCAGCGGCCAGCACCTGTACTCCGATCCTCAGGACGAGTACGGCAACTTCCCCACTCCTCGTGGTTGGACCATGGTTTCCCGACTCCTGCGCAACAACATCACGGAGCGTGAGGCCATCGAGGGTGCCATCGGCAAGGGTGCTGCAAACTGGTTCATCCAGTACTGCAACGAGATCAAGGTGATGCCTGACATCGACGCCTTGCTTGACGGCAAGGCCACATACCAGGACGGGCCAAACAAGCTGTCGGTGACCTATGCGGTCGTCAGCAACATCCTCTATCGTGCCCTGCGCAATCCCAACCTGATCGACAAGGGCGCCAACGTCATGATGTCGATCCGCCCCGAGATTAGCTCTCTGTACTTCGGCGGCTTGCTGCAGCAGAAGAACGAGAAGTTCATGCTAGCCGTGATGAAGTCTACCAACGCAAAGAACTGGCTTTCCAAGCACCGCAGTCTCCTGGTCCCATTCGAGGTGGAATAATGTCGCAAATTGATCCAGTTGTAATTCAGACGGCCAAGAAACGACTAGACAAGTCCATGTTTCGCATGTTTCAGGACTTTCCGTTCTGGGCCTTTCTGATAGAGAAGTGCAATGTCCGCCTTACCGAGGATGAAAAGAAGGTGCCGACCGCCTGCATCGACAGGAACGGCAACATCTACTTCAACCGCACTTTCTTCACGTCGTTGTCCGACACCATGATTCACTTCGTTCTTGCGCACGAGGTGATGCATATGCTGCTGGATCATCACAATCGTCTGGGTGGTCGTCAGGCGTTCCTGTGGAATGTGGCTGGCGACGTGTTGATCAACGAGATGCTGCAGGACCACTTTACGTCCAAGGGCACTCGTCTGGATCTATCCAGCTATGTCACGTCGAGAGGCCTGAACATAGACATAGATCACAACACGATCACCACCGAGGAGGTTTACGAACTTATCCTGAAGAACTCTCCTCCCAAGAAGCGTGGAACAAAGGGCGAGGGTGGCGGCCAGGGAGAAGGAGGCATCCAGGACGGCAACGATCTGGCCGACTTCGAGCCTGGTGAAGGTCCGGATGGTCAGGACATTCGTACGGCATCCGAGGATACTCCTCAGAATGCCAAGGAGTGGGCGGATGCCGGTCTTGAGGCTGCTACCCGCAGTCGAATGGCTGGAAGCTGTCCTGCCTTCATGGAACGGCAGATAGATAAGCTGCTTAATCCGGAGGTCAGTTGGAACGATGTGCTGGCCTACTACCTGCGGAACAAGTTCTGCATGACCAATAGGAACCGGCACACCTTTACTCCGCCCAATCGCAGATATCTGTATCAGGACGTAATCCTGACCAGCCGCATTGGCAAGAAGAAGCCCAGCATCGCATTCTCCATCGACACCTCTGGATCCATGTCCCCACAGGACATCTCCAAGGGAGTCTCGGAATTGGATGCCATCCGCAAGCTTTACAAGGTGCCGGTGTATCTGCTGGAGGCAGACTACACTGTCCATCGGGCAAAGTGGGTTCAGCACAACGAGGAGATCCCATCGCTTAAGGGCGGCGGAGGAACTTCGTTTGTTCCGGTCATGGACCATCTTAAGCAGAACAAGCCAGACATAGACGTGCTGGTGTACTTCACCGACGGCTACGGTGAATTTGGGTCAGACCCTGGCTTTGATGTCATCTGGGTAATCAACAGTGACGTCAAGGCGCCTTACGGCAAAACCATTCGCATCAACAACCCCTGACAGGAGCAGGGCGGAGGCGAGTGGTTTGCCTCCGCCCTGAATTTGCATGAAGTACTACATAACTCTCGAACAGAACTTTGTAGACGTTCGCCTATTCAATCAAAATGCCTCAAACAGCGGCACAGTCATACCAAAGAACTTTTATGCGCAGCCAGAGCCTTTCTTCCTGGGCAACCTGCTGCATGTGCCTTTGGTGATGGGGCTTAATCAAGGCGGAGGCGTACTGGGCTTCGTCAAGGCCAAGGTTGCCAATACTCTCAGTCTTGGAGACAATCAGATTCGGATTATCCTTGGCGCTGAAGATTTGAAGCAGGCAGGCGTACGGCTCTCTGCCCAAAGCCTGAAGATGCTCAAGACGCTCAGGGCCAACAACAAGGCGTTCGAGCAGGACTACAACTGGAGCTCTCGTGGCTTCAAGTGCAAGGCGGAGGAAGCCGTTAAGTGCCTGGCCTTCAAGTATTTGGAGTTTGCCGACGACCGAGCCTTCCTGGACCACCTCACAGCTCAGGAATATTCTCTACACGCCAGGGTTGTCGACAAGCGTAATCAGATGACCGCCGTGTATGCCGAAGTATTTCAGTACTTTCAGACGAGTGAAAAAAGTCATTGGGCTCAAAGAAATCTCGGCAACAGACTGAGTTACGGCATCGTCCGCACCATGCAGCCAGTGGACGAGAACTGCACGATCAAATGGCGCAAGCCCAGCAAGAACAGCAAGTGGCCGTATACTTTGGATCACCACTGGTTCTCCTGCCAGGAATCTCCTGTAGCCATGGCACACCACACCATGGCTGCGTTGATGAGCAAGGACGGAGGTAGAAACAGAGATCAGCTGATGCTCAATCTGCCTATATTCCAGAATATCCGCAGCCTGGAGACCTGCAGAAAACTACTGGAGCACTTCTTCGTCAATCTAAAGCAGACGCTACAGCCTCATAGCTCGATGTTCGGACACTACTGCTCCATGCTTAACGACTTCGAGTGGCCGACTACTCGGTATTCTCACAAGCGCCTAAGTCCAGAAATGTTTCCGGTAAAAGCAGCATTGGCCCTCGGAGTATTACCGACATTTGATGAATCAGGAACGTTCCAAAAATTCGTACCAGTTAATGGAACTTTGCACGCCAATGAAAAGACGATCTATATCGAGATGTCGTCTAACTTCTTGTCGGATCGTAGACCTGAGCAAGCGTTGCTGCTACTGTACAGTGTTGGGCTAATTTCTCTAGAAGACTTGGAAAAAGTCCTTGGTCCGGTGTCTCAGAATGAAGAGTCTTTGAAGGACAGCCTGGACAAGATTCAGTTGCAAATGAGCAGAAATGTCGTATGCTGCCTACCGTTGGATGCAGCTAATCAAACAGTGGGTAAGATGTTGGCTAAGTACGGCATCTCTCAGGATTCGATTAGCTCCAGCAGCAAGGACTTGGCAGCTATAGATCCGGACGATCTGGAAACTGCCATTAACGACACCGCAGAAGATTGCATAACCATCTGACCGTCAATGAGCAGCAACTCCCCCAGACCTAATACTAGTAAACCCCTAGGCCTAAAAGTGGCTAAGGGTCCAGGTGCGCCTAAGCAGGCAAACCAAGTAACTAATAATAGTGATGGCTGGGCTGCAGTTGCCAACATTCCTGTTCCTCCTTCCTCTGAAAGTCGAGACTTTAAAAAGCCTTTGGGTTTAAGCCCAGTGCTAGTAAATGGAGCGAAGGTGCCTGCTCAAACAGACCCTGAGACGTCTATTGAGCCTGCAGTACGACAGGAGCCTGCTAAGACGGAACATCCTAAGAAGGACCTTGGGGGGCAACCTGCCCCCCAAGGCCTTTCTTTTACCCCTCAAACGGCTGCAGTAAAAGTAGTCGAGCTCGATTGGTATGGGGCTAAGCTGGTACTTAACTGTTTAAATGTTATTTATCAACCTGCAAATTTAGCCAGAGGCGGGCAGAAATGGCTAATGCTGGAAATGCCTTTAGACCCTCAAACGAGTAGACCGCCGTGGACTCCACCCGTCGCGGAACTACAACAAGATGGTAGAATATCCGTGCCTGAGTTCAAGTGTATTGTCGAAGGCGAAGAGCTGCTATGCCAGATCCTGAACATAGAGCTCTACGATAGAGTTCAGAAAAAGTATGTGGTAGTCTTTAGAGTGCTTAATTAAAACAACATTAGACGCTAAAAAATCTACCGCATAAATTAAATCGTTTGTTTAAAATCTCAAATAACTTTCTTTAAATACTATGTCAGAATCCGAATTCATCAAAAAAGGCGTTGTGGAGCGCGAGACCGAAGCGCAACCAGTGAAAACTGCCTCTGACGAAGTTTTTGAAAAAGTCAGAGCATGTACTCCCACTTGTCGCTGTAATTGTAAGGCAAAGCAAAAAGGAGCTGCTAATGAAGATAGTAAATAACATTCAAGAGGCAATTCCGGTATTGGTAGTATCTGTGATGAACAGCGATCTACCGATGGTCAATGCCTTGTTGGATAAGTTTCCAAAGCTAATTGAGTTGCGGGATAAGAGGGGTCGCACTCTTCTTATGATGGCTGCGTACCTTGGCGACCCCAGCATCATTAACTACCTGGTATCCTTCTTCATCATCGCCAACCCCAAACTAGATCCTAACGTAGAGGATGAAGACGGGCTAAATGCCCATGACTGGGCGGTACTGGGTGGCAATGAATTCGGCCGCAGTCTATTGATGAAGGTCATGGACTCAGAGGATGAACAGTAATGCCTGATTTTTCGTCGTCGTCCGTTCAAATGTCTGGAAGAAGGCAGCTAGCGCATGCCGAGCATGCTCCTAGCCCGTTTTTGGACTACGCATCTCTGCACCTGCCTACCAATCTAAACGAGGCATTTGAGATTGCGGAAACCATGTACTACAGCAACCGTACTTTTGCGCAAGCTGTAGAGTATGTGGTCAGCTACTTCACAGGCACGGACATAAACATTGTTTCGGATGACGAGGAAAAGGCCAATCAGTACAAGAAGTTTTTAGTTGAAAAACTGGACTTGAAGACGTTGCTGTTCATGATAGGCCGAGACGTAAAGGTCTACGGAAACAGCTGCGTATCCGTCCTGGCGCCTTTCAAGAGATTCCTTACTTGCAATAGTTGCGGTGCCAGCAGACCGATTCAAACCCTGGATTACAAGTTTACCATCAACCACGGGTTTAATTTCCAGTGCCCAAGCTGCGGCAAGAACAGCAGCTGCATGAATCCGGACGATCGGCCTACGCTACAGGAGAACGAGATCTACATCAAGCGCTGGCCAATCAAGCAGATGCGCATTGTAGCTCACCAGTACGGCGGAAAGCCAGACTATTTCTACGAAGTGCCTCCGCAAGACGTACAGCAGATACAGGCAGGAAACAAGAAGTACCTGGAGAGCGTACCTTGGGGCCTAGTGCAATCTGTGCGTTCAGGAACGTTGTTTCA